CACCGAGAACACCCCATCATGAGCCTCAACGACGACAACTTCACCCCCCGCTACTTGCTGCGCATCGCCTTCACGGCCGTGTGCATCCTCGGCCTGATCGGCCTCACCACCGCAGCGTTCGGCTCATGTCGCGTCGTCGACACGGCCGTGCAGCGCAAGGTCTTTGAGAACTCGCATCAGTACCAAGAGAGCGCCAACGAACAGGTCCGCTTGCTCGAAGCGAGTCTCATCGAGATCGACGCCCAACTCTCCAACCCCAACCTGAGCGAGGACACTCGAACCTCGCTCTCGATCCAACGCTCAACCGTCAACGCTCAACTACAGGCCGCCAAGGCCAAGACCCGATGAGAACGTCCATGCACCGCAAGCCCACCTACACCCTCGCCGCCGTCGCCCTGACCACGGCTTTCGCCTCCATCCTCGCCTGCGATCCCAGCCCCAGCGCCGAGCAGGCCGACCGCAAGGCCGTCGCCAACCAGCAGGCCCAGTACGCCAAGGGTCAACCCGTCCCCGCCTTCGACTGGTCCCTCGAACGCGAGCTCGTGATCCAGCTGTACAACGCCCGCAACCGCAAGGTCGCCACGCACAGCGTGTGGCGCAGCGACACCGGCGTCATCGAGGGCGACTGCCCCAGCATCGGCTACGGCATCCCCTACGACACGAGCCTCACCAACCCGCTCGCGCCCTCGGTCCACGGGGGAGCGAGCGCGCCCGCGGCCGTTGCCCTCGGGCAGGCCGAGCCCAACGGCGTGTTCGCGTCGACGAACACCTCCGCGACCTTCGTCACCTGCGCGGGTCCGGGAGGCACCATCGCCCCGGTCTACGTCGAGTCGAAGGTCACGGTCTACCCGGGCCCCGTCTCGATCGACCACGACACCAACCGCGTCACCCCGGTCGGCCCCTCGGCGGTCTCGATCTCGCTGGACTGATGGACTACATCGCAAGCATGCGATTGGGCGCCGCGGAGTTCCGTGGCGCCTTTTTGCTTTCCAAAAATGAGCTGGCCGCACTCCTCTCGACGGCCGGACCCAAGCGAGCGCGTCCCGATGAGCGCACGCTTTGGATGTGCTGGGCCGAGCGAGAGGTCATCGCTTCGGATCGGACCATCATCATCCGCGCGTCGATGCTTCCGCGCGTCGACGTCGAGACCCCGATCAAGCCAAGCCCCGTGCTGGCCGAGGAACTCAAAGCCGCGGCCAAGGGCGCCAAGGCTTCGCACACCATCGTCATCGCCCGCGGGGTCGCACACACCATCATCGCCGTGGTCGAGACCGCGGCGCTACTGATCGATCGAGACAACGACTCCGCGCACACGCTCGAAGACATGGTGCACGTGGATCTACTCCCGCCCGATGGTCTCGTCACGAGCCCGGACCGCATCCGCGCCGAGCTCGAAGGCGACCCCGAGCAACCCCCGGCCAGTCACTTCGCGTGGTCGCTCCGCTACACGTCGACGCTGGAGAAGGTGGCCAAGGTCGCGGGCAAGGGCGAGAGCCTCGTGGTGTGGCCGCCCCTCGGCTCGGGGCCGTTCGTCGTCTCGGTCACCGTCGACGACTCGACCGCGTGGCAAGTCGCCATGATGCCGATGGATGCGGCCGATGGCTGAGCTCAGCGGGGACAAGGCGATCACGATCATGGAAGTGCACACCCGCGGCTACACTTCGGAGTCCTGGGAGTGGCGAGATCAGCTGCGCGATGAGGGCTGGATTTTTTACGACGGGTTTGACCGGCAGTTCAAACTGACCGAGCTTTCGCTCTCCATGCTCGACGGGATCGAGACCATCGCGGTGATCCGACTCGACGATCTGCGCGCCCGCGATGGCCCCTTGGACGAAAAAGGGCGAGCCCGCTTTGCGGGCTTCTACGGTGGGTAGCGCGTTCAGCGCTTGTCAAGCAAGATCGTACCTGGCACGCCAGGACGATCTTTTTTCGATTTTTGCCAGAAAAGCGCTTGCACAGCCTGCACAACTTCGAGTAAGGTTCTTTCACCGGGCGAGAGAGACCGCCCGCAAGAAAGCAGACAGAACGATGACCACCGACTCCAAGCTCACCGCCACCGCCCCCAACTTCACCAAGATCGACGACGTCTACTACTGCGCCGACGCCTACCGCATCGAGCCCTACTACACCAAATCGGGCAAGATCGGCGGTCGCAACCTCTTCGCCCTCACCGACGGCAAGGTCGCCCACGTGGGTTGGTACCGCCGGCTCTCTCACGCCAAGACCGCGGCGCACACGCACTGGGTCAACGCTGGCTCGCCCGCCATCGACTTTGACATGCCCGTCAAGATCATCACGGAGATGACCCCGGTCGACCCCGAGCGCGAGGGCTGGGGCGCCGTGTCCAAGCGCGAGGGCTTGGGCATCGGCCCCGCGAGCACCGGCGACACGATCGAGCTGCTCACCCCCGCCCCGACCCCCGAGACCGACGAGGAGATTCTGGCCCGGCTCACCGCCCGCTTTGCCGCGATGTCCAACCTGGTCGACTGCATCATCACCGGGGCCGTTCGCTCCCTGATCATCACCGGCCCCGGCGGCGTCGGCAAAACCTACCCCACTGAGGCCGCCTGTCACGAAGCCATCGACGCCGGGGTGCTCCCCGCCTTTCAAAAGGTCTCGGGCACCATCTCCGCGAGCAAGCTCTTTCAGGCCCTGCACAACGTCAAGGATGGTGGCGTCCTACTGCTCGACGACGCCGATCGGATTTTCGAGGACATCGACGCGCTGAACCTGCTCAAGGCCGCGCTCGACACGTCCAAGGTGCGCACCATCTCGTGGCTGAAAAACTCTAAGTGGCTCGAAAACGAGGGCATCCCGGCTCAGTTCAACTTTGACGGACAGGTCATTTTCATCAGTAACATCGACTTCCGCCGCGAGCAGTCGCGGACCACGAAGATCGCCCCCCACCTGAAAGCGCTCGTGAGCCGCTCGCTACTCCTCGACTTGGAAATGTCGAGCCAGCGTGACCTGCTCGTGCGGATCGAAGACATGGTCATCAATCAAGGGATGCTCGATGACATGGGAGTCGACAAGGACGGCGCCCGCGAGATCGTCGACTTCATGAAAAAGCACGCCGATAGCTTCCACTCCCTGACCTTGCGCGAGGCGGTGAAGATCGCCCAGCTGCGCAACGCGGCTCCCTCGTTCTGGTGCGAGATGGCCATGAACACCGTCGCCGGCAAGCGCTAGCACCCACGGGGAGGGCCCAGCCCTCCCCCGGCGTCCGCCCCTGTTGCCGGGGCGCTGACGAGGGCCCGCAAGGCAGGGCCGAAACGCCAAAGGAGAGAGACCATGTCCCGCAACCGCAATCACGATCAGTCTTCCCCCCGAGCCCGAGCAAAGACCCGCGCCATGATGCGCAAGGCGTGGCGAGCCCGCCGCGAGGCCAAGCGAGCCCGCGCGGCCGGCCACAACTTCGACGCGGCGCAAGCCGAGATCCGGGCCGCCAAGCTCGACCCCGACGGCGCCCCGACCTTGCTCCCCGCTCCCGCGATCTGACACGATCGTCTGTGACTCGCACCCGTGTTTGGCCTACGGTAACGCATGACGCAACCGAACGCATGGACATGGGGCGGGCTCGAAGTTCACTACACAAAGGACAACTTGCCCGGCGTGCTCCTGAACGCACTCGCGGTCAAGATCCAGATCAACGCGAGCACGCTCCGCGGGCGATGGCGACGAAGCTTCGCCGCGACGGATGACAGCTTGCCGACCGAGTCCAAGACGCCATATCGCACCGTCGTGACCGAGTCGATCGCCGAGACGATCGCCACGGAGTACAACACCGACAACCCCAAGATCGCGGCGAGCTTGCGATCGTTGGCCCGCGACCTGTCGGGCCTGTCCGTCATCGCCAAAGCGGGGGTCCAAGTCCCGCCGATCCAAGCCCCGCCGATCCAAGCCCCGCCGGCCGTGCCCCCGCTCCCCGGCGAGCCCAAGGTCGACCCCTTCGAGCCGGGGCCAACCCCCAGCTTCGATCCCCTCCCGCCTATCGACCGCTTGGGCCGGCTCCCGCGTCTCTCGCCCGGCCTCCCCCCGGTGCTTCGGACCACGCTCAAAGACACGCTCCGCGAGCTGCTCGCCGAGATGCTGCCCGAGGCCCTGCACCGCGCCGTGCACGGCCTGAGCGTGAACCTGGGAGACGACGATCTCGGGACGCTCCGGCGGATCGTCCGTGAAGAGCTCGCCGCCGCCCACGGCCTCGCGGACTACCCCGCCTGGGTGATCGAGGCCGAGCCCCGGTACATCGCGGGCGAGCTCGGGACCTACGCCGCGATCGCGTCCGCCTACGCCGTGCCGCTCGTCGACGTCGAGGAAGTCGGGCGCGCCCGCTCGTGGCACCGCCGGCAGACCGAGCACGCCCGCGCCAAGCTGGCCGAGGCCCACGCCCGCGCCCGCAAGGCCGCCGCCGAGACCCCGGCGCCCAAGCCCGCCCCCGGCGTCACCATCGGGCGCTCATGAGCTTGCGAGGGAAGCTCGAAGCGCTTGCGCGGGTGCTCCCCCGTCGACAGGTACACGTCGACGGGGAGCTTTACCTTGACCGCTATTACCTGTGGGGCCGGCCGCCCAATCAGGATGGGTGGGATGGGTTGATCGTCCCGCGCTTGCGCTTGCTCCCGACGGCCTACCTGCATCACTTCCATCGCCCCGACGGTGATCGGCTTTGCCACAATCACCCGTGGCACGCGATGGGCCGAGTCCTCGCCGGCCACTACACAGAGCAGCGCTATGCAGGGCATCCCGCCGATGGTGTGCCTACTGGGTTGATCAAGCGCGAGCCGGGAGAGTGGTACGGGATCACGCCGGACACCTTCCATCGCCTCGCCCGAGTCAGCGAGGGCGGCGCGTGGACCCTGTTCATCATCATCGGGGACAAGCTCCAGTCGTGGGGCTACTGGGATCCGGTCGGAAAGTTGTTCATCCCGTGGCGCGAGCGCTGCCACTGAGCCCCAGGGCGCACACCATCTCGGAAGATCGGTCAAGAGAAATCTTGACCGATCTTTTTTTCGAAAAATCGCCAGATACCGCTTGCACAGCCTGCACAACTTCGACTATATACGTCTGGCGGGGGCGAGAGAGACCGCCCCCGAGAAAGCAGACAAGATCATGGCCCGCAAGTTCACCAAAGACCCCGCCCTTACCGCTCGCGTCACCGGCACCATCAAGCTCCAGGCCATCGGAGAGACCAGCGCCATCCCCGCGGGTGACCTCAAGCCGGGTGACGTCACGATCTGGAACTTTGGCGGACAGAACACCGTGGTGCGCATCGACCGCGAGACCGCGAAAACCGTGTGGATCACGTTCTCCTATTACTGCAACGTCAACAAAGAGGTTGTGGTGTCGAGCAAGCCGCGCCGCCTCAAAAAGGATCGTCTGGTCGGATTCAAGACCTGGCACTGATCGAAGGGAAGGGACAAAAGACCATGACCGCCAACACCGCCAAGATCATTAAGCGCCACTCCCGCAAGATCCTCGACGCCCTCACCGGCTGGCGCGAGGATGCGGCCCGGCATGGCTACCCTAGCACCGGGATCGACCCGGAGCGGCGCGCGGTGATCGTGCTCGTGCGCGATGGTCGCCGCTACAGCGCGATCCCCCAATACCGCACTGAGCCCGTGGGTGCTGAGATCGACTGCACTACTGGCCTCATGGCCGACTATGACTGGGCGGTGGTCGCGCAAGTCGCTTGATCAAGATTTTTTCGAAAAATCGCCAGATACCACTTGCACAGCCTGCACAACTTAGACTAGAGTACTTTCACCGGGCGAGAGAGACCGCCCGCGAGAAAGCAGACAGAACGATGACCACCGAGACTTTCATCCGCGCCAACCCCACCCGCCTCCCCTCCGGTTACTGGGGCGTCAAAGGCACCGGCCGTATTCCCGCGCTGAATGAGCCTGTTCGCGTCCAGACGCGTGGTGGAAAGACCTGGTACGCGCAGATCACGAGCAAGCCGCAGGTCACGGCTTGGGGCTGGCGCGCGAGCAGCGAGAGCATGAGCAAGGCCGACGCGCAGTCTTACGTGCGCAAGCTCCGCAACCGCCCCGTGATCCCCATGACTTGGCCCGAGGACCCCACGCCCGAGCCCGCTCCCGAGCGCAAGCCGGACGCGAACGGCTTCTATCCTGCGCCCCCGGCCAACGGTCGACCCAAGTGGGAGCCCATGACCCCCGCCGTGCACGGTGAGCCCGTGTGGTCCGGCGAGTGGTCCACGCTCACGCTCAACCGCTCCGGCAAGTTTGATCTGTCGGTGTTCGGGGACACGCACTGCGGGCTTGCCGACCGAGACGGTAACGTCCCCTGCACGTACGCGCTCACGCTCGTTTGCGAGGCTAGCGGCCTGGATAAGGACGGTTTCCTGGTCGAGCAGGTCGGGATCGATCGGTTCTTTAACGAGGATCTCGGCCCCGTGGGTGTGAGCTGCGAACTGCTCGCCCTGAACTGTGCGCGCGAGCTGTACCGCAAGATTCGCCGCGAAAACCCCCACGTCAAGATCAAGGGCCTGCGTCTCACCATCGCCCCGACCCCCGAGGGTATGCAGGGCGCCGCGGACATGACTTTCGCGTGGGGGGAGGGGCTCTAGCCCGTCCAGGGCTCGCGCCCGTTCTGCGCCAATCTGAGGGCCCCAAACGGGGCCCTCATTTTTTTTCAAAAATCTGGCGTTTACCCCTTGCACAACCTGCACAACTTAGACTAGAGTACTTTCACCGGGGGCGAGAGAGACTGCTCCCAAGAAAGCAGACAAGATCATGACCGCCGCCGACATCGCCATCAAGCTTACCCGCGAGCAACACATCATCCTCCGTGACTGCACCCACGGCCACACCCGCGAGCTTTCCCGCCTCCCCGCGCCCCTGATCGGGCTGCGCGATTACAAGCTGGCCCTGACTGACCGCGCGTTCGCGGTCGCCGCGTGCGGCGCGTTCCTGCATGAGGACATTTACTCGGTGGGGAACTGAGCATGGCATCCGAGCACCCGATCACCGAAATCAGCGCCAAGTGCGTCTCTAACTCCCGCGTCAGGATCACCGCCAACCTCGACGGCCACGCCGAAATCACGATCGAGCTCCGCCGCGATGGCGCGCAGGTGATCGCAGAATCGGCCAAGTGGCACAATGGGCAGGGCTTCGCTAGCACCGTGCATGTCTCGCGCGTCCCCCGCAACGTTATGCGCGTCTCGAAGAATCTGGCACGCGATCTGCTCGCCTAAACTTTTTTCGAAAAATCGCCAGATTGGGGTTGCACAGCCTGCACAACTTAGACTAGAGTACTTTCACCGGGGGCGAGAGAGTCCCCGCCAGAAAGCAGACAAGACCATGCCCACCGAGATCACCTACTTCACCTGCGTTCTCTCCTTCCCCACCAACCCCGACCATCGCACCGCGTGGCACCCCTACTACGCCACCGGCAAGCGCTCGCGCCTCACCCGCGGCGCCTTCGACACCGAGCAGGAAGCCCACGATTGGGCGAGCGAGCAGGGGATCCACCCGAGCACCTACACTGTCCAGGGCTACTGAGCCCGCTCCGGGGCCCACGAGGGCCCCACCCGTCCGACCCCTACCGCTGGGGCGCTGATGATGGCCCAGCAAGGCCGAAACGGGAAAGCAGGCAAGATCATGACCACCACCGAGACTGTAATCGTCGTCACCTACGCGAATGGAGCGTCCAGCGCGTACCGCTCCCCCGAGACCATGCGCGAGTGGGCGGCCGACGCGGACCCGATCAACGCCCAAGCGTTCCGCACGATGGCCGACATGATTGATAGCGCCGCGTTGTCGGGCTCCGCGGGGGGCTTTCGCTTCCGCGTGATGCGCGTGCGCTAAGCTCGCCAAAAGTTTTTTCGAAAATCTGGCGATCTGGGGTTGCACAACCTGCACAACTTAGACTAGAGTACTTTCACCGGGGGCGAGAGAGACCGCTCCCAAGAAAGCAGACAGACAAATGCAGATCTTCACCATCTCCGGCGTTACCTACACTTTCGAGATCCTCGGCGCCCTTGCCAACGCGCGCATTTTGGCCGCCATCGAGATCCGCGCCGAGCGCGGCGAGGACATGAGCTACTTTGACGACCGCATCGCGGCCGTCCAGGCCAAGGCCACGATCCGCCCCCGCCGCGCGAACTGAGAGATCTAGGGCCCCAGGGATGGGGTCCTAACTTTTTTCAAAAAATCGCCAGATAGCACTTGCACAGCCTGCACAACTTCGAGTAATACTTACTCACCGGGCGAGAGAGACCGCCCCCAAGAAAGCAGACAAGATCATGACCATCGACAAGTCCAAGCCCCTCACCACCGGCACCCGTCACTCCATCGTTTGCATGATTCGCGCCGTTGGCGGCTGCAAAAAGCGCCGCGGACAGGATGTCTGGGACACGGTTGATGGTGATGTCCTCGAAATCCGCGCACACGGCGACACTCTTGCGCTTTTCGCTCGCTGATCACGCACCCCCACCGGAAAGCCAAGATCATGACCACCGCGACGCCCATCACCATCGAGACCCGCCCACTCGCCTACTTTCGCGCCCACGCGGAGCCCCACCCCGCACGGGTCGACCTGAACAGCTTCCGGGCCGGCTGGATCCTGTGGTGTTACCTGCGCGGTGACGAGGACTGCAAGAATGGCGCGGAGCTCATGGGCTACCAATACGCGGCCGAGTACAACGACAACGGGGGCGGCGCTCGCCCGAGTGCGGAAGACGCGCAAGATCTTGACGCGAGCGATATCAAGCAAGCGATCGAGTGGCTCTAACTTTTTTCGAAAAATCGCCAGATTGCTCTTGCACAACCTGCACAACTTCGAGTAAGGTTCTTTCACCGGGGGCGAGAGAGACCGCTCCCAAGAAAGCAGACAAGATCATGGCCCTTCCCAAGACCTCCCCCGCCCTCCCCGCCCTGACCCTCGCCATCCTCGCCGCCGATGGCCGCGAGCTCCGCGAGGCCATGTTCCCGAGCGCCAAGACCGCGGGCGACGCGCTCAAGGCGCTGGGCGCCAAGCGCCACGGCCGCTCCCGCGTCTTTGACGTCGAGTACGCCGGGCGCACCATGACCGTTCAGATCCACAAGATGGGGCACAACGCGTTCCGCGTTTGGCGCATCGACCAGCTTCAGGCTTTCTGGGCCGAGACCGTGAGCGAGAGTGTCCTTTCGGACTACAGCGAGGGCCGCGCCGTGATCGAGTACATCGGCTAGAACTTTTTTCGAAAAATCGCCAGATACCACTTGCACAACTCGCACAACTTCGAGTAGAGTACTTTCACCGGGCGAGAGAGACCGCCCGCAAGAAAGCAGACAAGATCATGACCGCCAAGACCGCTCCCGCCCTCGTCGTCCCCGCCCTCTACGATGTCAAGACCCGCCTGATCCTGGTCCGCGTGAGCGACACGCGCAGCGAGCTTCGCATCGCTACCAAGCGCGGCGCGGTGCGCCCTTTGGCCAAAAACTCGTTCATCATGGACGCTGCACACGAAAACGCGCTCGCTTACGCCAAAACTCTGCACGCGACCCCGGGCGAGCTGTTCGGCTGCGCCATCTACGCCTGAACTTTTTTCGAAAAATCGCCAGATACCACTTGCACAACCTGCACAACTTCGAGTAATACTTACTCACCGGGGGCGAGAGAGACCGCTCCCAAGAAAGCAGACAAGATCATGACCACCGAGATCGTTACCACCCCCGCCCTCATCGACATCACCAACATGAGCGATGCCGCCCTCGACGCCCTACTGGGCCTGGAGCCGGCGCGAGAGCTCTACCGCGTCGAGTGCGGGGAGATGGAGCGCGCCCACGCCAAGTGCCTGTCTGAGCTCGCCAAGGGCGAGATCGGGGCCAAGGCCCTCCGCGCCGCGGTGGCCCGCGGAGCCCACCCCGTGGAGCTCCAAGACTGGGCGGTCAACGTCCTGCGCGAGGGCGGGATGCGCCGGGTCGGCCCCGCGCACGTCGCGCTCATGGACAAGGAGCTGCGCGTCGCCCGCTCCCTCAAGATCGAGGCCGACGCCGAGGGCCTGGAGACCTACCTGCGCGCCCGCCGCGCCAGCCACGGGCTCCCCCGTCTCACCCGCGCCGGCCGTGCGCTCATGTTCGCGCTCATCGCTTACAAGCTCTAAACCCGGTCCGGGGCCCGATCTAGGGCCCCTCGCAGATTTTTCGAAAAAAGCTGGCGATTTCACTTGCACAACCTGCACAACTTCGGATAAGGTCTCTTCACCGGGCGAGAGAGACCGCCCGCAAGAAAGCAGACAGCACGATGACCGCCAAGCCCGCCCCCGCCCCCACCTTCACCGACGACGTCACCACCCGCGCCACCCTGCTCACCGGCAAGATCGGCGACGACTGCACGGTCCGTTACGATTTCGCCGAGTACTGGATCATGGTCGATGGCGACCATGTCAAGACCGACGGCACGCGCGATGCGCTGCTCAACTCGCTTTCCAAGGCGACCACCCTGGCCGAGGCGCAGGAAGACGCGCGCAATGTTCGCAGGGTCCTCTCGGGCCGCGCCGGTTACGACCTGCGCAGCATCCGCCTGGTCCGTAAAGTCGGTTTCGTGGTCATTGCGTACGGTTTCGAGCAGGATCTGAGCGAGGACGGCGAAGGGGCGATCATGGCCACTGAAAAGGTGCTCGCTGGGGAGCGCCCCACGCATGAGCCGCGCTCGCGCGACTTTTTCCGGGAGTTCATCGCGGCCCGCGCTGCCGCGGCTTGAGGGAAGATCTAGGGCCCCTGACGGGGCCCTAACTTTTTTCTCAAAAATCGCCAGATACCCCTTGCACAACCTGCACAACTTCGAGTAGAGTACTTTCACCGGGGGCGAGAGAGACCGCTCCCAAGAAAGCAGACAGACCGATGCAGACCTGGAAATCCGACCACTCCGACGTCACTCCCATCGTTTACCTCATGAACATTCTCGACACGTTCATGTCCCTGCTCGCCGTGGACGGCGAGCGCGAGGCCTACGGCGCGCTTTTCCGCTCCCGCTTCGACGGCGCCGAGATCCCGTTTTGCGAGGAGAGCGCCCGCGAGCTCGCCCTCGCGGAGATCGCGCCCCTGCTTTACGACTCCGCCGTCGACGGTGACCGCGCGCGGCGCGAGGGCTTCGACTTCCTCTTCGACGCGGAGCCCGCCGACTACTACCCCGGGCGCTACATGCGCGGCACCCCGCTGGACGCCTACGTGTGCCAGATGCTCGATCTCCCCTACCGCTCCGCCTTTCCCATGATCTTGATCGCCTGCTAACTTTTTTCGAAAAATCGCCAGATACCCCTTGCACAACCTGCACAACTTCGACTAGAGTACTTTCACCGGGGGCGAGAGAGTCCCCGCCGAAAGCAGACAAGATCATGGCCCGCAAGACCCGCAAGCCCGCCCGCGCCTACAAGCCCGCCCGCAAGACCCGCAAGCCCGCCTCCCGGCGCAAGAGCGGAAAGCAGATCATCGCGGACGCGTGGAACGCGGTTGAGTGCGCGATGGACTGGACCATGGCGTGCCTCGATGACATGCCGGAGCTGCTGGCCGAGGCCGAGGCCGAGGAAGAAGAGGCGCGCCGCGCGTACAAGCTCGCGGTGGCCACGCACGGCGCCAACATCCCCCCGGCCCTGCGCGCCGCGGCGATCGCCAAGTTCGCGGCATGATCAACTTTTTTCGAAAAATCGCCAGATTGCTCTTGCACAACCTGCACAACTTCGACTAGAGTACTTTCACCGGGGGCGAGAGAGACCGCCTCCAAGAAAGCAGACAAGATCATGACCATCGAGATCACCGTCACCACGACCGCCCCCGCCCCCCCCCGCGTCACCGCCAACCCCGAGTGGTCCAGCATCGGCGCCACCCCCGACGCCGAGAACACCTGCCCCGCGGAGCGCGCCCGTCCCGAGCGCAAGGGCCGCCTGGAGATCGTGTCTCTGAGCAACGACTCGGTTTGGTCCCTGACGGATTGCACCTTGGATCAGGCCCGGCACATCCTGGATCAGGTTCAGGCCACCGGCGACAAGGATGCTGCGCTCATGGTGGGCGGCGCGTGGGACGTTCGCCCCGCGAACTACCTGATCACCCTGTACCGCTGCGCCTGAGATTTTTTTTTTATAAATCGCTTGCACAACCTGCACAACTTCGAGTATATAGATCTGGCGGGGGCGAGAGAGACCGCCCCCGCCGAAAGCAGACAAGATCATGCGCTACTCCCAGACCGCCCCCACCAAATCCGATCTACAAGCGATCCGCGCGCTTGGAAAGTCCCTCAACCTTTCAAGCCCGCTACGCGTGCGCAAAAACGCCGGATCTCTGCGTTACAGCGCCACGGTCAAGTGCCTCGATATCTCGACTGGCGAGGCTATCGCCCTCCTTGAAGGACTGAGCGCGCTGGGTTTTGACAGTGGCGTCCCGGGGGGCAAGTTTGATCTGGCGCACACCATTGCGCAGACGAAAACGCATGGGTTTACCACCGTCAATCTACAGGTGTCGCGCTGGGTGCGCGGGTAAGCACAACTGAAAGGATCTCGACCGATGATCGTCTACCGCGCCAAGATCAATCGTCCCGCCTCCACTCGCCGCCCCGCAACCGACACGCGCGGCATGGATCCTCGCGTCGCCGCGCAGCACCGCAAGCGCGACAGCACGGGCCTCGCTGCCGAGGGCAGCCACGCGGGCGGACCCTGCCCCGCTGTGTGCCTCGCGTCGCTCACTGGGTGGTCCTACGGGGAGGCCAGCACCTTCCTCGCCCAGTACGGCTATCGCCGCGCAGGGTTGACGAGCACGGCGATCAACCGGGCGATCGCCAAGGCCATCGACGCACCCACCCGCCGGCTTTCGATCTCCATTGGGGCCACGGTCGCGCAGGTCGCCCGCGAGTTCCAGCGCCAAGGCGCAACCGGCTGGATCTACTCCAGCAATCATGTGATGCCCGTCATTGACGGCGAGATCCAAAACGCATCGAAAACTCAGTTGCGCATGAAGTGTGAGGAGGCCCATGCGTTCGTCTGATACTCACCCGAGCTTCGCTATCGTGGCGGTCCGCGTGACCGCGTCGGAAGCATCAATCATCCAAGACTTACTGGCCCAACGTGGCAAGGATTTTGAACCGCTCGCGCGCAAGTTCGCCGCTGCAATGACGCAGTGCATTTTCACTCGCGCCATGGATCGGGACTATCACAACGGACTCGACGAGCGCCGCAAATGGCTTGTCCGTGTCCCGCTGGACAGCAACCGCAAGCCCGGTGATTTCGTGAACGTCTCGCGCCGAGACTCCACTACATCATCGGTCAAGCTCGGTCCCATGATCCGCAAGGGCCACCGCTACGCCTACCACACCACGGACCGCAAGCGAGCCGAGGGCGAGCCCAAGGCCGAACGGAAATACCGCTACTCGGAAGTGTGACTCACGCCCCCATTCGGCCTACAGAGAGATACCTCCAATGACCGCTCACCACTACACGCCCGATCCCTCGATCCTCATCATCACCGGCCCGCAGTTCCGAAAGCAGACACGCGCCGAGCAGGTCGCCCAGTATGACGCACAGTTGCGATTCATCATGGAGGCCATCGCCAACACTCCGACCACGCCGACAAAGCCCACCGACGTGATCGAGATCCGCGTGCTACTCACGCGGAAGCTCTTCACCGCCGTGCATGACGTGCTGAATCGGAACGGGTGGGAAGTCCACGAGGGCGAGCCCAACCCCGCGGGTCACCGCGGTGACGGTACATGGCCGATCATGCTGCGCCCGTCGATCGTGCGCGGGCCCAGCACGCGCACACAGCCCGTAGACACCGTCGAGAGCCCGCCGGCCGGCTGGGCGCCGCCCCCCGACTGGATCCGCACTCGGGACGAAGCGCGCGCCCGTCTCGTGGCCGCCACGGAGGGCGAGGAATGAGCGGCGCGTGTCAGGCCTACTACGCCCCGATCACCATCGGACCGCGTACCGGCGTGGTCATCGTGAGCGCCCCCGACAAGCCCACCGCGCGGCGCATGATCGCGGAGCACGTGCGGGATAACGTGCCCATTGAATCGCGCTACATCTCAGGCAAAGGTCTCTACATGGGGCCCAGCATGAACGCGATCCAACCCGTCAACGGCGACCCCGGTAAAGTCGTCTACTTCGATTCGGGGGTGTCCTGATGAGCCTCGCCGACGCCAAAGTGGGGGACCAGCTTGTCTGGGTTGCTGGGTTCCGCCGCCATCGCACAATCGTCACGGTCACTCGCGTCACGGCCACACAGATCATCGTCGGGACGCGCAACAGGGTAGACCGGATCCGCAAGCGCAACGGTAGCGTCATTGGCCGGAAAGGCTATCACTGCCCTACTGTCCGTGTGCCCCGCGAGGGAGAGCTCGACGAGATTCGAGCGGAGGAACGCAGGTCCGAAGGGCTGCGGCGAATCGTCGACTTCTTCGCCTACGCGGACGAGCGCCAACATATTTCGATCGAAGATCTCGACAAGATCTGGGAGATCATCAGTGGCTATCAAAAGCCCGATCCTGACAGTTGATCGAGTGGTCGCGGACATCTTCGTCCAAGATTACGGCGACCGCGAACGCATCATCAACTGGCTTCGAGGATTCTACACAAGCGAAAAAGGCTCGCTACTGACAACGCGGGAACGTGTGTCTGTCGGGATTGAGTATCTGATTGCTAATGGGTGCATCGAGACCGGTGATCTAGTGTACCTCAACGATCACGACGCATACCGAAACTGGTCCATCACTGAGTTCGGTCAGCTAGTCTATGAGTGCGTCGAGACCATCGAAAGCATACGGAAAACATGAGCGCGCCTGATCCCGATCTCGTCGACCTGTCCGCGGCGATCGTCCTCGATGTCCGAAACCCAACCTGGGAAATCGGCTATCGGGCATGGTGGCTAATGCAGCTCGCCAATCACGACGGGGGCGTGCCCGAGGACCTGGCCGGCTATCTCGATATGCTCAAACGCAAGCGCACCCAAGATTGGGGCGACTTGCAAAGGATGTCGGAGTGGCGGCCCTATGAGTTCAAGCGCTCCCAAGCCTGCCACGCGATGCGTCAACTACAGCTCGCCGACGCGGCTCGATGGGAGCGCAACACGTGGCTCGCAACTCCACTCACTGAGCCGGTGCTAGATCGGTGCATGCTGATCCTGTCGATCAAGAAAGCCACGCACACATGATTACCCCAACACACGAGATGGTCCTCATTAGTGAGGCCGTTCATCGCCTCACAGAGAAGACACCGGACGCGCCTATCCTGCTTTTCTGGACCGTGCTCATTGGCGAGTTTCGGGTGATCTCGAATGTCTCCCACTGGACCACCATCACGCACGAAGCGTTGCGGCCGGTGATTGGCTACACCGACTTTTTCGGGGAGCGTCTAACGGCCTACCAAGTCCGCGCAATGGATCACATCACGCGGATCAACTTCCTCGGCTCACTCGACGCGATGCGGGTCATCGAGCGAATCCCCCACCGACGCAGCGGCGACCCCCTCGACTCCCCGCCCCAGGAGGCATGGACCATCACGCGAATCGGGGAGCGGGTCATCGAGGCAATCGAGACAATCCAGGCCATCCGCAACGATGCCAAGGTCACGGCCAAAGCCGGCACCCCGGAGTGGGCTGTCCAAGCCGCCCGCGTAGCCCAGCAACGCCAACGCGACTACTCCGTGGCCTATGCCACCCGGGAAGAGCTGGCCCAAGCTAGCGCGGATGCCCTCGGCCAACTATTCAAAAAGTACTACCACACAGCGATCAAACTCTAATGCTGAATCACGATCAGATCATCGTTGTGCTGACTGCTAACGACATCTGGGCACGTCATTACGCGCACTGGATTCACACAGTCGTTCGGTTCCGTGTTTGGTACGCGATCAAAAATCTCATCCCGGTGTACCACGATCGGAATGTCCGAGGACTCGACGCGGCGAGCTTCCGCCCCCGCCATTCGCTGCCTACACGCAATGAGCATACTCTCGCCGACGACGCTTTCAAGACTATCGCCGACCTGCGCAAAGCTGGCCTGATCAAGATCGTACACATTGATGATGAGCCCTTCTATGCAGTGACCGACCTGTGTAAGCAGGTCGCCGCCACGCTAAAGACCATCGACGCAATCAAGCGCGACACCCGTCGCGCCGAAGCTGACAAGCTCTGCGAGAGCATCACCATCGAAGTGGACGGCGAGGCCATCGCGTATCAGCTCTCGGACCTACAGCGACAACTACAGTTGCCGGAGAATCAGAGCGCCAATATGCAGACCATCCTGAATCAGACCATCCTGAATCAGACCGCACACCTGAAAGCACTAGAGCCCCGCTCAGCTCGACTCGAACAGTTCATTGCCGACTTGGAGAAACCCGAATGATCGTAATCAAGATCGAACTCTGGCCCGCCAGCTCTCCCAACCCCGAAGCCAACGCCCACGAGATCGGGCGGATGCACATCTCGAACGATGGGACGTGCACCGACCCCTCCCGCGGCTCCTACGATGTCCGTGTGATGCGTCGAGGGAAGCGCACCCAAGTCCAGCGCACCGCCCACGTGAGGCACTTCCCGAGGCGCAGCTACAACGTGTGGCGTCTGGTCCTGCGGGCCCTCGCCCTCGCGTTCCCCGAGGACTCGACCGGCCGCGGCCTCGACCCCTTGCCCAACCTGAACGCCGACCCCGGCGGAGAGCTCCCCACCCCCGCCGAGTGCGAGCCATTCGAGGAGTAGAGACGATGACCATCGAGCCCGACGATCCAACACTCACCCACGATCTACCCCTCCCCGTAGGAACGCACTACGAAAACCCGCCGATCTGTCCGTGGTGTGAGCAGATCGCAGACGATATCCCGTGGGATTGGAACCTCAGTGATGGCGAATCTGCTGAGGCCGAGTGCGCACACTGTGAGAAGCCAATCACCATCACGTGCAACATCTCGGTCACCTACTCGACCACTGCCCGGCGTGACCCTCCCGACCCCACGCCAGAAGAGGACCCCGACCGATGAGCCCAATCAAGTCCCCCCGCAACCCTCAGTGTGACTCATGCATCCACTACACGGAAGGGCCTCCCGTCGACTGTGCAGCTGTCCGCGCTGATCATCCCTACCGCAACATCGCAGTTGTCCACAAACTGTGGTCCGCCGATAACCCTATCTGCCCCGACCACGATCCTGGCCCCATCATGATCAAGTCCAACACTCCCGCGCTCCCCAACTGCGAGAGCTGCTCCCACTTCGTCGACTGCTACTCAGCCGAAGCCGACGGATGGTGCTCCGACCACAAGCCCCACCCAGACCTCGACGTCAAAATCGAGCGACTCCGCCGGACCCTACACGGCTCCCCTCCCGAGCCCACCGAGCCCAACACCTTCACCCTCCCGCTCCCCCGAGCTCGCTGGGCTTGGGACCCCCGAGGGCTCGCCGTCCTGGGAGTCTCGTGGGAGTCTCACTACATGCGCGGCATCGACTTGACCCTACACATCATCGGGTTCGAGCTCACGCTACACATCGGCCCACGATGATCATCACCGCCGCGGAGTATGTGCGAGTCGCGTATCTCGCCCACAAAGAAGAGATCGAGCAAGCCCTCAATATCGTCGAGCACACGCTAATCGAGAAAGGCCGCATCGTATCGCAAACTCGCGTCAAAATCTCATGTACTCCCGAAGCGCGAAGGCTAGTCGTCGCTATCCTGGAGTACCGCGGGTACAGGGTAGAAGTCGACGGAGCGTCTATGTACGTCAATCCAGACCCATCCATCACCGCGGAGACCCTCGCGGCCATCATCGACGAGACCCCCGGCCCGAGCCCACTCCCCCCACGAGACGCAGATGCAGCCCCACGAACTAGCTAGCCGAGTGATGGATGTCGAAGCGTACAAAAACACAGAGTACATCGACACACTACATGTTCGGGTAGAAACACCAAACAATCGGACCGTCGAGGATTGCTTGTTTGATCTACCCGTCGACGCGCATTTTGAAGATTTCTACAACGATCGTCACTACTGGCGAACTCTCAGTTTCACCGGCCGCACTGCTGACGAAGCGCTACGCCGGGCGAATGCTTGGATACGTCGACGGGACCGACTCAGGGCAGGGACCTACGGGGGGCAAGGGTGGACCGAGAGGCCCAACACAACGGAGCGCGACCCCGAGTTTTTGCGCCGGCTCGGTGATGGTGCGGAGTATGACGACGGGGACGAAACTTGACCCGTCACCACTAGTCGGCACACACTCGTCAGGGTCATGAGTGCCGATCCCAAGACGACGAGCGCCCCGCCTGTCCAAGCCGCACAACTCGGCCCGGTATCCGTGGGGCCGTCGCCCGACAAAGGGCTACTTTGCCAACCTGACGATCATGCACAGTCCGATGTGTGCGAACGCGATGGGTGTGAAGTCGAAGAGACCGATTCGAACACACTCGCGGATGACTGGGATGGGGGTACCGACTGCCCCGCATGGGTGCTCGAAGGCGAAGCGAAGTACCTACGCGGCGAGCTCTCTTCGCAAGGCGCCGTCGCGCAGTTCGTCGACCGCCCGCGGACCACGGTCTCGTGGTGGGCTACCAAACGCGAGTGGACTACCCGCCGTGCGGCGATCAAGGAAGCGGCTGCCGAGCGCCTGCGCAAGAGCATGGACAGCGCGGCCACTCAGGATTTGGTCGACAGCTTCGAGGCCATCGACCACGACACGGTCAAGGCCGGTCGCTTCGCTGCCCGGGTCACGCTCACATTCGTGACGCAGGTCGCCCAAGATCAAGCGAGGCACGTGCGCCAGAAAAAGCGCGGCGTGTACATCCCCCCGGCGTTCCCTTCGAGCTTCCTCGCCATCGCCGAGCGGGCCGACGCGCTGCGCCCTCAGACCTCCGAGGAGAGCGAGCAAAAGACCGCGCTCGACGAGATGGCCGAGGCCCTGAACCCTCGCCGTCGTGGTCGCACCGCGCTGGCCCTGCGCATGCGCGAGGAGGAGGCCAAGCGAGCTCGCGCCGCCGGCATGATGCCGCCCACGGTGAAAGTCGAGCTCGCCACGGTCGCAAGCGAGGCGGAGATCGCCGAGGAGAGGCCCGACGACAAGGGGCCGGCTCCAGAGCTCGACAAAGATCGTGTGACTCACTAGCCGACATGGGCTAGTTAAGTGGGCCAATGTCTAGCACCGACAAAGACCCCACTCACCGCACCATCTCGATCAAGGTCGACAACTACACCGCCACGCTCGGCGCCCTCACCCTGCTATTCGCCCTGGGCATCGCGGCCATCCTCTTCGGGTGCCCTCGGCCGGAGCAGCCCAAGCCGGAGCCCGACACGACCGAGGCGAGCGACAGCGACGGCGACGGGGCCGACGAGGCCGCCACGGTCACGGAGAGCGGCGACACGGCGCCCGCCGAGCGCCCGGACCCCAGCATCCCCCAGGGGCAGCTGTGGGGCCCGTGCTTCCCTGACGCGAGCTGTGAGCAGCCGGCCGGGCTCACCCTGACCTGCGCCGCGACCATCGACGAAGACGGGGTGACGGGGGCCATCTGCGCGCCCATGCTCGACGAGAGCATCACGTGCGCCGATCCCTTCCTGACCTTCGGCCAGCCCGAGACCATCGAGGTGATCGAGCAACGGGGCCATTGCATGATCAAGAGCCCGTGTCCCTGGGAGGGGATGATCATCGGCACGGGCTCCGTGTGCGTCTGGCCCTGGGCTCTCGACCGAGCCCTCGCGTTGCTGTGACTCGCTGACCTGCTCGGCCTACGGTAGGGCGTGACCCCGCGCCCTGAGACCGTCGCCCTTTTGGAGTTGCCCGCATCGGCCTTTGCGCTGTTGCGGGCTCTTGACATACACAGCCCTCAAACGGGCAGCGGCCTAATGGCGTGGACTCGGGACGCGACATTCATCATTCTTGCAGAGCTTCGAGAGTTAGGCCTCATTCGGAATGACGCTAAGCCCCCGCGCCGCCACGCGCTCTGGCAAATCACTGAATTGGGCCAGCAGGTCTTTGCCGAAGCGAAGCCCATCGTCGAGACCCTCCGCGCGGTCAAAGAGGCCTAGCTGTGACTCGCATCGCCGAGCGGCCTACGGTAGGACCATGACCCCGATTCCCATCATGCTGATCCTCGACCGTTGCGGCGAGGGTACTCCTGATCTCTACTTTCTCACCGACCCGCCCGATTGGCTCGTCGAGATTGACGGTGTGTACTTGGGCCAGTGGGTTGGCTCGGATGATCCGTCTCCCGAGCAGAAAGCCAATCACGAGCGACGGCAAGAGCTGTGTTTGCGGGTCTACACCGCAACCTGCGAGAACGCGAAGTACCTCGACGAAGACGCCGACCCGGAGCTGGCCCAGGCGTGGGTCAAACACAAGGTCGGGACCGAGTTCACGCCCCCGCGCTCGACGGCTCGCTACTCGGTCCGCGTCGTGCGGACAGGCATCCTCCCCTAGGGCGAGCTCATGGCACACACGCCAGTATTCACCGCCCGCGTTGTCGGGACCTTCCAGAGCAGCGAGGGCACGCTCGACAGCGCGGCGCGTCGACTCGCCACCGTCCAGTGGCGCAACGCCATGTGTGCGGCCGGTTATGTGTTTGTTGAGGAGACCGAGTTACAACTCTACGGCGGAGTCGAGGTCAAGATCGTCATGGAGCTTCCCACCTAGCTGTGACTCGCATACCGGATTGGCCTACAGTAGGGCATGCAATCGGACAAGCCCATCGCGGCTATCTTCCTCGCGGCGCTGATCGTGTTCAGCGTCTCGGCCATCACCACTCTCGCAAGCTGCTCCGCGCCGGACAAGTCCCGTGAGACGCTCGAAGCGGCCGGCTACAAGGACATCGAGATCACGGGCTATCGCCCGCTCATGTGCAGCGAGGACGACAGCCTCAGGACCGGCTTCACGGCCAAGGGCGCCAACGGGGCCCGGGTCTCCGGCGCCGTGTGCTGTCGGTACCTGTTCAAGGGCTGCACGATCCGCACCGACTGAGGAACACACCATGTCCAACTACCACCCCACGACCGCCGCCGAGATCTTCCTACCCACCCTGCGCGACCCGACCATGGGCCTAGTGGCCACCATGGTCGAGCTCGACCAGCTCATGCGTCGCCGCCCCGACATGCTGCGCACCGACGCCCCCCTGCCGGCGGTCCCCTTCGCCGACCTGCGCGTCGTCTGGGTCACCCCCGACGACATCACCACGACCAAGGAGCGGACCCCCGGGGGCAAGACCACGCGGACCGTCTCCATCCCCATCGGCAAGAGCGACTCTCACCCCCGCGTCGTCGAGCTCCAGACCTTCTCAAACGAGATGACCCTCAACCCCATGACCGCGGTGCTGTGGAGCACGGCCGAGGAGATCATCAAGGCCGTGTCCGCCGAGCTGTATACCGTGCTCGTCGAGAGCGACCCGGAGCACGCCAACGACTGGCTCACCCAGTTCGAGGGCATCAACCTGCGGCACGAGCAGGGCAAGCCCGTGACCACCCTCGTGCTGTGCCTCGACTCGCTCGACATCCTGTGGGGGACCAAGGGCAAGGAGGCAGGCCCCCCGCTCGCGGTCATGACCCGCACGGCGCTCAGCATCGGGCTGGCCTGAGTAGCTCATGCCCGAGCTACCCTGCCCCCGCGACGATCCGTTACCGCACCGACCCGGGCCCCCGGAGCACACCGCTCCGGGGGCTTTGTTGATCTGTGACTGACATCCCAGATTGGCCTACAGTAGATTATGCAGATGCACAAATCAGTCCGCACCGCGTTGGTCCTCACCTTCGCCGCCGCGTGTACCACCACGGACGTCGACGGCGGCTACTCGGACAGCTCCGTCCCCGTCGACCCGTACGTGCAGCGCCTGCGCAATAGCAACGACTACCTCGGGTTCGCCGTGTTCGAGAACGGCGAGATCGTCGGCTTCGTCGACGGCGACGGCAACACCACCGAGGCCCTCGGGGGCGAGTGCTACGGCGAGCGTCTGTGCTGCGACGTCGTCACCCTGGGGTGCTTTTGCGCCCCGGACAGCGAGCACAACGCGGTGTGCCCCTCGGGCTCCGTGGCGGCCCCCGAGACCACGGGGAGCCAGGTCGACGCGGGCGACGAAGACTAGTCCGCGCTCGAACACAAAGCCCCCGGAGTGGTCATGCTCCGGGGGCTTTGTTGATCTGTGACTCGCACTCCCGATTGGCCTACAGTAGATCGATGCACTCGCTTGCTGTCAGCACCGGACCCAACGACGTCCACCCCGAGCACGCTCGACAGATCATGCGCCACCGCAAGAGTCTGCCCCGCATGAGCTCCGCCGACATGCACACGGCCTGGGGACTCGTCGATGAGCTCGCCTGCACATACCGTGCGGTCGATACAGTCCACGCGATGCGCATCGCAAAGGTGCTCGTCGACTCGCGCAACATCGGCAAGGCGGGCTTGCGGACGATGCAAAAGCTTCGGCCAGCGATGCACGCGATCCGGTGGACGGGCAAAGCACAGCACCCGGCGCCGCCCGTCCACGGCAACCCGGGGATGATCCTCGCCCTCCGCCGCGCCGGGTGGCTCAAGTGAGCATCTACCCCGCCGGGGCCAAGCTCACCCGAGGAGAGCTCGCAGCGCTCCCCCTGGAGCGTCGCCGGGCCCTCGCGGTCGCGTGCCTCTCGTCGTGGCACATCGCCTCTCAGAACGCTTTGGAGCTGCTCCGTCTGTGCGTATATCGCAGCGAGCACGGCGTGAGTGTGGCGCTCATCGAGTCGGATCTACTGACCACCGAGACCCGCGCCGCGCAGGCCATGAACACGCTACAGCGATTCGAGCTTGTCCGGCTTGGGCCTCACCCCATACGGGGTTACCCGACTCTATGGGCGACCGAGGAAGGACAAGCCGTGTTCGAAGCGGTAGAGACAATCAAGGCAATCAGGAACTCATGAGCGCGCAAGCCTACACTGAGGAAGAGGCCAAACTGGCCGAGGTCTTGCTCGATTACCCTACAGCGATTGCGCTGTTCCGTGCGCTACTGGACAACCCGGGGGTTAGCGGTAGCGCCCTCGTGTTGACCGCCTATCACGGTCACCGCCGCGACATGGCGAAGCAAATCATCGCCGCAGCTGAGTTCGGGCTCATCGAGCCGATCGACTCTTCCCAGGGCCTCGATTGGTACAAGAATCGATGGCGCATCACGACGAAGGGCTATCGTGTTTGGGACCTAGCGCTCATGCTTCGATCCGTGAGGGATGCATGAGGCCGAATCACGTCAACTTTGTTGAATACCTACTGCACGAGGGCCTTGTGTTCTCGGTGCTCGAAGCCATTGCACGGCCTCACTCTAAACCCCCGACAGGGACGCATATTGCAATAGCCTGCCGGACAACTAGCGTTCACGACAACACGAAAGTCGCAACCGCAATGGAAGGCGCCCAGCAGCTCGGGCTGATCACCCAAGTCGGTCCGCGTTCCTCGAATTGGTGGCGGCGCCGATGGGAGCTCACCGCGGAGGGGCGCGCCGCCTTCGAGGTTGCGGAGACCCTCCGCGCTGTGAGGGACGCATGATGCTTTGGACCATGCCCACTGACCCCCAAAAGTGCGCCTCGCTATCCATCGCTGACGCGGTGACGCCGTGGCTCGACCAAGCGCGCGAGGGCTGGGCCCACGGGCACGACTTGACCGAGATCATCGCCCGGATGCCCTACACCCAAGCGCCGCGCGACGCGGACGATTTGCTCGTTTGGTGGCACCACAACGGTCTGGTCCGCCCGTCGGATCTCAGCTGCCCCACGACGTCACAACGCACGCTCGGTCATGGGGGACGGCTCATGGGCTACGGCGGGAAGGGCAAGCCCAACGGAGAGCACCCACCGACGTGGCACCATTGGAAGATGTGCGGCCCTTTCTGGATTCGCGGATACTCCCCATGAGCGATTACCCCTATACCGAAAAGGACGCAGAACTGGCCCGACAGATCGCAGCCGATGGGCCCATGTTGCGCACGCTCTTGAAGCTCGCGCAGCACGGGCCCGGCGAAGCGTGGGTTGCCCACGACCTCGCCCGGAGCTTGCGACACGTGCACGGCATAACCCAACAATGCCTCCACGGCGCACTCAATGAGCGGCTCGTGGTCTTTGACGACCGCGGCGAGAGCCGATGGTGGCGTCACCTGTGGACCATGACACGGCGGGGGCGCGCCATCACGGAGCTCGCCGGGACCCTCGCCGCCGTCTCGCAGGCTGCCCAGGATCAGCTCGATGGCCGATGACTCCGAGCTCGCTCGCGCGAGCGAACTGCTCACCCGCACCAACCTGCACTACGCCGCATTCATGATGCGCATGCTTCGTGCGCTCAAAGAAAAGCCAGCATCTGCGTCTGACCTACAATACGAAGTGGTCTGTTCAGCTCGCACGATTGAGGCGACGCTCAATAGCGCAGTCGGCTATGGGTTGATCGTTGGAACGGTCGCACACGTGTCGGTGTGCAATACGATCTACACGGTCTATGGGCTGACCGACTTTGGTCGCACAGTTACTGAGCTCGCCGAGATGCTGATTGCTGTGACTCGCGCCTGAGATTGGCCTACGGTAGATCGATGCAAGACCACGACCCCTACTCGACCCCGCGCTACTATGACGCTCTGCTGTCGGAAGACGACCGCCGCAAGCCGGTGCGCCCGCGCAAGCGGCCCGCTCGCCGCGAGCCCGAGCCCGCTCCCGAGCCCAACGCCTGGGAGAACGTGAAGGGTGGAGCGCTCAACTTGATCATCGGTTGCCTCGCCTTCGTGTTGGTGGTCGGGACCCTCGGCGCCGCCGCGGGCGTGGGGAACTACGCCTACACCGCGATCACTGGGGAGTGCTTCGGCCGATGACCGCTGAGGATCGCCCCTACAGCTCGACCTACCCGCATCCCACGTGGGGCAAGTCGACGCTCACCCTGCAAGAGGGCCTCGATCTCGTCGAGTCCAACCCACGCGGCGTGATCGAGGCATGGCTAGAGCTGCTCGACGAGACGCCACAGAGCCAGCAAAGGGCCGGCGTCTTTGACTCCATCCGCGGCAGCGACGGGTGCACCCATTGCGCGATGGGCCTGCTGTACGCAGCCCTCGGCATCCCGAGCTGCAAACCGATGCTGACAATCGAGGTCAACGGGATGCTGCGCAGCTTCGGCATTCAGGTGTCCATCGTCATTCGGCACAACGACCGGTTGAACGCCCCATTCGACGGTTCCCGCTACGCGTCGGCCGCGGACTACATCCGCCGGCGCCTCGCCGTCTACGACAAAAAGCAGCTCCAGCAATGATCACTCATCGCTATCTCTTTCTCGACATCGACGGAGTGCTCAACTCCTCGATCTACCACAATCGGGTCACGTTCCTGCGCAACGCAAAGTGGCCTGAGATCAACGGCGTGCCCGTCCGGCTGGAGCCGTCCAAGATCCCGCTGCTCAATCAGCTGGTCCATCCGAGTGTGCAGATTGTGCTGAGCTCGATGTGGCGAGTGAAGGGGCACGCGCAGGTCGAGTCGTGGCTCCGCCACCTGGGATTCACCGGCCGGCTCGTCGACGCGACCGCGCTCGACATCACCGACCCCCGCCGCTGCCGGGGAAAGGAGATCGCCGCGTGGCTCAAAGCGGCGGGCCACGAAGAGCGCGACTGGGGCGGGGCCGTCCGCTTCGCATGCCTCGACGACGATCGCCGCATGGAACCCGTCCGGCCCCACTGGGTGCCCGTTGACAGCGTCGACGGGCTCACCGGTAACGACGTCGAAAAGGCCCTCAAACTTCTGGCCCTGGACAAGGTCTGATGCGGTTCTCTGAGGCTGAGGTGAGGGGTGCGGGAGCACTGCTCGGCGCTATCGCGTGTGCGTGTATCGCCGCGCATGCGTTCGAGAGTGGCGAATGGTCGTCTGGGATCAACGCGACATTCGTGTGCCTGCTCTACGGTGCCTGCGCGGTGGCGTGGCATCGCAAGCTGTGACTCGCACACACGATTGGCCTACGGTAGATCGTGTCGCGGTCACCACCTGATCCAATCGGACAAGCGCTCGGGTTCATGGCCGTGTGGAACGGCCTTTTGTTCTCGTGGCGCCCGCAGCCCATGAACAAGTGGGCGGAGTTGGTGGCTGCTCCGCCCCTGCCATTGGACATCGATTTCACAACGCAACAGTGGGACCGGTGGGTGCATAATCACACCACTGGGATCTACATCGCGTTGACGGTGGTCGACACCATGCACCTGTGTACCGAGAAAATCGACTACGGCAGGTACGGCCCCAACGTCTGGCGATTGTCTGATAGGGGAATCGAGTTGGTACGGGCCAACAATCTAGACGTGATTGCGGCGATCAAGCTGGACGGACGAGTCGGTAACAAGCCCCACTATGTTTGGGATTCGCGCTTGCAGTCATACGAGCTTTCACGGAGTGAACCGAAAGATGGATGATCACGGATACGAATGCGGAACGTGTGGCTACGTGCCCACCTACGAAGAGCTCCACAACGGCACGTGCCCGCAGTGCGAGCTGAATCGACAGATTGATCGCGCACGCGAGGAGACCGAGAATGGAGACTGAGCCCGACGAGGAAATCGTTACGGTCGCCATGCCGGCGAGCATGGCCCGACTCGTGGCGTCGCTACTACTAGCATTCGACCTGTACGAGGCGGCGGAGGGCTTCGCAGAAATGCAACGGCCGTGCATCTTCGTGAGCGCAGACGTTTCGCCAGACCCGGATACAGAGTGTAGGGAATGGTTTATTCGCGCTCCCAAGAATACATTCGCGGTCGGTGACTTGGTCATGGTCCGTCGACGGGATGGAAGCAACCCGGTGATCGTGCAGCTCACCGGCCTAGTGCGCACGCGTCGGCTGTACGAATGGTACACATTCGAGAACGTCTGAGATGGCAAACACAACCGAAGTCAAGTGCATCGAGACCCTTACGCACAACGACGCTCTATTTGATCGTGAAGTGCTGCGCAAGCTGTCGGGATTCCAGCTGACCGCTACTGCGCTCACGGCCTGCATGGATGAAGAGTTCCTAGACGCATTCTCCGCCGATGCTGTGATCGATGCTTTGGGCAACCTGCGCGTCCTCGGTCTGGTCCGACGTCGCGGTGACGAATACGTCGTGACGAAAAAGGGCAAGGCGGTGCTCGAGGTTGTGAACACGCTCTGTGCGGTGCGAAGCGCCGCCGAGACCTTGCCTGGGGGCTCGCTGTGAACGTGGGTCGCGGCGATCCTCCGGGGCTTTGGCGTCGGATCAGCAGTACCCCGGTCGCGCTTGGGTTGCTGACTCCCGCTGATCGGTATTTCACATTTCCACGGACCGGTGAGCTACCTGCTCACGCCGGGGAGCTGCTAAAGTGCGCCCGAGATCCGTGGGATTGCGTTATCTGGCGTCGCGAGGAGAGTGGGGAGCTGCTAAAGTGCGCCCGAGATCCGTGGGATTGCGTTATCTGGCGTCGCGAGGAGAGTGGGGCCTATAACGTTTTGGTCTTCTTTGGCGACACGGAGCTCGTTCCTAGGTCGGCGCTGCGTTTGGCTCAGTGCGCCGAGCCTGATGTTTACGAGCTCACCGACGAAGCGCGGGCCGACGCCCTCGCGCAAAACTTCGATGTCCTCGCCGCGGTTTTTCTTTCAGATGGCCTGTGACTCGCACCGCCGACCGGGCTACAGTAGATTGTCGCCGGTCGAGCAAACTGCGACCGTGGCCGACCTACCTCCTAGGCTTGGGTTGGGTTCCAGCGGCCACGTAAGTCTCGGATTTCGATCCTCCTTCCAACACGACGCGTCCGAGACTAGAACGCTCCCGGGAATGGTCCCGGGAGCGTTCACCTTTTGAGGGGACCAAAACAAATGAACGCGTACACCATCCAAGAAATGATCTCATCTGCCGAAGTGCTGCAAGGGCTCATGGTCACGCCTGGACGTGTCCTGCATTTGTGCACAGCCGGAATGGTCTCTGGCGAGCTTTGGGATTGTGCCCCGGTTCAACTTCGTCTCAACGACAGAACGTCTCTCGGTCAGGCCAGCCAAGCCATCGGGGGTGCTCCCTCCAAATGGACCTACATGGGGCCGGTGAGCGCGACTGTACTCGATGTGCTCGGCTTTTCTCCCGAGTCTGCGCCTCCCGGATTTGTCGCGGTGGAAAGCACGGTCCACGATATCGGACGCACCCGATTTCAGGGCCCGCTGTATGTGCTCACGGATGCTGGCCGACAACGTGCGCAAGAGCAGAACTTCGATACACTCGCGGCCGTGTTCCTAGCTTAGGCCTGTGACCCGCACGCGCTTTCGGCCTACAGTAAAGCGCATGCGGACCATCATCCAAAAGCACACGATCATCGAGGTTCCCGGCAGGCCCTACGATCCGCACACGCTCAACGCGGAGATGATCGAGCGGTTCGCCGCGGATCACAGCGACGACCCTGCACCGCTCTGGAAGCTGCGCATGATCGCCGGGTTCCCCATCGTGCTGGAGTGGCTCGCTAGGGTGCTCTCGCCAATCGTGGGCGCGTCGTGGCTGTACTTGATGGCGTATCCGCTGCTCCCGTGGTGGCTCGCGGGGGGCATGTTCGCGTTCGCAGCATGGCCGACCCTCACGGCGCACGTCGGGCTCATGGGCGAGCTTCGATCTCTCAAGACCATTCGCTACAGGACCCCTGAGGATGACGAAAAGTACGATCTATGACCGTCTTTCAGCGCTGTTTTCGGAGGTTCACGATATCACCGCTGAAAGCGTAGACCTGTCGCACCCTTCTCCACGGGTTAGCGACCAACAACTCGTGCTCGGGATGCTGGCTTTGCCTGATACGGTGCTGCTAATGCTCGACACGCCGAAGCTGGACACCTGCCCTATTCGGCAAGAGATCGAGCCCACGTCGATGAGAGGCCCTTGGGGTTACGTGGACATCGCTAGGATTCCGCGCACGCTCGCGGAGCGCCTTGTCGATAGCGGGTACTTTCGAGGCAAAGAAGGCTTCGGGCGCTACCGGTTGCGCGCTAGCGTGCGCAGGTATTGTCGCCAGTATAACTACGATGTCCTCGCGTCGATCCGCTTGCAGGACCACCCCGATGGATGAGAAGAGCATCGCCCTCGGGCTACTCGCTAATCCGGCGCATCAGATTTTTGCGGGGTTCAGTTGGTGGCTCATCGCAAACGTCGAAACGAATACCACAGTTATGCGCATGTCCGATAGCCTATTTAAGGTACTTGGCGCCGACGGTTGGCTTGAGCGTGACGAGGAATACCGCGAAGTTTGGCGGCTCGCGCCGGAGCGGCGGGCCGAGCTCGTCGAGCAAAATCTTGACGTACTGGCCACAGTTCACCTGATGCAGGATGTCGATTAGTGGATCATCTCAAATACCGGGGGTTCATGATAGCGCTTGGCCTACTAGCCAAGGGTGGGGGTGGGCGTATACGGTGCTCCGGTTCCGGCGATGTCGTGATTCTTCAACCGGCCGAAACGGGGGTCCACTGCCGTGCGCTCGCTCTCGCTACACGTGAAGTGTTTGCCGATCTGTGCGATAGCGGTTGCTTGTCTGAACTCGTCGCTAAACCTGGGGTGTACGTAATCACGGAGCATGGTAAGAAGCTGGCGCGCGAGCTCAATGCTGACATCGTCGCATTGCTCGCCAAGGAGTCGGCCGGCCAAACTATGCTCGAGTGCGGCGGACGTGCTTGGCCGCCGGAGTCGGAGGATCCGCCGGAGCCGGATCCCGATTTTCGGTGATCGCCTGTGACTCCCTCCGCCGTTCGGCCTACAGTACATCGAGGGCGGCGCGGAACCTGTCTGCTCTGCGCTGACCTCACGGGGGTGAGAGTGTCTCTCTCTCTCTCTTTCTCTCACTGCCCAACCGAGGGCCCGGGACGCCCCTCCCGGGCCCTCACCTATTTGAGCCATGCACGATCTCAGCCCAGCCATGATTCAGCAGCTCTCAGTTGCCTTCGAAAAGCCGCCGCTTTTGGAGATAGGTACTGATTCAATCAAGGCATGGGAAAAGCTGGTCGAACTTGGCTACTTGCTCCCGATCTATGCCCCGGCAAAGTGGCCCGACGAGGAGTTTCTCGCGGTCGAGCTTTGCGAGGGCGGGGTGTGGGAAAATCATGTCCAGCTGCGCCCGACCATGCGGGCCGAACGGTGGCGCGATTCGATCGAGACGGTCGCCGCAATCGCCCTCATGGACCGCCAACCCTATCGCGTACTGGCAAAGACCGCGCGCTTTGGGATTGACTACGGCACCGCGGAGATGCGGGCTCTCGCGCACGCGAGCGCATCGATCCGCGCGCAAATCGAGATGACCCATGAGAGGCTTCGCCAGTTCGCTGATCGGTGGGGGAAGCTGTGACTCGCGCCTGCCCTCGGCCTACAGTAGGCCGTGAGCATGTCCCCCACAAAGCCTGACCATCTCGCGGTCTTCCGGTCGAGCCACGCAAGCGTGCGCCGAAAATACTACGCTGTCGATCAAGGCGTGGGAGAGCTCCCCCATGTCTGCCACGACCACCCCGTGACGGGAGAGCGCCGCATCACGGAGAGCCTCGAATCGCGCGAGTTGGCCTACATCGTGTTGCATGGCTCCGCCCGAAAAACTCTGGCCCCCAAAGCGCGCGAGCGGTTGACCCTGCGCGCGCGGGCGGTCGAGCTCTGCGGCATCGAGCACACCGTGCGCACCGCGGGCGGATGGATCACGACCACGATCGTTTTCGCCGATGGCAAGTTCGAATCCGCGGAAGCCGAGTACTTCCGTGAGCAAGCTCCGAATCAACACAGTGAACAAACGGTCGTGTCATGATCAAGCCTGAGCCTCCCAGCTTTACGTACCCGCTGACTCCCGAGCACGCGCAGTCAATCGCGCGCTTTGTCCTGCACAGCTTCGAGCGAGCAACCCTGCATCCGCGTCTGGTCTCGATATTCACCGACGGGCTCGTCGGCGCCGGAGATCTCGCCGAGATCCGCGAGCGCTTGCTAGAGCTCATGGTGGACAACATCGATCTCATCGTCACGGCTAACGGCGCGACGCTTTCCCCCGGGTCTCTCGTCAACATCAAGAAGCACCTGCGGAAAGTCCTGCGGGCCCGTGCGAGCAAAATCGATGAGGGCTTTGTGCACGATCTTCGAGTCTTGCACTGATAGCTGTGACCCGCATCGCTGCACGGCCTACAGTAGGACACCATGAGCAAGTCTCAGTTCACCTACACACTCCGCGGACGCAAGTTCCGGCGCCTGGACCCCCCAGCCATCATGGCCAAAGTCGACGGGCGCACGTGGCCGCGAAAGGTCCCGCTGCTCGACGCGGAGGACATCTACACCGGCGCCTACGCGTCCCCGGAGAACCCGGAGTGCCGGTGCCTGCTCGGCCACGCGCGGCACGTCTTCGGCGCCAAGACGGCGCGGCTCAAGGCCGTCAAGGTGGCGCTTGTCAACCGGATCCGCGACATCACCGACGCCGCCCCCGTCGGTGGAGAGTTCGGCACGATCACGAACTTCAACGACTGCTACGCGTCCCCGGGTCTCGTCGCTCGGGTGTGGAATGAGACCATGGCGGATCTCGGCTACACCCAGACCGTGAGCGCCTGATGTTCCGCAACGGCTACTACATCGTCGACAGTTCAGACATCTACCGGCTGCCCACACTGCACACGGGCGAGTCGCTAGAGCTCGACCTCTCGAAGCCGCGCGGCTTCTACATGGTGCGCGTGATTCAGACTGCTCAGTTGCGCCACCGCAGTCAGCACGAATACCGCGAGTCCTACATCGGCGATGGCTGGGCTCAAGACTACCACGAGGTATACAGCTATCGCGCTACCATCATTCAGTCGTGCGATGAGAACACCTTCAAGGTGGCAGCAATGCTGCACCGCGGGGACAAGGTCTTTACCGACGTGCAGCTGCCCGCGGTGGTGTTCAAGCGCAATGGGTCTCTCACGACATTTCGCACCGCCACCGGCCACGACATCATCCATCGGCATGGATTCTTGACGCCGGACCCGATCGCCCGGAGCATCGGATACTACATGATCAACATCGACGACATGGGAGAGATCTCCGTCGGCGACAAGATCAGCGAGACCGTGTTCATGGCTCATTACGCCATGTACCAAAAACTGGTCGGACTCAGGATCCCTGACTACGATTCAGAGACACACAACCTCGAAGCGCGCGAGCGCATCGAGGCCGCGGGCAAGCGCAAGCAAAAGCCCGTGCAACCCAAGCCCCAACCCCAACCCCAACCCGAGATCAAAGACAACGCGGAGACCAAGCCCATGAGCAAGCCCACCGAGACCACCACCGACCCCAACCCCTTCGGCGACCTCAAAGACGCCTTCACCGAGGGCGCCAAGGATGGCACCGCCGCCGGCTTCGCCCAGATCGCCGGCAAGTCCCTGGCCCGCCACGCCGGCCGGAGCCTGGGCATCCCCTCGACCTTCTTCGAGGGCCCGCTCGCCGCCGCCTTGCTCGGGGTCCTCGCGCCGCTCTTCATCATCGCGCTCGGGTGGCTCTGGGCCGACATGCCCCGCCGCGCGTGGCTGCTGGAGCAGAGCAACCGGGCCCTGCGCGGCGCCGCGACGCAGCACTCCGCCAAGCTCATCGAGTTCGCGGGCGGGTGGCTCGTCGAGCTCTTCTCGGCCGTCGACGGCGAGCCCCCGAAGGGCAAGGACAAGGGCAAGCCGGCCAGCGACGACATCGACGACACGGGCCCCCACGACTCGCCCAACTGAACCTCTCGCGCAGCTCATGGATGAGCGCGAAGGCCATCGCAAAGAGCCGCCCACGGATGGGCGGCTCTTTTTTGTGTCTCGCACTCGGTTTTGGCCTACGGTAGATCGACATGATCGAACTCTGGAATCGCTACCTGCACGACCCGACCGTGTTTGTGGAATACACATTCTGCGGCGGTCTGATCTTGGTCTTTGTCGCCTGCGCGCTGCGGTCGGCCTGGGTCGAGCTACTCAAAAAGGCGGGGTGGTGATGGCTGACCTGCTCGTCGAGGTCACCACGGCGCCCCAGGCCCCGACCAAGGGCACGCCGCTCGCCGCTGGGTGGGACTGCTACGCGCCCACCCCCGGCTGCGTCCGGCCGGGCGAGACCGCCGTCATTCCGCTGGGGATCAAGCTGGCCCCCTCGATCGGCCTGACCCGCGACACGGCGCACGGCCACGACTTCATGGTCGAGCTGCGCGGGCGGTCGAGCCTCGCCGCTCAGGGCGTCCTGACGCACGTCGGGACCATCGACGCGGACTACCGCGGCGAGGTCTCGGCCATCGTCACCAACCTCGGCGGCGCCCCCTTCGAGTGGCGCCGCGGCGACCGGGTCTGCCAGCTCGTCGTGGTCCCGCTGATCCCCGTCGAGATGCGCCGCGTCGAGCGAGTCGAGGCCGACACGGAGCGCGGCGACGGAGCCATGGGGAGCACGGGACGATGAGCGACCCGACGGCGCCCTCGAAGCTGCCCGAGACCTACGCGCCCCACTCCAGCCCCGCCCGCGCGTGGCGGCTCCTGGAGTGGCACGCCCGCGGGCGCCTGCTCGTGCACGGGGCCGAGGCCTATCGCTGCATGCACGGCGACGGCTACGATCTCAAAGACGTGATCAAGGCCATGGTCGAGGCCAAGATCCTGGTCCCGTGCAAGGTCGACTTGACCGGCACCGCGACGTTCCGCGGCGGACGTTTGGCGTTGCAGTTCAAGAGCCCAAAGCACATCGCCAAGGCGCCATGGTGCACCGACCATGCAACTTTCTGGACCTACACGCCCGGCAACCCGGTACCGATGATCTCGCCGCACACGCCCACGCGGGCGCAACGAATCGAGGCCTACGAACGCGCCACCGAGCAAGCCCTCTCCGTGCGTGACGCGTGCAAGCTGCTCAACCTCTCCGTGGTCCCCACCCAAGTGCAGCCGCACTCGCGTGCGGTGATCCTGGACGCGGCATCCATCGAGCACGCGGAGGGCACCCCGTCGATGTTGTGGGAGTGGCTCCGGGGCGGGAAGTGATCCGCGACGCCGCGACCTTTTGGTACTGCTTCGGCAGGCTCCCCGATCACCGAAAGCGGATGGTCGGGGAGCTCGCTGCTAGGGGCCGGGTTGAGTGGTCGCTACAGCGCGACTTTCTTGGCGACCATTTCGGCGTTGAGGTTGTCTCTCGCGGGTCGGTGATTAGTGCGGTGCTCATCATCGAAGCGTCCCCACTACTGCGCGAGCTGTCCGATCAAGTCTTGACCATGATCGCAGTACTCGACTCGTGACTCGCATGCTCGATCGGCCTACGGTAGATCGATGGCAAAGCCCGCCATAGCACTACGCATACGTCGCACCCTGATTGTGCTCGGCCAAGGCGGCGAGCTGCGCGAGATAATCCGCCTCCCGAAAGACACCTACAGGCGCAGCGCCAACATAGCGTATTCGTTCTACGGCAAAGATAGGACGCTGAACACCTACGCGCTTTTTCTGGACGGCAACCCGTACGCATTCAAGGGCAAGCCGATAGAGCTCGGCCACAAAGTGCTCAGCATCTTGCTCGAACTGGACCTGATCACGAACGAATGGCCAGAGTTTGCGTGCTCGAAAACCTACGTGATTTCAGATGCCGGGCGGGCCCTCATCGAGGCGACCAACATGGACGTGATCGACGCGGTGAAACAGCTATGACCAAAGGACCCACAAAGAAAGATCGAAAGGCTCGGGCCCTGCGCAAGCGATTGCAGGGTCTACCGGATGATCATATCATGGTACTGGGCGGGCTGCTGGCATGGTATCCCGTGCTGTTGCCTGAGTCGGCGGGCACTGTTGCCGAGGCCCATGAGTACCTGACGCGCGGGTACTCGCCCATTTGCTGGCCCCACTACAAGACCTCGCTCGGTGCGCTGTTCTCCCGAAATCTGTTGACTCTCGCACGGTGGACTGTCGAATATAGGTTCGACGATTGGACCACAAAAGAGCGGCGCTTTTCAGTTGAGCTATGCGATGATTTGGCCGAACTGGCGAAAGCGCGTAACTTCGATGTGCTGTTTGCAATCAAGCATGGAGAGTCACGCGACGGCGTGAGCAGGTACATGGAGAGTCACGCGACGGCGTGAGCAGGTACATTGGGAAAACGGCCGTACGATGATCGCAACATGGGACCAAGCGCGCGCGACCTTTGAACACATGATGGATTTGCGCGAGCAGATGGCCGCCGTCAAAGCGGTGATTGCTGATCTCTACTTTTGGGAGTGGCGCGAACGCAGACGGCTCAATGCGCAACTGAACCGGCTAGCCGGTTTGGAAGCGGAATGCGCACGCATGTATTGGTGGTCGATCCGTCAGCTTACCGTGTGACTAGCAGGTCTATTCGGCCTACAGTCATTCGATGCTGATTCACCCAAAACTGATCATACCCCTCCTGATAGCTAGCCTCGCGGGCTGTGTCATCGACGATGGCACGACGCCTTGCGAGGAATCGGCCGACGAAGACGGGGGCGACGAGAACGGCGAAGAGGGAGCGACGTGCGAGGCTCTGATCATGCCCGAGTACACCCGTAACGGGTACATGTACTGCGGGCAATCGGAGTCTCTCGGCGAGCACCTTCCCGATGGCACGGTCACGGCCTACGGCGTGACCGACTACGTCTTCGAGACGAGCACGCACACCCAGACGATGCTCTGGGATTACGTGGATCTCAACTGGCAATCGCCAGACCCGTGGTCGGCCGAGTACAACGCCTATGTGCAGTTGCCGGGCGTCGTCTCGCACACCGTGCTCGGGCAAGAGTACATGGCCTTCATGTCGCGCGGTTGCTGCCCGCAACGCGTGATCGAAGGTTGGTACGGCGACCCGCTGCCCAACGCCGCGTGCAGCGGCGGGCACCAACTCAACGACACGCCGATGGCGTGGTGCCTCGACCTGCTCGACGGCACCGACTCGGGTGCGTGCGTGTACCCGTGCGACGACGATCTCGACTGCCCCAACCCCGCGCAAGAGTTCTGCGACACGACCGTCCAGGACTTCTACGGCACCGCCGCGGGCGTGTGTCGCTACGATGCGACGTGGCAGGTTCCCACGTCGCTGGAGATGATCGGCGACCCGATGCCCCCGCCCCCGCCCTCGCCCGAGGGCCAGCCTTCCACCCACACCCCCAACGTCAACCGCTGACCCACAAGCCCATGAACACGACCAAGACCAAGATCAAGCTTCGCCTCGCCGCGCTCCTGCTCGGCCTCCCCATCGCCGCGTGCGGCGTCCTGGAGGGCGAGCAGAACGACGGACAGATCGGCGACGACGACATCGGAGCCGCCGACGAGGTGGGCGACGAGGCCGACGGCGGCGACGAGTGGAACGAGCCCGAGCCCGTGGTCGACCACGGCGTCGCTGACTTCTGCGTCGAGCGGGTGCAGGACCACACGGAGAACGGGACCTACTTCGTCCCCGGCGCCGAGCAGATCGCAGACCACGAGCGCTGGGCGACGCACATCGGGCGGACCTACGATGGCCACTTGTCGATCAAGGACAAGCCCTCGCCCAAGCAAGTTCCGCTCATGTGCCCCATCGACTGGCCGCACTTCGAGGACTACGCCGGACAGGCGCTCAAGGATGGCGGCTCGCCGTCCTGCCTGAACGCGAACTACCACTTGCAACTCCCCTTCCTCGGGTTCTCGGACTGGTCCGATCCGGGCTACCGCGTGCACGGCTACAGCCGCGACATCATGGTGTCCACGATCGGCAACCCGCCCGAGAGCGGTCGGCACACGCTCATGGACGTGGGGTGCTGCGCGGTCCCGCCGACCGAGCTCGAACTCGACTCGCCGACGTGGCATCCCGTCGTGTCGACCTACGGGCTGACGGCCTTCGCCGGCAAGCCCGATGCCGACTGTGCGGCCTACGTCGGTTCGGTGGGCGTGCACAGCGACGCGGAGGGCTACCCGGCCTTGTACGCGCCGGCCGAGAACATCTCGGGCGTGATGACGTTCTCGACGTGCAACAACTCGACGAGTTACGACGGGATTCACGATGCGATGTTCGGCGCGCTCAAGATCGGCGCCCCGATCCACTTCCACCCGACGCGCTCGGCGGACCAGGCCCCGATCAACCTCAACTATGAGTATATGGTGAAGTTCAACACCTTCTCGTGGGAGGACTTCGCCGCCTTCGGGCCGATCATCGACGGCGCGATCAAGTGGCTGATCGGCAAGCTGTACTTGCCCCCGGGCGAGGAGGACTACCCCCACGCCCGCATGCGCGCGGGCGGGTTCTGTCACTTCCCGGTGGCGCTGCGTTGGTCCAACAGCAGCAACACGATCGGGGCGCGCTTCACCTGCCCGCTCGGCTACTACGCGGATTTCCCCAACTTCTACGTGGCCGAGGAGACCACGCAAATCAACGGCGTGGTCGGGACGTGTCGTCTCGACGGCGGCGAGTACGGGAGCGGCTCCGGCTTCGCTCCCCAAGGCCGCGTGGTCGACTACATCGACGGGCACAACAGCGGCTTCGGGCAGGTCGGGCAGGGCGGGGCCTACTACGTCGTGTCGGACCCGGCCAAGCTCGGCGAGCTCTTCGAGGCCGCCGAGGGCGACGGGCGCATCGGCCCCGAGCTCGCCCAGCTGCTCTCGGCCGTCGACGCCGACGGGAGCGAGCTCGACGTGGTGAGCGAGAACGCGGCGATCGAGTGGTGGAGCTCGCCCCACCGCGCCGACCCGCAGCCCATCGCCGACGCCCTCGTGCAGACCTTCGAGTATGACCTCGACGCGCTGCTGGCCGAGGGCATCGACGCCGACGATGCCAAGCGCTGGGCGGACGGCCCGATCCAGCGGCTCTCTGAGCTCGTCGAGGGCCTGCCCGAGCACCTCGCCGACCGCTCGACCGTGACGCTGCGGGAGCACCACACGTGGCACCTGCGCGTCCGCGATCGGGTCGACGGCCAAGAGGTGATCAAGTTCCTCCACTTCGTGGAGAACCCGAACCTCGACAACCCCGAGTGATCCGAAGGGCCCGCGAGAGCGGGCCCTTTTTCTGTGACTTGCACTCGTCTACGGCCTACGGTAGGGCACCATGCCCAAAGACCCCAAGACCAAGACCAAACCCCGCCTCGACCTCAAAGACAAGGCCTTGATCACCGGCGTCGTGATGTCGCTGATCGCCGGGCTCTGTCTCTTGCTGATCCCCAGTCTCGTGTGGTCCGTGATGACGTACATCATCATCGCCCTCATCGGGATGAGCTTTCCGCACATGTACAACATGCGGAACGCGACCAACCTCGCCCTGGTCATCGACCTGCTGTTTCTGCTCGCGTGGGCCCTCTTGCAGGTCCAGCAAAACTAGCTGTGACTCGCAGGCCCGAGCGGCCTACAGTAGGGTGCCCGGATGGTCCGGGCATGCGCGCCGAGTTCAAAAAACTTTGGCGAGTGGAGGGCTCGGCGCGTTTCGGGGAGAAGTCGCAAGACACCCAACGAACCCCGGAGATCGGTGGATCTCCGGGGTTCACCTTTTGTGTGCTACCATGATTAGATGCGCTACGTAGGCGGCAAGACTCGGATCGCAAAAGAGCTCACCCCGTTCATCCTCGCGGCGGCCAAGAAAGCTGGCACATCGACGATCATCGAGCCCTTTTGCGGGGGCCTGGGCATGACGTGCGCACTCGTGAAAGCGTCGCCGTTCGTTCGCGTCGAGGCCAGTGATTACGCGCCCGGACTCATCACGCTCTATCGCAGCATCCGCGCCGGATGGAAGCCGCCCACCGATCTAGACAAAGCGCAGTGGGCGGAGCTCAAAAAGCGCGCGGGCGAAGATCACCGCCTAGTTGCATTCGCGGGGTTCGGGTGCAGCTTCAATGGGATCTACTTTTGCGGGTACGGGACCGAAAAGTTCCCCGGACAGGCCGCGCGAGGGCTCCGCAAAAAGCTCGACATCTGCACGCCCAAGCGGGTCACCCTAGAGTCCCGCAGCTATGCGGACATCGAGGTCACCGGCCCGTGTGTGATCTACTGCGATCCGCCCTATCGTGGCTGTGACCGCGACTCCTATCGCGCCCTGCACGGCACCCCACACGAGCGATTCGACAGCGACGCGTTTTGGGAGTGGGCTCGCGTGTGCGCGGACAAGGGCGCGCATGTGCTCGTGAGCGAGTACGTAGGCCCGGACTGGGCGCGCGTACTGTGGCAGCGCGAGATCGTCTCCATGACCGGGAATCACAACGGTAAGGGCGACAAGGCAACCGAGAGGTTGTTTTACGTCGCGCCTTGATTCATGCTGGTCCCACCATGGGCGTACCAAAAGAGCAATTCGATGAATGGGTAGAGATCCCCTGGACGTTTCCCGAGGACACCATGTGTTGGGACGGCGACCGAGGTGGGACGGCGCCGCTACTCCTCGAAGACTATCAGCGGCAGTTCATGGACTGTCCGGCGAAGTATCGGGGTGTGAACAAATCGCGCCAGGTGGGGTACTCATTCGTGTTCGCGGTCGAGTCGCTCACTCGGGCGATCATGGACCCCGGCCACACGTCGATGTTTGTCAGCTACAACCTCGACGACGCGCGAGAGAAGATCACGATCATCCACAAGCTGCTCGATCTCAGCCCGGCGCTGCACGGTCTCGCTGATTTCGACGCGCTGAAAAATGACGTGAAAGTGAAGCCCAAGTGGGCGCGCAAGTGGTCGCTGATTCGGTCCCTCCCGTGCAGGCCCGTGCGAGGAAAGACCAAGGCTGATCTGTACCTCGACGAGATCGCCCACTATCAGGACGCAGAGCAGGTCTATCTCGGCAGCGCGCCCGCGACCGTGCGCTCCCTGACCGGTGGACAGATCACCGTTGCCAGTACCCCGAACGGGCGTGCTGGCATTTTCTGGGAGTGCATCGAGGGCCCGCGCTCGCGCCCGTACTGGAAGCAAAACGTCCCGTGGTGGGAGAGCCGGTATCTGTGCAGCGATGTCGAGCTCGCGCGCCGCGAGGCCGGGCTCATGACCACGGACGCGCGCATCTCAAAGTTCGCGCTGCCCAACCTCGTCGAGCTCTACGATGGCATGGCGCTGATCGACTTCCAGCAGGAATTCGAATGCGATTTTGTCGACGATGGATCGTCATACTTCCCGATGGACCTTCTCAACAAGAACGTCTGTCGGGATCGCCGATTGTGCCGAGATTTTGATGAGGTCTTGGAGAAGCGCCACCCCAAGGGCCAGCTTTTCGCCGGGGTCGACATCGGGCGATTCAAGGACACCACCGAAGTGGTGATTCTCGATCGGTGGCCTACGGAAAGCGCGTCAACGGGGTACGCCTATAGCCCGATGATGGTCATGACCATGGACCGCGTGAACACTCAGGAGCAAGGCGACCGGCTAGAGACGCTCTTGAAGCATCCTGCGATTGAGCGGCTCTGGATCGACACTACTGGCATTGGTCTCGCCATCGGCGAGCGCCTGCGCAACGCCTTCCCTCGCAAGGTTGTGGGCGTCATGTTCACGACCCCGAGTAAAGAGCTCATGTGCGTGCTAGCTCGGCGCTCGTTCGAAAGGCTACTCGTCGACTTGCCTGATCCCGAGCACGAGGACAGCCGCGCCGGCCGTGAGGCCCGACTGTTCATCGATCACATCCACTCGATCAAGCGCCACGCGGGGACGGGCCGGCACGCTCGCTATGAGGCCGAGAGCACGACACACCACGGCGATCAGTTCTGGGCCTTTGCGCTCGTCATGCTGTGCGCCCATGAGGACCTGAAACCGCGACGCGATACGGCAACCCTGCGAGACGTTATCGACGTTTCGCTAGAGGCGAGTTTGGTATGAGCAAACGGAACATCAACGCACTGATTGAAAAGCGCTACCAACAGCACGTCGCCGCGGCGCGCAAGCGCAATGGGGGCAAGTCGCTGACGCCGATAGAGCAATCGAAGCTGCGCCAATTCGCCGAGCTCGACGTGCTCGGAACCGATCGCACGTCACTCGCCGACTACGACAAGGAGCAGGCCGAGAAACGGCGTCACGAGCAAGTGGTCAGCGATTTGAAGCGCGACGAAGCGCGCGAGGTGTTCGAGGCCCGGCGACTGCTGGAGCTTTTTCCTGACGATCCATTGTGACTCGCATTGCTGGCCAGCCTACAGTCGAGCATGGAGAACGCGATCCCCGATCGACTGTACACACTCGCGCAAGCTGGCCTCGCTACCGACGACCCCGATTCAGGGCTAGAAGTCACGTTTGAGCTGCGCCGCGGCATCACGGAGCAGGCCGCGAGCGGCTACTTGACCCCGTGGCGCCTCGCGGGGTGGCGCGTGCACGTGGCCATGCGCCGCAAGCGAGTTCGCGTCACCCTCGACGGGCGGCTCCCCCGTGCGCCCCGTTGCCGGCTCGTGTAAGCTCGCCTCGTGGCAACGCTCACCGATGCTGATTGGTACACGCTCACCGGGGATACGTATGTCCAAAACACGGCGCAGCTTTTTGCCGCTAGTTTCGAGGACACGATCACTCGTGCGCTCGCAGTCTTTGGCCCACGCACTGGACCGTTTGGCGCCGAGCTGGACAACGCGCAGCTTTACGGGATCTTGCAGACGCAGGGGATCACGTTCACGTCCGCGCAAGTGATCGACTCGGTCAACGTGCTTTTGCAGCGCGGGATCTTCTACCGCACGCTCGGCCCGAACCGTGCCGAGTACATCAAAGCCGAGAATCAGGTGCCGCCTTTTTCCGAGGGTGGTGCTGGCTTTGGCGACGCGGCCACGAGCACGGCCGTCCCGGTGATCCGCCGCGGCCCTCAGGGGGAGCCCGGGCTGCAAGGCCCCGCCGGCCCCCAGGGGCCGCGAGGAATTCAGGGCACGACCGGCGTCCAGGGTCCCCAGGGAGCCACAGGCCCGGCCGGTGCCATGGGACCCCCAGGGCCCCAGGGCGACCCAGGGCCCGCGCTCGTGCCCGAGTCGTTCGCGTGGGCGTCGACGCAGCTCATCACCGCGGTCGCCAACACCTTCTACCTCATCTTCCCGGGGGCGCCCTCGGGCATGTTGACGCTTCGGCTCCCGGTCACGCCCCCGAACGGGACGCGGATCGGCCTGAGTCTCCCGACGAGCTCGCTCGCGGCGGCGGGGCAGCCCCTGACCTTGCTCGGCGGCGGCGCGACCATCTCGCTCCCGGTGGCCAATGAAGCCATGACTGTCCTCCTACAGCCAACCGATCCGCTGCTCCGCCCCGGCTTCGGATTGATCTTGACCTACTCGCAGAATGGCAATAGGTGGGTTACGTCTACCTGGTTTCAGGATGAGATCAATTTGCCGATTGGGCCTGATCGGCGAAACTCGTTTACGTCGACCGGAACTTACATCGATCTCGAAACACTCGGTACGGTTGCCGAAGGCGAAGCGTTCACATTCGAGGGGTCGGTGTCCGCGAGCTATCAGACCGGAGCGGGCGCGCGCTTCGTGGACATCATCCAAGTTCGTGGCACTGCTCGGCGCAACATGGGTGCACCCGGAACAACCGTGACAAGCAACATGCTTCCGAGCGGCAACCTACCCGGCGGCGACGCGCGGATCTTCGTGGTCGCCGGACAGAACGACGTGCGTCTACAGGTTCGCACGACCACCGCGGGCCAGACGTTGATCGTCGCGTGGAATGGAATTTGGCGATCGCTGTGACTCGCATGATCGTTCGGCCTACAGTAGGCCGTGCCACGCAAAAAGACATACGACCCCAGCCGGGGTAAGCAGACCTGCAAGCGCTGCGGCACCGAAGCCCGGCCGCTCCGCCACAACAAAACGTGCGCGCTTTGTGGGGTCACGTGTTGCATGAATCAGCCCGGCACCGTCTCCGGCTTGGTCTGCGAAAAGCCGACCCGGCAGTCTCGCCGTAGCCGCCGGATAAACCCGGAGGGCGTGTGGGTGACCAAGGTTTTTTGCTCACAAAAATGCGTCGACAACTTCGCCGTTGTGCAGACGATCAGAGGTCTTTGACATGAACGAAAACGAGCTACTTCAATCCGTATTCAGCAAATGCCCCGTGTGCGAGGGCCCGGTCGACATCACCACGGCGGAGACCGTGAGCGTGCCGCGAACAGACGGGGGCGACTTCACCGAAGTCGTGGTGGTCTGCTCGGAGAGCTGCGCCGCCGCGGCCGAGACCATCGCAGCGATCGAGGCCGACGACGGCCGCCACCGCGAGCACGAGGAAGAGCCCGAGGCCGACGTGAAGCCCGGAGCCAAGTTCCACGCGTACACGCTCGACGAGTTCAAGCGGCCCGAGCCTGACGAGGCCGACGACATCTCGCGCAAGTCGATGGCCGAGCTCATGGCCGGCGAGCTCCAAGAGCGCAGCGACGCATACTGACTCGGGTGTGGTAGGCTGGGCGCTCCATGACCGCGCCTAACCTCGAACACATCGTGACGCCGTTGCGCCAGTTCGCCGTCCCGATTTCCGACCTGACCCCGGACCCGAAAAACGTCCGAATCCACAGCAAGCGCAACCGCGATGCGCTGCGCGTCAGCTTGACGAAATACGGGTTCATTGAGCCGATCATCGTCCAGCGGCAGGGCATGATCATCCGCGCGGGGAACTGTCGCACGAAGCTCGCGGGAGAGCTCGGATGGACCCACGTCCCCGCGCTCATCGTCGACCACAACGACGTCGAGGCGACGGCCTTCGCCATCACGCACAATCGCACAGGCGAGCTCGGCGAGTGGGATGAGAAGGCCCTCGCGCAACAGCTCGCGGAGCTGCAAGCGAGCTCGATCGAGCTGTTCACGACGACGGGTTTTGACGCGGCCGAGGTCGATAGGCTGCTCGGGACCCCGCTCGTGATTCCTGACGACCCCGTCGAAGAGCTGACCCCGCCGGACAGCTTCCCGGAGATCGACGGGACCGAGCCCACCGATCACCGCTGCCCCTCGTGCGGCTACGAATGGAACGGGAAGTCGAAGTGATCGAGCAGCTCCGCCGTCGGCTCGACTATACCGACCGCCTACTGGTCCGGCTGCTCTCGCAGCGGTCGGGTCTCGTGGCCAAGGTCCAGCGCGCCCGCGCAGCCGGGGGCGGGCCCTCGCGGGACCCTGAGCGTGAGGAGGTCGTGCGAGCCCGCGCCGAGCAGCTCGCCCGCGAGCTCGGGGGCTACCCGCCCGATGTTGTGCTCACGATCTTCGAGATTCTGTTCGCCAACGCGGAGCGGGCCCAATGAAGCCGCCGTACTACGTGCCGACCATGGCTGTGGTCGAGGCCGCGCGGGGGACCAATGGCTACACCGCGGTCTCGACGTTCTCGGGCGCGGGCGGCAGCTGTCTCGGGCACACCCTCGCCGGCTTCGCTGTGCTGTGGGCGAATGAGTTCATTCCCGCTGCGCAAGATACCTACATGCGGAATCATCCTACCTCGCATCTCGATACCCGAGACGTGCGAGAGGTGCAGGGCGCCGACATCCTGAACGCGGTCGGAAAAGACATCGGGGAGATCGATCTTTTCGATGGCAGCCCGCCGTGCTCCGCGTTCTCGAATGCGGGGAGTCGGGGCCAGCAGTGGGGAAAGATCAAAGGCTACAGCGACACCAAACAGCGGGTTGATGATCTGCTCTTCGAGTTCGCGCGTCTCGTCGCGTTCACGCGCCCGCGGGTGTTCGTCGCTGAGAACGTTGGGGGGTTGCTCCGCGGTAAGGGGTTGGGACGGTTTCGGGAGCTCGTCAAGCGTCTGCCGGGGTACACGATCCGCGCTCAGACCATGGACGCGGTTTGGATGGGCGTCCCCCAACGCCGCGAGCGGGCGATCATCATCGGTGTTCGCAGTGATCTAGGAGTGCCGCCAGCATTCCCGAAGCCGCTGAAATACTACTACACGGCCGGAGACGCGCTCCCGTGGCTACGCGCTCCCGCGGGCACCCGCGTTGCGCGTCTGGGCGAGATCACCGATCGCGTCCCTCTAGCCAAGAGCCGGCGCGAGGGCAAAAAGTACAACACCTACGAAGTGCTCCCACATAGGCCCTGTCCCACCGTCACCGTGGCGAGCGATGGCAATGACCTGTTTATCATCGGTCCGACTGAGCAGGAAGCCAATGCTGGCATCATCGCGCCCGCGGACCCGCGGAAGATCAATATCTCCGAGCTCCGCCGCCTGTGTGGCTTTCCTCCAGACTTCCAGCCTACTGGGTCGTTCTCGAAGCAATATGAGCGACTCGGCCGCGCTGTTCCGCCACCCATGATGTGCGCCGTAGCCTCGACGATCCGCGATGCTGTGCTACGAAAAGCAGACCATGGGCAGCAACAGCAGCATTGATCACACCCCCGAGGACCGCTGGGTCTTTGACGAGTCCGTCGCGGATTGCTTCGAGGACATGTTGTCCCGATCCATCCCACAACACGACGAGATGCGCCGACTCGTCGGCAACGTCGGCGGGGTCGGGGTGGCCGACGGGACCCTTGTCGTTGACTTGGGATGTAGCCTCGGTCAGGCGATTGTCGACGTGCGCCGAGTAGCTCTCTCGCGTGGCATCAATGCGGTGTATCATGGGCTGGAGACGAGCGCTCCGATGCTTGATCGTGCCAAAGCGCGATTCGACTCTGTCGATGTCTTTGTAACGAACGAAGATGTGCGGACATGGAACGGCGACAACTGTAGCGTGGTGCTGGCAGTGCTTACGCTACAGTTCATCCCGATCAACTACCGACAGCAAATCATCCGCAACGTATTCGAGTCCCTGAACCCCGGTGGGCGCTTCGTGCTCGTCGAGAAAGTGCTGGGCGAAGGGGCGCAGGTCGATGATCTCATGGTCGCGCACTATCACCACAACAAACTCCAACAGGGCTATTCGAGGCAAGCTGTACGAGCGAAAGCGGAGTCCCTCGAAGGTGTGTTGGTCCCGGTGACTGCTGGCATGAACGAATCGATGCTTCGCCGTGCGGGCTTCCGTGAGGTAGACTGCTTTTGGCGATGGATGAATTTCGCGGCATGGGTGGCGATCAAGTAGCCTGCGAACACCCGAGCCCCACAGAGCTCGTGCCCGGCGTGAAGTTGTGTCGGGGCTGTGGGGCTCTCCATGTGAACGGTCGATGGGGGCGCGTCCCGTTGCCCCCAAAGCCGTGCTGTGAGGAGTGCGAGCAGAACCGTCGACGGCTCGCCGATACTTGGTACAGAGAGCGTAAGTGTGCAGGTTGCAAATGAGATCCGGCGCGCGTTTCTCCGCGCCCAAATGCGCGTTGATCTGGAGCGCAACCTAGACGCGCTAGCAGATGCGCATGGGGTGAGCGTCGAGTACGTCGCGGGTATGATCAAACACGTGATCGAGACCTGCGCGGGGGACCACGTTGACATGCTCTTCGCCGTAGACAGTCGGCTCCAGCGGGGCGTGCATGTCGAGCCCGTCGCGCCCCTGACCGAGACCGTCAACAAAGTACAGGCGGCGCTGTCGTCAGGCCTGAAAGACGTGGTATCGTCTGGCCCGAATGCGCTACAGCGTGAAAGTCTTCGCCGTCCGGTGTGACGAGAAGGGCCGGCGCCTGCCCACCCCCGAGGGCAAAAAGCCCTACGTCGCCCAGGACCGGGTTCACGTCGAGGCCCAGGGACACGATGCCGCCAAGGCAGCTGCGCGCGCCGAGCTGTCCAAGGGCCGTGGCCGGGTCATCTCGATCAACTTCGAAAGCGATACCGCGCTCGTGGCGTACGTGGAGAGCAGCAAATGAGTCGCCGTGCAATCATTGGTAACGAGGCCGATCTAACGCGGCATCTCCCGACCGACCCCAACGACCCCGACACGCTCGTCACGGGCAATTCGGAGACCTACGATGTGTCGCGGTTTCAGATGCAGACGGCGGCGGTACACTTCGGTTTTGACGCGGGCTCTTCTGGCGACTACACGCTACAGGGAGCCGTTGGTAGTTCGAGTCCTTGGGTGGATATTCAATCGAACATCACAAGCGATACGCTGATCAACTTCTCGGAGCCGCCGAATAATCATTACTGGGCTCGGTTGCGTGTTGTTGTGAATACTGTAGGCGCCGAAGATGATACAATCACCCTCGGCGCGCACGAGTACGTTTGGTAGTCGCAAAAAGGAAATAAAAGATGCCCGGCCGCAATCCAGTTTTTCCTGCCCCGCGAGATATTCGTCGTCAAACGTACTATCCCGGCGTTTCGCTATCGCTTGCCGAGATGGTCGCGCTCGGCCATATCGCGGGCGCAAAAATTGTGCACTTTACCGGACGCCGAGAAGATGTAGACGGTGAGGCCGAAGCATGGTCGGCACTCCTACCGACTACGCGTGCCCCATACCGGCCCGATATTTCTGGCGGACCTATTGGGTGGACTCCCGAGCCTTTGACGGCGCAGAGTACTTCGTCAGATGACGGGGGCGCCGGATCGGGTGCGCAGGTACTACTAGTTGAATACCTGAACGCGGATGGGTTTGAACGCATTGGTCTCGCACTGCTCGCGGGAACGGGGACAGTACCGGTTCTCGAAGCAACGTCACAAGGTGTTGGTAATGCAAACACCATTGTCCCGTTGATGCCTCCAACGCCTGCTACGGGAGTACGCGTAAACCGCGTAACAGTAGTTGCCGGTGGTGTGCCAGCAGGGAACTGCACCGTCGAACTTGGTGGTCAAGCTGCACAGCGGCTGCTTCCGGGTCAAGCGCTGTCATCGACAAGTCGCTTTACTGTGCCACGTGGATTTATTGGGTTGATTCACGGTCTCGGCTATGGTGTTGATCGTGAACAGCGGGGGCTCGTGCGTGTTTATGCACAGCCGCTCGGGCGGCTGGACTATGAGTTCACCGCCTACGAGGCCAGTAACGGTGCCCTTGCGGTACCGCTTGCAGAGCCAATTCGGCTAGCACCGCTGGGTGAGTTGGGACTAACTTTTGAAAAGGACTCGGGTGGTGGAAACATCGATGTATCCAGCATTCTGCAACCGATCTTCCTCCCGGATCCCAACGACCCTGATCCAGCGCCAGAACGACAAGCGCCGCCGTTGGGCTGAGTAGAACATGAGTGCTCTAGACGCTTTTTTTGCTACTGAGTTGCCGCCTCAACGCTCCTCGGTAGAAAAAGTCGACACAGCAAATGACGCCGTAAGTAAGGGGTCTGTGCGTACGTCATACACGGGACGAGACGGTACAGAGCGAAGCAACGTACTACAGACAGACGCAGGGACGCGACGGTTGTTCGCACGGCATGGTGCCATTGAGCCGCCTTTGGACCCTATTATGCTTGCGCATTTGCACGAGATGAGTGGGGCGCTGCGCTCAAACATCGATGCATATGTCACTAACATTGACGGTTTCAGCCACACGTTTGAGCCGTCACTAGATCTTGACGATGACGAGACCCGCGAGCGCATCGCCCAGGCCATGCTCGAAGAGCGGATCCTCGGGGTGGTCCAAGAGGCGAGTGTCGAGGAGCAGGCCAAGCGCCTGCTGAAAGAGTTCGCCGCCGCGAATGATGGGGAGGATGGAGAGCCGACCGGGGCCGACGATCAAGCCCCCCTCGACGTCACGCCACCGACCGATGCCGAGGTCGAGGCACGGATCGACGCCATCCGCCGGGAGATGATCCGCGAGCGCATGCGGCTCGAACGGTTTTTTGAGTTCTGCTGCGTCACGGAGAGTTTCATGTCTCTTCGCATGCGCACGCGGCAGGACATCGAGCTGATCGGGAATGGCTATTGGGAGGTGCTGCGCAACTCCAACGGCGACATCGTGCAGTTCACGTATGTGCCAGCATTCACGGTGCGACTACTCCCGGCCGACAAGGACCCGATCGAGGTCGAGATGCCGGTGAAGCTCACCGCCATCACGGAGAACACCGAGACCGTCGTTCGCCGCTTCCGCCGATTCTTGCAGATCAGCGAGACCCGCGAGCGCACGGTGATCTACTTCAAGGAGTTCGGCGACCCACGCGTGGTGAGCTCGAAGACCGGCGAGGTCTACGAAACCCCCGAACTACTGGCAAAGGCGGAGGGCGACACTCGCCCCGCTACCGAGATGATCCACTTCAAAGTTCACAACTCCCGGACGCCCTACGGCGTGCCCCGGTGGGCGAGTGAGCTGCTCGGAGTGCTCGGCAACCGCAACGCCGACGAGGTCAACCTCGCGTACTTCGAGAACCGTGCGATCCCGCCGATGATCCTCACCGTCTCGGGTGGTCGTCTCGCGGGTGACTCCGCGACGGTCTTTGAGAACTACTTCAAATCCCAGATCCGCGGCAAGCGGCACCATCACAGTGTGGCGATTGTCGAGGCCGAGCCCCCGGGACTCGCGGGCGGCATGACGAACGGCACCGTCAAGCTCGACGTGATCAAGCTGCGCGATGTCCAGCAGGATGACGCGATGTTCATGGGCTACCGCGAGGCCAACGTCGACGCGATCGGCTCCGTGTTCCGCATGCCCCGGCTGCTCCGCGGCGACGTGCGAGACTTCAACCGCGCGACCGCCCAGACCGCCCTCGACTTCGCCGAAATGCAGGTGTTCGCACCGCTCCGCGCTGAGTTCGATTTCACGATCAACCGGCAGATCCTCGCCGACTTTGGCGTGCGGTTTTGGAAGTTCAAGAGCGGCACGCCGGACTTCTCCGACCCCGCCGAAGTGCTGCAAAATCTCCAGCTCGCGGAGAAGTACCTCGTGCCCAACGAACAGCGCGAGGCGGCCGCGGGAGCCCTCGGCCGCGAGCTCGAAAAGCTCGACGCGGCCTGGGCCCGGGAGCGTCCTCTCGCCGTCACGCTCGCCGCCATCGAGCGCAAGACGAACCTGGTCGACGTCGACGGCGAGGCCCTGCCCGAGCAGGAGCCCCCGCCCCCACCCGAGGCCAAGCCGCTCGCGGGCGGGCCCCCAGGAGTCGACGAGGGCGAGGAAGAGCAGGCCAAGGCTATCCGCAAGAGCGTCGACGAGCGCGTGCGCGACCTGATCGAGCTGCGCGACGCCGCCGATCGGCTCGGGTTCCTGTCGACCAAGGACATGCTCGATGTGTGACCTGCACGTCGACTGGCACGAGGCTGCCAAGGCGGCCGATGATCTGTTGCGGATGCTCCGAATCGACGTCTCGAAGGCGCTCGATCCGATGGACCCGGACGACTTTATCAAGATCACCGCTCAGCTCTCGCGGGATCTCGAAGCAAAGCGCCGCGAGCTTGTCGCTGCCGATGTCGACGAAGCGCTCGCCGGCCTCGACGTCGATTGGGTCGGCCTCGATCCAGCGAGCCGGGACGCGCTCGTGCAGGCGACGAATCTTGCGATCACACAAGCCGAGCTCCGCACGCTGCCGACCATCAACGCCACGATCACGACCAAGGCCGAGGCCACGATCAAGGGCGCCAAACAATCGGTATCCTCGACTTTCGATCTCAACATCGGAATCAGCACAGACTTGATCGACGAGACGGTGGTCAACTCGGTCGCTCGCCAAGATGTCTACTTTCGAACCGAGATCGGCAACCGCTCGCAGGCGTTCACACAGAAAGGTCAAAAGATCATTCGTGATGGTCTCGACCAAGGATTGCGCTCCGCCGACATCACCGCGGACCTTGTGAAGGCCGGACGGGCTGTCCACTTCGAGCGGTCCGCTCACTACATGCGCGTTGTGGCGACCCAGGCGATGAACTCCAGTCGCGTGTTTGGAGCGCTGCGCAGCTTCGACGCGGCGGGCTTCGAAACCTACGCCTTCGACGCGGTGCTCGACGAGCGCACCACCGAGATTTGCCGAATGCTCGACGGCTCCGTGTTCCGTGTGGGCGCCGCTCTACAGCGCTTTGCAGACATCGCGGCCAACCCCGACCCGGAAGCGGTGCGCGACCTGAAACCGTGGGTGCGCGAGCGCATCGACCCCGTGACCGGCAAGCGCGAGCTCTTCGTGCAGGACCGGCAGGGCCACCGCACCAGGCTCGCCGTGGTCGAGTCCCCGGGCTTTGGGGTGGCCGATCGCGTCGGTGTGTACTCCGACAAATTGGCGATCCCGACCATGGAGCAGCTCGGGATTAGCTATCCCCCCTTGCATGGATTGTGTCGGTCCACCATCATCCCAGAGTGACCATGCAGCTGGCGGACCTACACGACCAAGCCAACTTGGACCGCGTCGCCTCGGCCATCGCGCGCGCCGTGTCGATGTCCTATCTCGACGAGGACATCGGCGGCACGCAAACCGCCGACGAGACCAAGCGGCGCACCCAGCTGTGCACCGAGTATTTCAAGATCATGCGACACGACATGAACTGGTCGATCGCCAAGATCTGTGACCTCATGCCGCGTGTCCTCTTCGCCGCGATGATGGGCGAGGCTGACAAGTACATCGAATCCATGAACAAGCGCGCCTGGGCGCGGCCCGTTGAGTACCGCACCCCCGCGGGCCTGATCATCCCCAACTGAGAGCCATCATGAAGAGCCAACTGACCGCCCTCCAGACCTCGCTTGCCGAAGTGCTCGGCGAGACGCCCGACACCGGCTTCGCCTGCGAGGTCATGACTCCCGAGCAGCTGCTCACCTACGCCCACAGCGAAGTCGATCTCAGCAAGGCCGAGACCGACGACGAGGCGCGCCCGCGCCTGAGCCACCTGCTCAAGAACGTCACGACGATGCTGAGCAAGAACGCCTTCGACGGCATGGGCACCGCCGTCCCCGTCTACCGCGGCGAGAACTCGCGCACGTCCATGACGGCCGCGTCCGAGATGAAGGCCGCCGACATGGGCAAGGGCATGGGCATGCGCGTCAGCTTCGAGTCCGCGAACACCGAGGCCAACCCGGGCAGCAACGCCTTCGGCCGCGGCGGCCCGCAGCACGGGAACATCGGCTACAGCTTCCGCGGCATGATCGGCAAGTCGGCCGACGGCGGCGGCGAGGAGCCGACCGAGGAGAACCGCTCCGAGACCGTCGAGGCCATCGCCAAGGCCGCCAAGAGCGACGCCAAGTTCCGCGAGATGCTGCTGGCGCAGCTCGCCGGTGAGGCCGACGACCCCGACGGCTCGCCCGCGACCAAGAGCAACCTCGGCGACGGGTGGCCCCGGGACATGGCCGCCGACGAGATCGACAACGATCCCGACCTCCAGTTCTGAGGGCCAGCATGCGCGCCCGAGTCCGCAAAGACAGGGGCGGCGAGCAGCTGCCCCCTTGGCCCGCGTTGGTGGCCGCCACGCTCCCGCGCGGGGTCGCCGTCGTCTCGCCCTACGATGAGCCCGACGTTCCCGCGGCGCTGATCAAGGCGATGGCGAGCGACGCGGTGATCGTCCTCGACACGCCGAACGGCGAGCTCACCCCGGTGCTCGGCCTGCTCCCGACCCGCAAGGCCGGGAGCTTGGTCGGGTGCGCCGACTCGGCGGTCAACCGCCGGGCCCTGCTCGGCGCGGGCTTCAACGTCTTCAAGGTCCACGGCGCCGCGTCGCGGTTGTTCGGGGCGACCTACGATCTCGCTGCCGCGCCGTGGGTCGACGTGATCAAGGCCGACCCCGTCTCGAAGCCCTTCGCCGGCTTCGAGGACTTCGGTGCGTGCGTCTCGGCTCAGCTCGCCGCGGGCAAGAGCCAAGAGAGCGCGGAGAGGATCTGCGGCTCCCTGCAAGCCGAGACCAAAAAGGCTTTTGATGATCGTCCCGTTCGCTTGATCAAGACGGCAGACGAGGGCGAAGAGCGGTTGGTGTACGGAATCGTGTTGGAGCCCAATGGGGTCGACGCACAAGACGACACCATCTCCCCCGAGGAGATTCGACAGGCCGCGCACAAGTTCATGCAGTCCTACGGCAACGTGGGGCTACAGCATCAGACATTCATCAACGGGCAGGCCCGGATCCTCGAAAGCTACATCGCTCCCGCCGACATGGTGATCGGTGGCTACGCGGTCCGCAAAGGGACTTGGCTGATGGCGATGCGCGTCATCAGTGACGACATTTGGAAGGCCGTGAAGAGCGGTCTAATCACCGGGTTCTCGATTGGTGGGAGCGCCGTGCGAAAGCCGGCTTGACAACCCACCAATCGCCAGACCAGAATCAGAGCACTCTCCCGATGCCCGAGATGCAAACCGGCACCGTCTACCGCCTCCATGACCTCCTCGTGAAAGAGGTGTCCATGGTGGACGTCCCGGCCAACGAACGCCCCTTCTTGATCGTCAAGAGCGACGACATGACCAACCCCACCGCCACCACGAAGACCGACGAGAACGTCGACGCGGCCATGGGCGCGAAGGCAGCCACCGAGACGGCGCTGCTCACCGCGATCCACCCCGAGATCCAGCTCGCTTTTGGCGAGACGCTGGAGAAGGCCGGGCAACGAATCCTCGCGCTCGCGGGCGCGGTGAAGTCGGCCAAGGCCGCGGACACCGAGAAGCCGCAGATCCCCGCGAAGCTCATGGAGGAAGTCGTGAACATCACGGCCGCGCTCGGTGGGCTCGTGGGCGTCGACAAGGCCCCCGCGCCCCCGCAGCCCCCGGGTAAGAAGCCGCCCGGCGCCGGCCAGGGCCAGGCTCGCCCCGAGGGCGAGAGCACCGACGACGAGCTGCCCGAAGGCGGGAGCAACGTCGCCGGGGGCAAGGGCAAGGGCAAGCCGCAGTACAAGGCCGAGGAGCTCGACGCCCTCGTCAAGAGCATCGCCACCATGGAGAAGCTCGGCGACATCGACATGTCCGCGATGGGCATGCTCTACATGACCGCGGGCAAGGAAGCTCTCCGCACGGCGATGGACGCTTGCTACGATGGCGACTACGCCAAGGCCGGCAACTACGCGGGCATGGCCTACAAGCTGCTCGGCAAGTACACCGGCGGCATGTCGATGGACATGACGATGGCGGCCAAGATCGACGCGCTGCACAAGCAGCTCGGCGAGATGGTCGAGAACGGCGTCAGCAAGGCCGGGCGCAAGATGAGCTCGGCCCGCTTCGCCGAGTTCGACAAGTCGATCCGCGCCCTCCTGGAGCTCGCCGAGCAGGTCTCGCCCGGCTACCTGGAGTCGCTCGGCACCGTCGCCAAGGCGGCCCAACCCAAGCTCATGCGCGGGCTCGTCGAGCTCGTGCGCAAGCAAAAGGCCGAGCTCGCGGCGGCCACGGCCGCGCGCACCGAGAGCAACGCCAACCCCGTCGGCGAAGGTTCCGCCGCGCCCGAGGACAAGGACCCGGGCTGGCAAGTGGACATGGCCGCCGACTACAACGGGGAGGACTTCCCCGCTGACCTCAAGTTCTGATCCAGATCGAGACGAGACAAAACCATGCGAGTGACCACCAACCGTGAAATTCTGACCAAGGCCAACCTGGAGCTCGCCGACCTCCAGAGCGACGGCGGCCTCCTCGTGCCTGAGCAGGCTCGACGGTTCATGCGGATTCTGATCTTGCGCTCTGTCGTGATCGGGATGAGCACGGTCGAGCCGATGAAGTCGCCCCGCAAGGAGATCGACAAGATCAACTTCGGGTCCCGCGTGCTCCGGGCCGCGAGCCCCGGCGTCGCCCTCGGCCACAACGACCGCAGCAAGCCCGACCTGTCCAAGGTCGAGCTCGACTCGAAGCTGTTCAAGGCCGAAGTGCGCCTGAACAACGAGGTCCTCGAAGACTCGATCGAGCAAGGCAACCTCCGCAACACGGTCATGCAAGAGTTGACCAAGGCCGTCGCGCGCGACATGGAGGACATGGTCATCAACGGCGACACCGACAGCTCGGTGCCCTTCTACGCCCAGTTCGACGGCATCCTCAAGCAGGCCACGAGCAACGTCGTCAACGCCAACGGGGCCAAGCTGTCCAAGTCGATCCTGCGCGACCTGAAGAAGGTCATGCCCAACCAGTTCCTGGTCTCGCCCAGCTCGATGCGCTACTACACGAGCGTCGACGCCGAGATCGACTTCCGCGACTCGATCGCGGACCGGGCCACCGACCTCGGCGACGTCGGCTTCGGCGGCAAGGTCGGCTCCGCGCCGACGGTCGCCTACACGGGCATCCCCGTGATGCCCGTGCCGATCTTCCCGGAGAACCTCGGCGCCAACACCAACCAGACCAACGTGCTGTTCCTCGACCCGAAGAACGTGCACATCGGCATCCACCGCGAGATCCGCATGGAGACCGACAAGGACATCTCCGCGGGTCAGGTGATCATCGTGGTCACCCTCCGCTTCGACACCCGCTACGCGCACGAGCCCGCGGTCGCCAAGGCCACCAACGTCCTGACCGGCGTCGGCTGATCCTCGCCTCGCTACGCCAACCCCTACCCGGTTCAACACCAACAGGAAGGACAGATCATGCCCCTTGGAACTGCCACCCTCGGCTCTCGCTCCGGCGAGTCGGCGAGCCAGCCGACCTTCACCGAGATCCTCACCTTCGCGGGCGACGACGCCTACCCGGCCGGCGGCACCACCGGCTTCGCGGCCTACGTCGCGGCGGCGCGCTCGATCGAGAACTTCGAGGTACTCTCGGTCGTCACCCTCAACGCCCCCGCCAACCCCAACTACATGGAGTACGACAAGGCCAACGAAAAGCTGGTCGTGTACGTCCGCGCGACGGGGCTCCAGCGGGCCGCGGGCGACGACTCGGCCAACTCCTACACCGTCGCGGTCACGGGGCGCTGAGACCATGGCCACCATCACCTCGAACATGTTCTCGGGTGGGGCCAACATCACCCCGAACGACTCCGCCGGTGTGCCGTCGCTCGCCACGGTCCTGCAAGACGTGGCCGACGACCTGACCGCGATCCGCACCGCGCTCACCGGTGCCGCGGCCAAGCTCGACGCGGACACGGGAGTCACCGACACCGACTACGCGGCGAACCTCAACACCGCGCTTGGCACCCAGAAGACGATCAACGGCGGCTAGCCGCTGACAACGACCGACCGTGCATTCGCACGGTCGGATTTTTGTGGACCCTGACAAAACCCAAACCAGGAGATCATCGATGCCCTACTACGTTCGCCTCAAGCCCTACGACAAGTCGAAGGGATTCACCTGTCGCCGCTACATCACGCACGGCGTCCTCTTCGAGGGCGGCAAGTGGATGAAGCTCGCCAAGGATGCCGCGAGGGAACTCGCCAAGCACACGCAGCCGGGCTCGCGCCCGCACGTGCCGATCCCTCTCTTCGACATCGCGCCGAACCGCAAGGCCGCGCTCGCCATGGACCGCAAGGCGATCCCGCAGACCGAGGTGGACGGCGCCGTCGCGGTGACCGAGATGCGAGCCCTCCCCGTCGACAACCTCGCCGCCGACGACGGCGAGCTCGACTTCGACCGGGCGCTCGCCGTCGAGAAAGCCCGCATGGCCCTCGAACAGGCCGAGGCCGTGGCCGCCGAGGGGGCCCAGGCCGACGCCCAGGCCCTCGCGCAGCTGGAGACCCAGGACCTGCCGACCGTCGCCGCCGCGGCCGAGACCGCGGCGCCCGAGGACGAGTCCAAGGCCGACGCGGACGCGCGCGCCCGCATGCGCCCGCGCAAGTAGTTGCGGCACACCGTCGCGCCGGGCACCATGGGATCGGCGCTCATGGACTCGGCGCCTCGCCAGCGTCACCGCTGCCCCCTTCGCACTCGCGTTGGGGGCAGCACTTTTTGCCCGAGGGACGCGCGCCCTCGCGTGGGGTAGACTGAGCCCGTGGCCGCGTTGAAGCCTGGACAGAGCAGCTCGAAGACCGACCCCGCGCCCGCGGGCCTGTTCGGCTATCAGGAGCGCGACGTCGACGAGGGAGGCTTTTTCCGAGACCTCGCAGAGCTGGAGTACCGGCTGGTCGACAGCAACGGAGCAGAGGCGCAGGCGTGGACCGTGGTCATCGTCGACCGCGACGCGGCGAACACCGACGCGGTGCTCGACGTCAAGCAAGGCCTGTACGCGCCGACCATCACGATCCCCGACCCGGCCGCGGTGGGGGAGTGGCGGATCGAGTGGCGCTTTCGCGTCGAGACCGGCGACCCGCAAAAGACGAGCTTCACCCCGCTGTATGTCGTGGCCGCGGACCACCCGATCGCGGACGGCTACGTGCAGGTGCAAGAGATGCTCGACGAGGGCGTGCCCGTGGCCATGTTCACGTTCACCCGGATCGCTCGCGCGATCAAGACGGCGAGCGAGCTCTTCGAGACTTGGACCGGCCGCCACTTCGAGCCCCGCTTGATCACCGTGGACGTCGATGGCGAGGGCAGCCCGATCAAGCAAATGGGAATGCCCATCATCGGGCTCGCCAATGTTGAGTTCACGTTCACCACGTTCTCGCCCGCCGACCTGCCGATCGAAGAGGGCGATTTGCGGGTGTACAATCGGCACATCCGAAACGCGATGACCCAGCCCGACGACCGCGATGATCCGCGGATCGAGTTCCTGCGCATCGAGAACTTTCGCTACCCCCGTGAAACCCTGCTCGGCGACACCGACTTGCTGAGCTCGACTATCGGCTTTCCCCTAAGCCAGCAGAACATCAAGATCTCGGGCATGTTCGGATTCACCGACCCCGACGGCTCCGCGTTCGGGCGCACGCCCTCGCTCGTGAAAGAGGCCGTGATGCGAATCGCCATGGGCAAGCTACAGCCCCTGTGGGTGACCACCGGCGGCGGGGCAAACATCGGAGTCACCGGCCCGGTTGCGAGCGAGCGCACCATTGATCAACACGTCACCTATGGTGACCTCGCGGACAAGGGAACGACGGGTGCATTCACCGGCTATTTCACGGGTGATCCTGCCATCGATCAGATCATCTCCACTTTCCGCCGCCCCCCGCGGCTGCGCTCGACGAGTCCCTGATGCCCAACTATCGCGGACGCCTGATCTGGCCTTTCGTGGCCGACATCGCACGCCTCGACACGGCCGGCACCGTCGCGGAGCCTGGGGCGGGCAACGTCGTGACCGGCTATGACCCCGACTTCCGCGAGCCGGTGGTGTACGCGGCCGGAGACAGCCCACGCGCCGAGATCGAGGTGCTCGGCTTGCCCTGCCAAGTGCACCCAGACAAGGGCGATTTCAACAACCTGCAAATGATGCTGTCCGGCGCCGTCAAAGCGTACAGCCTGCATTTGTGCTTTCACTACATCGACCTCGAAGCCCGCAATCTCGTCGACACGGACGGATCAGCGCTGATCAAGAACAACGATCGCCTGATTCGGATTCGGCACTTGATTACCGGTCAAATCGTGTCTGACTTCACCAACCGCCCGGTCTACGTGACCCAGCCGCAGGATCGCGGAATGGGCATGTCGGCGCTCAGTCGGAACCTGCTCATGGTGCGATTCGAAGAGCGCGAGACCAGCATTTTGTCTGTCTAATGGTCGCCACCGTCAAACGCACTGGGGATTGGAAGCTGCTCAAGCGCACGCTGAGCGGGCTACCCACGCGCGTGAAGGCGGCACAGAAAATCGCCACCTTCGAGGAAGCGCATCACTATCGCCGGATGGTGCTCAAGGCGTTCAAAACCTCGGGCCGATCCAACGGCAAAGCGTGGGAGCCAAACAAGCGATCTGTGCTCGCAAACAAGGGGTCAAGCAAGCCACTGATCGACCGCGGCGACCTGCGAAACTCGATCGTGGTCGTGAAGCGCGGTAAAGGCTTTTGGGTGGGCGTGTCGAGCCGCAAGCGCAGCCGCGACGGCTCCCGGCTTGTCGACATCGCAGCGGTGCACGAGTTCGGCCGAGTCATCGCTATGCAGGTCACCCCGAAAATGCACGCTTACGTGATGGCGCAGCTCGCCAAAAACGGGGGAGGTGGTGGCGGTGGCTCGGGCAAATTCAAGCCCGGTGCGATCATCGTGATCAAGATCCCTGAGCGGTCATTCCTCCGCGCTACCGCGAAAGCCCACTTCAAACCGGCGCAAGTTCAGGTTCGGATGGTCAAGCGTATGTCTCGGCTACTCGGGGGCGCATTCAGGGGGCCCCGCTAATGGCTGTCCCGACTATCGACACCATCGCGCCCACCGAGGGCGCGCCCACGGGCGGGCAGGTGATCGAGATCAACGGCACCAACTTTCAGATGCCGCCCGCGCCTCCGGCTGAGGGCGTTGTTCCGATCCCCGCCCCGACGGTCCGGGTCACCTTCGCTGGAGTCGCGGCACCCGTCGTGGCTGTCGTGAGCGAGACGCGGTTGTTTGTCCGCGTGCCTCGAATCTCCATGCCCGTGGTCAGCGGTCTGACTCAGGGCAGCTTGGCCGCTGACGTCGTGGTCGAGAACATCGACACCGACGGCGTGCTGATTCCCGGCGAGACCGTGACGCTCGCGGGCGGGTACACCTACCAACGGCCGCGCCTCGGGACCGCGGCCGAGTCGTCGCTTGCGTCGGTGGTCCGGCAGCTGTTGCGCCGCCTCAAGTCGGAGGTGATCGGCGAGGTCATCCTCTCGATGCACACCGATTACGACCGCGACACTGGCACGATTGCAACCGACGTTGCGGTCGTTCCCGCGATGGTCCTCGTCGGCCCAACGCTGACCAAAAACACGATCTTCACTGAGAACGCGCCGACCACTAACATTTTCGGGAATGACGAATTCGGGGAGCGTCGACGCGCGATTTATTTCGACGTTGGATTCGACGTCATCTTGATCACGCAAAGCGATGTCCAGCTTTTGAACTTGATGGAGCTGACGACTACGGTCATTGATCGAAGCTCTGCGTTTCAGTTCTCCAGCCCGGCATTGCCAGCAGGATTCCAGCTCAACTTGGAGTGGACCGACGGGCTCGCGGTCTCAAAGCAGACGAATCAGCTGAATTCCAATGTGCGCGTGGCCGAGGGAACGTTTACAATCATCGGGCTCCCGTTCAACACCCTGATTGGCAGCACCCGCGACGCGATTCAGGAAGTCGGCGCCGCGCTTGCTGGCTCGCCCAGCTTGCAAACCCCCCAGAACTTCGGCGACACTTAGGTCGCCGGTCGAGTCATGCCCAAGTTGTACACGCTCAAGTCCCGGGCGAAGCGCATCCTCACGGTGCAGCTCCCCGCCAGCCTCGCGTCGCCGCGCTTCCCCGCGCAGACCCAGACCGTCTACCGCACGCGCCGGGTCCCGAAGTCGGACGAGCGCGTCGTGCGTGGCGAGGCGCACCGCTTCCCGCCCACGATGACCATCCTCCCCGGCGAGGCCCTCGACAACCTGCCCCAGACCATCGCCGAGCTCCCGGCGGTGCGAGCCCTCGCCCTGGGCCGCGAGCTCGTCATCATCGAGCAGACGCCCGCCCCCGCGCCCACCCGCGCCCCCTCGACTCGCCGCGTCCGTCGGCGCAAGGACTGACCCATGCCCGAGCTGCTTTCGTCCAAGATCATCATCCGCGAAGAGCCCCCGCAGATCCGCAGCATCACCGCGCTGCCCACCGCCGTCCTCGGCATGATCGGCATCACCCAACGGGGCCCCGTGGGCCAGCCGGTGCTCGTGCTGTCCTTCGAGGAATGGCGCAACACCTTCGGCGGCTACACCCTCACGAGCCGCGACACGATCGCCGCGGTCGAGGGCTTTTTCGAAGAGGGCGGCCAGTTCCTCTGGTTCACCCGGACGGTGCACTACACCGACGTCACCGACAACACCACGAGCACGTCGACGCGTGGCTCGGTCGACCTGAGCACGCTGCTACTCGCGGCCCAGGGCGCCCAGGCCCTGAGCACCCTCGCCGGCCCCTTCTCGCTCCCCGACGGCGCCACCATCACCACGAGCGAGGACGGCAACGCCGCGGTCACCACGACGATCAACGGCGGCCCCGCGCAGGTCACCGCCGTGGCCGCGGGCAACGTCGCGCTCGCCGACGGACAGACGCTCACCCTGCGCGTGAACAACGGGCCCGAGCAGACGCTCACCCTGCAAGCCGCGAGCTTCGCCAACATCGCCGCCGCGACCCCGGCCGAGGTGGCTACGGTGATCTCCGCCTTCACGGGGGCCACGGGCGACGTCGATGGGACTTCGCCGCGCCTGTCCACCGACGGGGCCGGCAACGGATTCTCGATCCAGGTCACCGGCGGCACCGCCAACGCCGTACTGCAATTCCCGACCACCGTCCAGAACGGCACGGGCAACGTCGGCAACCTCGCCGCCATCTCGAACGCCGAGCTCATCTCGCTGGTCGAGGCCGCGACCACGGGCCTCTCGGGCTCGGAGATCAACAGCCGACTCGCCATCACCACCGACGCCACCGGGGCCGCCAAGACCCTGACCATCGGCGGCACTGCGGCGGCCACCCTCGGGCTCCCGACCGCCGAGCAGACCGGCGCCGACGCGGTGGCGGCTACGCCAACCCTGCGCGTCCAGGGACGCTGGGATGGGGCCTACACCGACGACCTCACGGTGAGCATCACCGCCGCGAGCTCGGGCGAGGCCGACCGCTTCAACCTCGTCATCCGCGAGAGCGGGGTCATCCGCGAGACCTGGGCCAACCTGTCCATGCTCGACACGGACCCCAACTACGTCGAGACGGTGATCAACGCGGAGATCCCCGCGGGCTCGGTCTACATCACCGTGACCGACCTCGACGCGGGCCTGGGCTCGCCCACCAACGACCGCCCCGCGACGCTCGCCAACACGGCGATCCCCGGCGGCGGCGACGGGCTCGTGGGCATCGCGGACACCGACTTCATCGGCGATGTCGACGAAAAGACCGGTCTCTACGCCCTCGACGCGGACAACTCCCAGCCGATCACGCTGCTCGCCTCGCCGGCTCGCATCACTGCGGTCGTGCACAACGCGATGTTGACCTACGCGGAGATCCACCGGAACGGCTCGATGCTCGCGCTCATCGACGCGCCCGCGGGGAGCACCGCCCAGGGCATCGTCGACTACGTGCGCGAGCAAGCGCTACTCGAAGGCGCGAGCGAGTTCGGGGCGCTCTACTGGCCCCACGTCCGCGTGATCAACCCGAACACCACGCTGTTTGGGGATCAGGACTACATCACCATCCCCCCGTGTGGGCACGTGGCGGGCGCCATGGCGCGCACCGACGCGAGTCAGCCGGGCGGCGTATACCTGACTCCCGCGGGGCAGGAGAACGGCCGGCTGCGGTCGATCGTGGGCTTCGAGATCCTGCCCGGTCGGCAGATCCCCGAGAGCTTCGACGAGACCAAACGCGATCTCGTCGTGCCCGCGCGCGTCAACCCGCTCGACGCGAACGGAGGACTCCGCATCATCGACGGCGCGCGCACGCTCCGGGCCGACGGGTCCTTCCCCTTCGTGGGTGAACGCCGCGGCGTGATCTTCATCGAGCAGAGCGTCAAGGCGGGGATCGAGTTCGCTCGCTTCGCCAATCACGACGCCCGCTTGCGGGCCGAGGTGGCGCGCGTGATCGACAAGTTCCTCGCGGACCAGATGAGCGTCGGAGCCTTCCGCACGCGCAACCCCGAGACCGCCTACTTCGTCGACGTCGGCGAAGGCCTCAACCCGCCCAGCGTCGTCTTCAACGGCGAGCTTCGGGCGCGCATCGGGCTCGCCACGCAAAAGCCGGCCGAGTTCATCACCCTGACCTTCACCCAAGACACGCGCGCGCTCACCCAAGAGCTCTCGCAGTAATCGGAGCTGATCAATGCCAGTCGTCGGAGCCCCTCGCGTTTTTGAGGATCGATTCAAGTACCGCGTCGAGATCGATGGGGTCGCGCACGCGGGATTCAACAAGTGCAGCGCCCTCGAAGCTGAGATCGACAAGATCGAGTACCGGGAGGGCGGGCGGCTCACGCCGCAAAAGAGTCCCGGGCTCGTCAACATTTCCGACATCACGCTCGAACGCGGCGCCGTCTCGTCGGATTCGGATCTCTACGATTGGTTCACGCAGGTCGTGGATCTCGTGGCGAACACCGGACAGATCGAGGACACCTTTCGGCGCAACTTCGACATCGTGGTGCTCGACCGGGACAACAACCCGATCAAGCGGTGGCGGTGCACCGACGCGTGGCCGACCAAGTTCACCGCGGGCGATTGGGACAACGACGCGAGCGAGCACAACATCGAGATGGTCGTGGTCACCATGAACTCGTTCCGTCGCGTGCCTGTCTGAGCCTCGCCGGCTCGTGGCGACCTAGGGCCTGCGAGAGCGGGCCCTTTGTCTTGGGCTGCGCCAGCCCCCGACCGCGTGTATCATTGCCAGCACCATGGGACGCCAAATCACCACCACCACCCCGTCTGGACTCATCGCCACCGTGCGCGGCTTGAAGGGCGCCGAAATCAACCTCTTCGCCAACAAGACCGAGGCCGAGCAGCGCAACGTCGGCATGGAGCTGCTCGACAGCATCACGCTCTCGGTCGAGGACGCGGGCCCGCTGTACGAGCTCGACGACAAGGGCCGCCCGGACTGGGAAAAGCTGATCGACGCCGATCGCTTTTGGCTCTACATGTTCGGGCGGATCGCCACCTACGGGGCCGACTACGTCTTCCGCTACCAATGCGGCAAGGCGACGTGTCGGCATCGCTTCGGATGGGGCGTGCAGCTCGATCGGGACTTGAAGCAAAAGCAGCTGCCCGCAAGGAGCATCGAGCAGTTCCTCGAAGGGAACTGCTTTGGTCCGATCCACTTCGGCGACGACGAGATCCACTTTCAGCTGCTCACGGGTGAGATCGAAAAGGCCGGACTCGCCATGAAGAACCGGCGCCCCGACGAAGCGACTACGCTCACCGTGGCCAACCGGATCAAGGCCCTCAACGCCGACGAGTCAAAGGTCAACATCCACAATTGGGTGAAGGCGCTCGACCTGCTCGACCTGCTCGACCTGATCGACGAGCTCGATCGGGTCGACGGCGGCATCGACACGGACATTGAAATCCAGTGTCCCAAATGCGGGCACATCCAGGAGGTGCGCCTCCCTTTGGGCGTCGATTTCTGGACCCCGGACAAGCGGCTGCGCTCGCTCGTGAAGAAGGGCGTGAAGATCCCGGAGGGCGGTGGGCATATCCGGCTGAGCTCGGATTCCTGAGCGTCTTTCCTCTCCCAGATCTCAAAGACTACTGGGAGATGGCGTTCAATCTCACCTATCAGCGATACCCCGGTTCAGGTACTACGCTTACCCTCGCCGATGTACACGCAATGGATTGGGATCAGATTCTGTGGTGGTCAAAGCGACTACGTCGCGCGTGGGATGAGGAAGTCTCCGCACTGAGTGGGCGCAAAGAACTCGATCAACTGAACGACGATCACCAACTAGACGAATGACAGCAGAGGTGTGAGCACATGGCATTGAACGGACTCGGCCTAGGGCTCACCTTTTCCGCGGCGGATCTTGCTAGCGGACCGATCCGGCGACTGACTCACTCGGTCGCTTCCTTGGACATCGCGTTGACGCGAGTGACCAAGCGGATCGCAGGATTCAACGCTTCGCAGCGCGGCATGGTCCGCGCTGCCCGTGGCGCCCAAAAGCGCATCAACGGCAAGACCGCGGCCCTGAGTCAGGCGAACGTGGTCATGGTCGAGCACGCCGCACGGACGCGGCAGGTTGCCCAAGCGCAGCGGGCCACGACGGGAAGCACCGGGGCGATGGTCAAGCGCTTCGGCACGCTTGCCGTGGCCGCGGGCGCGACGTTCCTCGCATTCCGTGCGGCGGATTTTGCGAGCAACTTCAATCAGCAGCTAGTCGCCACCCAAAAGATCATGGGGGCGACGGACGAGCAGCTCGGCGCCATGGAGGAGAAAATCCTCGATGTCGGGTTGCGTACCAAGTTCTCCCCTGACGAGATCGTCGAGGGAATGAAAAACCTTGGCTCTGCTGGCCTCGCTGCCGGGGAGGCCATGGCTGCCATCGAGCCCGCGGCCTTGCTCGCCACCGCCGGACAGATCGGGCTGGACAGCGCGAGCCGGGCGATCGTCGGTACCCTCAAGTCGTTCTCGCTCGAAGCGGACCAGGCGGGCATCGTCGCAGACAAGCTGGCGCGAACGACTCAGCTGTCCAACTTGCAGGCCGCGGATTTCGAGATCGGCCTCTCGAAGGCGGCGGCGTCCATGGGTGCGTTCGAGCAGAGCATGGACGACACGCTAGTCGGCCTCGGTGCTCTGCGAAATGCCAACATTGATGCGAGCTCGGCGAGTACTGCCTTGCGCGAGTCGGTGCGTCGCGTGTTCGCGGACAAGCGCGCGCGGGAGCAGCTCAAGGGCTTGGGGATCGACGTCGACAAGCTCAATGAGAGCGAGCACGGCCTCATTGACACGATCTTTGAAGTCGACGCAGCGACCAAGGACATGACCAAATCGCAGCGCGATGCGAAGGTCGCTGCGATTTTCGGCGCGCGTGGCCTGCTCGCGTTCAACTCCATCTCGAAGCTCACTCACCGCACCATGCGGGACGGGCAAGAGGTAACGCTCAAGGGCGCCGAGGCCTTCGAGGTGATGCGCGAGAAGGTCGCCAACGCCGATGGCACCGTCAAGGATTTCAATGATGCGATGTTGGACACCTTCGAGGGTCAAAAGCAGATCCTCTCGGGCGCCGTCGACACGTTGCGTGTGGTCCTCGGCCAAGGGTTCGCGCGCGTCCTAAAGCCGGTTGTGCGATTCACCGCCGAGTCGGTGGGCAAGATCGCCAAGTTCATCAAAGAGCTCTCGCCGCAGACCAAAGAAGCGGTAGCCAAGCTCGCCGGCTTCACCGGCGTCGTGCTCGGGCTCGTCGGTGCTGTCATCGCGGTGGGTGCTCCTGTGGCCGCTGTGATTGCCGGCATCGGTACCGCGGTGGTCGGGGTCAAACGCATCATCGATACCAACGTGGGCGGCATCGGTGATCGTTTCCGCGGGCTGCTCGCTAGCGCCAAGCTCTTTTTCCGCGGGTTCTCGCAGCTCATCACGGACGGCTTTTTGTCCGGCGAGACGCTGGCGTCGCTGCAAGAAGAGGAGAACGCCAATGTGCTGACCGCCCTTGTGCGGCTCGTGCAGATCGGCCATCGGATCCAGCGATTCTGGGGCGGAATTCAAGAGGGATTCAGGACCGCGATGGAAGGCGCCGCGCCGACCTTCGAGGCGCTACAGAACGCCTTCGATGAGCTGGGGAAAGCGCTTGGGTTTGCGGGTGATGAGTTCACCGCGATCAAGACTCCCAGCGAGCGCTTCGCCGCTGCGGGTCGAGTCATCGGGAAGATCCTCGCGCGCTTGGTCGAGGGCGGGGCACAGTTCCTCGTGTTTTGGCTTCGCTTCCGCGCCGGTCTCGTGAAGGGCGTCCGCACGGTGCTCACCGCTGCGCGTCCGGCCCTCGACAATCTGCGCGTCGCGTTCGGGCGACTCGTGGAGGCCGGCGGTAGCATCCTGCGCGTGCTCGGGCTCGTGGATGGTGGATTTGGGAAGTCGGGGGATACCGTCGACATGCTCGCCCAGGTTCTCGTTAGCCTGATTCAGTACGTGCTGATCCCGATGATCAATGCGTGGGCGTGGGTGTTCGAAAAGACGGCGAAGGTGTGGCGCGCCTTCGCTATCGGAATCGCCATCGTGCGCGCCCTGATCAACGCAGGGATTTGGCTCAAAGATACGATCGTCGACGGCATCGCGGGGGCCTTCGATTTCATCGCCGAAAAGGTGCCCGTGCTCGGAAAGGTGATCGACGTATTCGATCGCATCGTCGACCGCATCACCCAGGCCCGCGACCGCATCCGAGAGTTCCGGCAGCTCGTCAGCTTCGGCGGCGAGGGGGGCGTTCGAGACCAGGTCCGTGGGGCCATCGGCGCCCGCGTGAACACCTTCCTGGGCTCGGCGCTGGGGGTCGACCAAAACGCCGGAGCAGCCGCGTCAGCGGCCGGCACACAGCGCGCCCGCGAGTTCGCGGACCAGGCCCAGGCTCAGGCCTCGGCGCTCGCCCAGGAGATGCGGAAGACCGCGGGCGGCGGCGAGAAGGCCAACGGGCAGGCGACCAACGTGACGCTCATGCTCGACAGCGAGGTTCTGCTCGAAGTTCTCACCAACGCGCAACAGACCGCGACCGCGGCCGGATTCGGAGGCTAGATCATGTCACTCGACATTGCCAACTCTCGCCCCGAGCGACTGAACATCGCCAATCTACAGACCGGCGATGGCTACTACATGCAGTTCAACCCTACGGAGTTGAAGCGGCAAACCGCGATCAACTACCAACGCCACGAGGTCATTGGGCAGTCCTACCGCCCGCTCGACTACACGGGTACGAACAATCAGACGCTCTCGTTTTCGGTGTACTTCCGAGCCGAAAATCGCCAGCAACAGCAGGGGATGGAAGAGGTGATGCGCTTCCTCGAATCGCTCGGGTACCCGCCCGAGGACGCCGACGCGCTCGTCGAAGCTCGCCCGCCCCGATGCTTGATCGTGTGGCCGAACACCCTGTCGATCACCGCGGTGCTCACCAACTACGATGAGACCCGCGAGATGTTCGATCTACAGGGCCGCACGATTCAGGCCACCGTGCGGCTGACCTGGGAAGAGGTCTCCATCGAGCGACTCACCCAAGAGCGCATCCGTGAACAGGGCGCGCAGCGATCCACCCAGGATTGGAGGGGCTAATGCCACCCCGCGAGAACAGCCGATACGCATTCACGACTGCGCGCCGAGACGCGGAATCGCAAAAGCTACTCCTCGGCCCACGCACCCCGTTTCGCTATGAGGCGCGAGCCGACAACCGCACGCACGTCGTGCAGTCCGGCGACACGCTTTGGAACCTCGCGGCGCGCTACTTTCAGCCGCTCGGCGGGCTGCCCATTCGTAGCGCGGCGATGCTGTACTGGATCATTCAGGACTATCAGCCTGTCCCTATTCACGACCCAACTATTCGCCTGCAAGAGGGAACGACCCTCGTGATCCCGTCCGTTGCTTTCGTGATTGACCGAGTCTTCACCGAGGCCCAATGACCAACCCTCGCGCGCCATGGTACCAGGTCGTGCTGATCCAGACGGGGGCACAGCGCGGCGCGTTGCTCGACTTGACTAGCGATGTGAAGTCTTTTCAGTTCCAAGATAACGAACGAAAGACGGACAAGCTAAAGCTGACAGTCGACAATTTCGACCTGCGCAACTTCGACAACCCCGTGTGGCGTCATGGCGCACGCCTGCGCGTCGCGTTCGGCAACGGCATCTCGGCCGCCCCGGCGCGAATCATGGTGGTCAAGAAGGTCACCGGCGGGATCAATCTGAACGTCGAGGCGAACGACCTCGCGGTGATGATGGACACCCGCAAAAACCGGAACGTGTATGAGAACATGACGCGCTCCGAAGTGGTGACAGAGATCGCCGCACGCTACGGATTCTCGGCGGACAACATTCAGGAGACCACCGAGGTTTTCGAGATCATGAATCAGGGCAACTTGAGTGACGCGGAGTACGTCCGAAAGCTGGCCCACTTGCAGGGGTATCAGTTTTTCGTCGACTTCGACGGGCTGCATTGGCACGAGCGCCGCGCCGGCCAAGCCCCCATTCGCACGCTCCACTACTACGCCGCCGATCCGCGCAATGAGGGCGACATCAAATCGTTCAACGTCGAGAACGACATCACCCGCAAGCCCGGGCGCGTGCGCGTGCAGTCGCGCGACCCGATGGAGCAGACCGAGATTGAAGCGGTCGCGGACAACACTACCGACACATCGCGCGATGTGCTCCAGCCATTGATGGGTGTGATCGACCCGGAGATCGGCGTGCTGACTACGCAATCCGATGTCAGCTATGAGACCACCATCGCAAGCAACGTCCAGACCGCCGAGGACGCGGAGACCGAGGCCACCGGCAAATTCCGACTCGCCACACAACGCGCGGTCAAAATGAACCTGACGATTCGCGGCGCGCCGGAGCTGCTCGCAAAGTCGGTGGTCAACATCACCGGCATGGGCCGCCGACTCTCGGGCAAGTACTACGTGCGCAACGTGAGCCACACGATCTCAGCGGGTGGCGGCTATTCGTGCAACCTCAAGATGATCACAGACGGGTACCAAAGCGGGAACGGCTCGGGCGGGGCCGCGGGCGCGGACATCGAGTCGCTGCTACAGAGCTGCGTCGCGGAGCTCCAGGCTGCGCGCGCGAGCGTGCTTGGAGTGGGCCCCCTAGAGCAACAGGTCGCCCGCTCGATCGATCGGCTCATGCAGGCGCTGGGGGTCGTGGGCCAGGGCGCGGGCGCGGAGCAAGCCACCCTCGCGCTCGCGCAGGCAGCCAACGCAGATCGGCTCGCGCAGGCCGGAGCCAACGCGGGCCTGTCCAACGTCACCGCCGCCGCTGCGAGCTGCGCGAGCGTGCTCCGGCAGCTCGCCACCCAGGCCGACGCCGAAGCCGAGGGCAACATCAACACGCGCGAGGAGGGCGACGCCGGGGCCAGGACCGCGGTCGCCGACATCGACGGCGAGACAGGCGAGCTCATCACGCGCTACATTGGGACGCGAGGCCGCGATGCCTAGCCATCTGGACGTAGGAGACCCCACCGACGACCGCTTCCCCGATGTGCGGTACAACGGAATTTTCGAGGGGCAGGTGATCGAGAACCGGGACCCGCAGGGGCTCGGGCGCGTGCGCGTGACCGTGCCGGGCATCATCGATCGGCCGGGCTCCGCGTGGGCGTTCCCCACGGGCGGAGTCGGGGGCGGCACGGCCAAGCGCGGGGCCTTCGACGTGCCCCCCATCGGCGCCGCGGTCTACGTCTTCTTTCTCGCGGGCGACGTCGACAAGCCGCGATTCTTCGCCGGCCACTACGGCGCCCCCGGGGGCGAGCGCGAGACCCCGACCGAAGCCGCCAAGGCCTTCGACGAGGATGGGCCCGAGGGCGCGACCCAGGTCAAGACTTGGGAGACGGAGAAGTTCGCACTGGTCTTTGACGACCGCGATCAAAAGTCGCGCTTTTACATCTACACCACGTCACGGGGGCAAGAGCTCGACGGCAACGCCCTGATGATCGAGCTCGACAATGAGCAAGGCACCATCGCCATTTCGGCAACCGCCGCTATCTCGCTGCGCACGCTCGGGCACGTCGAGATCGACGCGCTCACCTGCAACATCATGGGCCGCAAAGTGCTGCGAATCCCAGGCAAGCCGATCTAGTCATGCCGCTGCCCGATCTCAGCACTTTCTGCATCGACCTCGACGTCACGCCGGGCGAGCTTTGCTTGACCTTCCCCGGCGGGGCCGAGGTCTGCGTGCAGTACCCGAGTCTCGTCCCGCCGACGCCGGATGAGCTCGTCCGGCAGCTGTTCGCTCAGGCCAACGCTGCACTCGCTCCACTCAACCCCTTTTTCAACGTCATCGACGTAATCGTCGCAATCTTCGATTGCATCAAAGCGATTAGCACTCTCAACCCCGAGGAGATCGCCGCGTGTCTGCCTAACTTGGCTGAGCGCATCGGTGCATTGCTGCGCCTGATCCCGCAGTTGAGTTTGCCGATTCTGATCGCGCAGTTCATCGACCTTTTGCTGATCTACCTGCGGGGCTACCGAGCACAGCTCATCGGCCAACGTGAGTACCTGCTACGCATCTTGGCGGCCGAGACCGCAGCACAGCGGCCGGGCAACATCGGCTTGTCCTCCGTGATCGTCTGCGCCAAAGATGACTTTCGCAAGCTCATCGAGTACGGCAACGAATCCGCGACTCCGATCAATCGCCTGATCGGGTTGATCAACCTGTTCATGGAGAGCATCGGGCTGGGCCAGTACGGGATCCCGTCGCTCGCCAACATCGACCCCGACGCGATCGACGACTCCGTGCAGGCCCTCGACCTCGCCATCGAGACGCTGTCGGTGCTCCGCGCCGCGCTCGCGCCCCTGCTCGGCGAAATCTCGGCGCCCTTCGAGGCCGCCGCCGACATCGTGGAGGGCAACGCCTGATGCCGACCTTCCTCAACCCCGAGCCCGCGCCCGGGACCCAGCTCGCCCGCGTCGACGCGCTGCACTTCGAGGTCACCGACCCCGCCGGCCTCGCCAGCGTGTTCGTCTGGGTGAGCTTCGCTGACGGCACCACAGAGGTGGTGTGGACCGGCGACGGCTTCGGCCCCCGCTACAGCGCGAGCACGAGCGAGGCCATCCCCACGGGGCGCGACTTCACGGTCCGGCGCGTGGGCGGCTGGGCCCTCGCGCCCATGCTCCGCGCCACGGCGATCGCCACCGACGGCGGCGCCGCCCAGCTCTCCGTTGACTACGAGCTCGCCGCCGCCGAGACCACCGAGCCCGCGGCCGTGGTCGGGGCCGAGCTCCCCCCGGTCGCCGCGACCGACCTCGCCGCCGTGGTCGTGGGCCGGGGCCTGCTCGCGCCGCTGCGCCGCGACGGCAAGGGCGACTTCGCCAACGCGTCGGGGCTCGACGTCCTGCGCTCGAACGTGGGGCTGGTCCTGGGCACCATCGGGAGCTCGAATTACACCCGCGGCGAGCTCCCTTGGCGGCCCGAGTTCGGCTCGCTGCTCCACCTGCTCCGGCACAAGAACAACGACCAACTCACGCGGTCTCTCGCGCGCCAATACGTCATCGACGCGATCACCTTTTGGGAGCCGCGCGTGCGCGTGCGTCGGGTCGAGATTGGGCAAGAGGGGGCCCGCCTCTCGCTGCTCGTGCGCTACGATGTGCTTAGTCGTCGGCGCGGGGGAATCCTGGCGCGAGGCGAAGAAGTCTCGACCGACATGGAGCTTTTTTGATGGCGCTTCTCCCCGCGAACCTCGACTACACCGACAAGGATTTCACGGCGCTACGCGAGCGCCTGATCAACCTGATCCGCACGGTGTTCCCCGACTGGACCGACGTCGACGTTGCCAACTTCGGCAACGTGATGCTGGAGTGCTTTGCATTCGTCGGCGACGTGCTGACGAACTACCAAGACAATCAGTCCCGCGAAAGTCGACTGATCGAGGCGCTGATTCGCCGCAACGTGATCGCCCTCGCCGCGCATCTCGGCTACACCCCGCGGACCGCCGCGCCGGCCACGGCCGACGTGCTCTTCGCCCTCGACTCGACCCCGGCCAACGACGTGACCATCCCCGCCGGCACCGTCGTGCGCACGCGCGACGTCACCGGGGCGATCGACTTTCAGCTACTCCTCGACCTCGTCATCGCGGCCGGCTCCGTCCCGCCCCAGGCCTTCGGCACCGTCGAGAACAGCACCACGATCCTCGGCGAGACCTTCCAGAGCACGGGCCTCGCCAATCAGCGGGTCCAGCTCGCGCGGACGCCCTACATCGACGACACAGCGGTAGTGTCGGCAGCCAACGGAGCGTTCACGCAGGTCTCGAATTTTCTGAGCTCGACGAGCGCGGACCGGCACTACGTCGTGACCATCGACGAGACCGACCGCGCCCGGCTGACCTTCGGCAACGGGGTAAACGGCCAAGTGCCGACGGGGGCGATCTCCGTCGCCTACAAGATCGGCGGCGGCTTGGCGGGCAACGTCGAGGCGAACAACATCACCACGATCGTCGGGCAGTTCACTGACGCGCTGTCCAACCCCGTGCGCGTGAGCGTGACCAACCCGGGCAAGGCGAGCGGGGGAGCCAACCGCGAGACCGTCGCGCAGATCAAGCAAAACGCTCCGGCCTCTGTCCGGGTAAGCGATCGCACCGTCGCGCTCGAAGACTACACCATCCACGCCGAAGAGCTTTCCTCGGTCGCGCGGGCGCTCATGGTCACCTCGGACCAGCTCCCCGGTCTGCCCGAGAACCGCGGCCGGCTCTACATCGTACCTGTGGGCGGGGGCCTCCCCTCGGCCGCGCTCAAAGCCCAGGTGCTCGCCGCGGTCACGGTCGACAAGCCGAAGACGATCACGTTTCAGGTGTCCGTGCGCGACCCCCAATACCTGACGGTCGACATCACTTGCACGGTCTTTTTCACGACGGAAGCGGACCCGCAAAACGTCGCCAATCTGATTCGCACTCGACTCGCCGATTTCTTCCGCATCCAAAACACCGACGGCACAAAGAACACGCAAATCGGCTTCGGCCTCGACTACGTCACCGACACGATCACCACGACCCCGCCCGAGATCCCGCTTAGCGATGTGCAGAATGTCGTGCGCGACACAACGGGCGTGCGCAAACTGGGCGATCGCGCTGTCGACTTCACGCTCAACGAAGTTCACGCGGATCTGCTCATTGGCGCGATCGAGTTCCCACAGTTGGGCAATGTCGTGATCATGAACGGCGCAACGGGGCAGCTAGTCACGTGACAGTTCAAAACGCCAGCTTTGAGGTCCCCGACGGGACCCAGCCCGAGATCACGGGCGAAGCGTCGGAGCCGTTCGCCCTCATTGATGGGACGTTCCTCGACATCGAGATCACGGACGCGGGCCCGTTCAGTCGTGTCTATCGATGGGCGGTCAATGATGCCGATTTCGCGGACATCGACAACGCGACCGCCAACGAGATCCGCGACTCGATTTTGGCGACTCCAGAGATCGGGTTCGAAGCACAATCCGCCAACGGACAGGTCACGATCAGCTCGATCTACAACGGGTCAACGCTGCGCGTCGTCGGTGGGCAGGTTCAAGACGATCTCAAGCTGTCGACCGAGGCCGTCCAGGGACGGACCTTCTTCGGCCCCGGCCAAGCGTGGACCGTCGCCGTCGTCGGGGGCTACCTCGAATGGGCCGGCTTCGGGGCCAGCCCCGAGCTCGCCGTCGAGAGCTTCGAAACGGGCTGGGGCGCGGGGAGTCAAAACTACCTCGACGTGTTCACGGAGACCTTCGAGGGCGGATGGGACATCGCTGCGATCTCGGGCACCATCGAGGCCGGCCTATTTGCGCCCAGCAATGTCCCGGTCGAGACCTTCGAAGAAGGTTGGGGGGTCAACGCTTCGCAGCTCTTCACCGATGCGCTCTTCGATCTGGGCCTCGCATCTGCCGAGGATTTCGAAGACGGGTGGGATATCGTCGCTGTCGCACCGACCTTCACCGATGGATCCTTCGCCGGCTCCGGCGTGGCCGAGACCTTCGAGCCCACCAACTTGGCGATGCACGTCATCACCGTGAATCAGGCCATCTCGGGCATCTACAGGGCGTTTGTCTCGGGTACGCCCTATCAAATCATCGCAGGCGCTGGGGCCACGGCGACCACGATTGCGTCCGCTCTTGCTACTGAGCTCTCAGCTGGTACTCAGGTAAACGGAGTGCTCGCCGGGACCAACCGTGTCAACGTCGCGCCGCAAGAGCCGGCCCCAGGAATCGTCCCGGTCATCACCGTGCAAGGACCATCGAGCGGCTCGATTTCTGTCGTGCTCGCCAAGGACGCTCCATCGCTCGGCCTGGTCTGGGTCGGCGAAGACATCAACCCGACAATCTAGATCATGGCGTCTTCCGACTTTGCTGCTCTCACCGATGGAGTCCCCGCCGCGAGCTTCGCCCGCGGCACGACGCAAGGCGTAACCCCGCCGCCGGGGGGCGGCTCGCGGGTCTACGCGTACAACTCGATCGTCGGGGGCACAACCGGCGCCGCGGGCCTCAAGTACACCGCGGTCAACTTCGATCCGCACTCGAACGGCGGGCGCATCTCGGGCGCGCTGATCCGCCTCCCCTCGGGCAACGCGACCGGCTTCGCTCCGATGCTCTTCGCAAGCTTGCAAGGCAACTCGGTCAACGACACGGGCTATCTGATCGGGCTCAGCGACGCGGATCCCCACTTCATCGTGCTGCGCAAGGGCTCGCCCTCCGCGGGCCTCCCCGATGGCACGCCCGGCGCGAACGGGATCTTGCGCCGGAGCTCGGAGAGCTACGCAAACAACACGTGGCTACACCTGCGCCTCGACGTCGAGGTGACCGGCACCGGCGACACGCTGCTCACCGTGTTCCAAAATGACCTCAACACCAACGACGTCGACAGCCCCGTGTGGGTGGCCGTCCCGGGCATGGATCAGTTTGTCGATGACGTCGCCCAGATCAACTCCGGCACCGCCCCGCTCGTGGGTGGCCGGAGCGGCTTCGCGTTCTGGGCCAACGACATCACGCGCCGGGCCGCGGTCGATCACCTCACCATCGCAAGGCAGCAGTGATGCCCATCTCCGACAGCGACAACACGATCCCACTGACTCGGCCAGCTCCGAATCAAAAAGTGATCGACACTTTGGAGGCGTGTCTCGCCGCTGCGAAGCGTGGCGAGTTGACGTCCATCATCGTCATTGGCGAAAGCGTCGCCGATGGCATCACCTCGATCTCGACTGAGATGATTCGCCCGTTCACGGTGCTCGGTCATCTCGAAGCCGTGAAGCTCTCGCTGCTTTCCTGACGCGATGCCCTTCAACGCTTTCAGCTATCGCCATGATGCCCAACTCCGCCAAGATCCAGCTCAGGATCATTCTGTTGGCGAGCTGGATGGGTATCCAGCGCGCGTTGAAAGCCGGAGCCCTGTCGCCGCCAACGCGCCGAACACCTACCCGCTGAGCGACGGCGACGAGCTCATCGTCGAGCTCAACGGGACCGAGGAGACCATCACCCTCGACGCGGCCGACTTCACCGACATCTCGATCGCCACCGCGGCCGAGCTCGCTGCCGCCTTCGAGGCCGTCGAGGGCCTGGGCTCTGACCCCGTCGGCTCGCGCGTCCGCATCGAGACCGAGGCCCTGGGCCCGGGCGCCTCGCTGCGTGTCGTCGGGGGCTCGGCCAACGACGCGCTGCTCTTCCCGACCACCGAGGCCCGGGGCCAGCTGTCCCGCACCACCTTGGTCCTGGGAATCGACCAACCCGGGGTGACGGAGCGCCTGGTCCCGGGCGACCTCGTGCGTGTGTCCCAGGCCCTCACCTTCGACGAGAGCCGGCTTGTGCTCGTCGGGCGGGCGCACATCCCCGAGCTCCCTACGGGCGTTTCGTGGCGCCTCTCGCTGCGCGTGGGCGGGGTCGTGGCCCACTCGCTGACCTGGGACACAAGCGGGACGTTCGAGCTCGGCGATTTCGGGTTCTCCGCCGCGCAGCAACAGGGCGCCGCGACCTTTGAAATTCAGCTGGAGCCCCTCGGGCTCCCGGCCGCCGGTCTCGACGTCGAGCTCCCCCGCGTGCTCATCGACCTCGTGCGCTCCGTGAACACGGACCAGGTGCAGGTCCTGAATCGCTCGCCGCTTCCGGGACAGTTGGACGTCGACGCGAGCTCAGGCCTCACCATCGAGCTCGACCTTGCGAGCGCGCTCCCGGGCGTGGCCGTGGACGTGGCCGCGACTGCGGTGTTGATCGACGGCGTGCTCGCCTTCGACGGGACAAACATCCTCGCCCCGTGGGACGCCCCCGGCTCTGCCGTGACCGCGGGACAGATTTACAACGTCGGTGCCACCGACCTGCGCCTGGTCTTCGTGTCTGCCGAGATCTTCGAGTCCGAGCAGGTTGTGGGCGTGGTCGTGGACACCCAGCATGTTGGCGCCGCCACGAACACCCAAGCGTCGTGGACTTTCACGACGGCAGACACCGTCGACCTCGCCGTGGTCGAGGCCCAGGCCCGGGACAAGCTCACCGTGCGCGTGACCTTCAACGACGACGTGGGCGCGGGCGCCCTGCTCCCGGCGAACTATCTCTTCGAGACCCTCACGGCGCCCGCGGTGACCGTGGTCGCCCAGAGCGTGGCCGCGGTGGGGACCACCGCCGTCGACGTCACCGTCGATCTGGAGTGGAGCCAGGGCGCGTCCTACCGGGTGACCGTGGTCAACGTCCAGGACACGAGCGAGAACCCCCTCGACGCCGACGCGAGCACGGCCGAGTTCGCGGGCTTCCTGCCCGAGATCCCCGCGGGCCGCTTCTTTCAGCTCTGGGAGTTCTTCCCAGGTATCTCGCGGCGCGGAGACGACACGGACGATCTTCGAAACTGGGTGGGGTGCCTGCAAGACGTGGTCGACTTGCTGCTTTGCAGTATCGACGAGTGGGTCGAGATTATCGACATCGACCTCGCACCGATTACGTTCATCGACGCGATTCTTTGCGACCTTGGAAACCCCTTCGATTTCGTCGAGCTGAGCGACACGGACAAGCGCCGGCTCGCGCTGATCTTGATCGAGATCTACAAGGGCAAGGGAACGGAAGTCGGGCTCATCGACGCGGTGCGCTTCCTCGTCGGGGTCGAGATCACGCTCGACATCATAAACGCTCAAACAGGCTTTTGGGTTGTTGGGGTCAGCGAGCTCGGCATCGACACCGAGCTGGCCCCGCCCACCGGCTCGCCGTTGTGGTACTCGTTCTGGATCGACTCGCCCGTCGATCTCACCGACGAGCAGCGTGATCAGATTCTCAAGATCGCAACATACATGAAAGCGGCGCACGAACACATCTTGGGAATCCGCGAACCGAGTACCACCGACGACACGGACCCGGTATACTGGAATCTCGAAATCCCGACCTTGGGCGAGCTCGGAAAGACCACGATTCTCGGAGACTGAGCAATGCAGCGATTCGATTTCTACTTTGGCCAACTGGTCCGACAAGAGGACCTCGACAACGCTTTCGACGGCGCCGAGAATGCCGACCGGGCGATCGTCACCGACCAAGGGATCGCGGGGATCAACGCGGGTCTCGCCGTCACCCCGAGCGCTGTCCCCAACCTACAAGTGGAGGTGAGCGGGGGCCGTGGCTACGATCAACAGGGCCGGCGCATCTTCGTCGGCGCGACGCAGACGGTGAACCTCGCCGATGCGCTCCCGGTCGGCGCAGGCAATCAGCGCTACGTGGCCATCGTGGTCCAGTTCGTGCGGGCCCTCAGCGACCCGCGGACCGACGACAACGACGTCACGATCCAGTACAACCGCGCTGAGTCCTTCGTGCTCACGACGGTGCTCGGCGAGGAGGCCGGCGCCAACCCGGCGCGCCCGGCCAAGCCCGCCGATGGGCTCGTGCTCGCCGACGTGTTGCTCGCTCAAGGGCAGGCTACCATCCTCGCGTCGCACATCGACACGACCACCAACGGGCGCCGTGACCACGCCTTCGAACTCACCGGCTCGACCCCGGCGCAGGTGAAGGCCGGACGCTTCGAAGAGGTGGGCCAGGCTCTCCTCGACCAACTCAACTCGCACGTCACCGGGGCCGCCAACGCCCACAACGCGGAGGCGATCGACTTCGACACCGACGACGTGCCGGGCGCGTTCTCGACGGTCGACGACGCCGACAACGTACAGGTTGCCATCATCAACCTGATGGAAGATCTGCAAGGCGGGGCCCTCACCGCCGCGCAGGTCACCGCGACCGACCCGGGCCTACCGGGCACCGTCGGCAACGTCCAAGAGGCCATTGCCGCGGGCCTGTCCAACGACGTCGTGGGCGGCATCTGGGGCATCGTCAACGTCTCGGGCGCCCCCACGCTCGTCGCCGGCAGCGGGGTCTCGCTCAACCTGAACAGCGCGGCGACGTACGTCACCAACAACGGCCCTCTCACGACAGCCACTTACACGCGCCTAGAATTCCAGATCGACCTTGCCGCAGTGGGAGTCACGGGCACGGTCTCGCGGGTCATCGTCACGGCCAACTATGCGGACAACAGCAGTAACCGTGCGCGTCCGCGATGGTGCACGGTGAAGCTGGGCAGCGACCTCGCAGCGAATCAGCACTTTGGGATCGACCTCCACACCACGAGCGCGCAGCCCCAGGAGACGAACGGATTCTCTTTCTCGAATCGACCGATCGACCTTGCCGGCGGTGCGAACGGAGGAGAGATCCACTTCCACGTCAAAGTGATTCTCGCCTGATCTGTGATTCTGGTGCGGGATCGGCCTACAGTTGATCATGCAAAAGATCATCACCATCACCATCGCCGCCCTATTCACCCTCGCCTGTGATCCTCTACCCGCCGAGGGCCTGGATACAAGCCCCCTCCGTGAGGGGGCCGACGAGGACTGGGCGTGCCGAGATGCCTACTACTGCGCCCGGGAGTGCATGTCGCCGGTCTTCTACGGGGACGGCGCAGTCACAGCCGCGCTCGGGGACGTGCACGCCTGCGTCGATGCCTGTACCGTCGGGGACGATGGTCGCTTTGAGACCTTTTGGACCGTGGCCAACTCGGTGTGCGGTCCCGAAATACCCGGCCAGGTCGTTCCCGACGGGCAGCACCGCGAGTGCCTGCTCGACGAGTGGTACGATCTCGACGGCCCACTCGATGATTGCCTCGCGGATTAGCCATGCATGACGAACGCGCCTCTCTGTCGAGCTCTGCTCTCTTTGCAGACCCCAGCTTGCGTGTGATCCAAACGCAGCACGGGAGGCGTGACGCTGCGACCCCGACTCCGGCGCCCCCTCCCCCGCAGCCAAAATGGACCCTCGGCCACAAGCTCACGCTCGCGGGCCTGATCGTGACCGGGATCCCGATGTTCATCGCGGCCATGTTTTGGCTCTTCAACTACGGTGGCACAGTCGAGCGCGTGAAGGCTGAACAGGCCGACCAAAAAGCGAAGATCGAGAGCACGGCGAAGACGCTCGCGGATCACATCGAGGCCTCGAAAAAGCAGTGGCAAGAGCACAGCGAAGCCGAGGACGCGCGATGGGACGAGATCCAAAACGCGGTGATCGAGAATCAGGTTTTGATGGTCGAGTCCGTCGATCACATCACCGAGCAGTTGGGCAAGATGTCGAGCGAAGCCGCCGCCGTCGAGGAACCCGCGGTGTTGGAGCAAGCGCGCGAGAGCGCGGTCAAGGCCAAGGCCCGCGAGCGCTTGTTTTCTGATTGAGCCTGGGCCAGCATCTAGTCATGCGCCGCCATGGTAAAGACATCGGATTCGCGGGAGCCACCTCGGCCTACTTCGCTTGGGCCGCGGCGAACCCTGAACTCAACCCCGTTGATCCAGCCATCGCAGGCTTGATCATCGGGGCGGTGTACATCGCCCTAGGGTTGTGGCGCGCGTGGGCAGACGACGGAAAGATCACCCCCGATGAAGTGGGCGAGATCTTGGGCATACCACGCGGCCGAGGCCGTCGACCCGACCAAGGTCAAGCCGCCGAGCAGCCCGACCGCAGTCAAAAAAGTGCCGGAATAGGGAGTCACACCCCATTGCACCGTTCGGAGAATGACCGCCCCAAGCAAACGCGGAACGGGTAACGCCCATTCCCTCGACGTCGATCGATCACGCGCGAGCAAGTAGACAGGCCGAACGGGAGAGCCACTCTTCGGGCCGGCATAAAAAGGGGCACGGAGCTAGGCGTCGGGGAGACCATCTCCCCTAACATGAACACGTGCCTAGTCCGTGTATAGCTCGGGGACGGAGTTGCACCGCCATCCTCCTACGCCAGTAGCGTAGGCCACACGAGGGCACACTACCAAGAGCGAACCGGTGCAACATGCTCACACCGACGGGGTTTTTCAGTCCGTCACTCTCAGATCCTCGTGGGGTAGGTACTACACCCCCAAGCAAAGCCCTGCTGGCAGGATTTGAACCTGCATCGGCATCTCCCGGCTTTACCGACGCGGCACGCGTGGATCTCATCTCCCGGTCAATGTCAGCCAAAGCCATCAGCCGACTACGGGTTTAGAGGATCATTGCGTACATCATCGGGTAGAGATGACTCCCCTCCGATCGGTATCGGAGTGCACTTCCCAATATGCTCACAGCAGGAATGTCGCCGACGGGGATTCGAACCCACGCTGCCTTGTCTCGACTCGACCGATACGGTGTTCTGACCTGCGCTTACTGATCACGGGGAGCCTTGAATCGTCCAGCCCCTAGCAGTCGCTCGCGGATCAAATGGTGGCATCGGATAGACAGGATTCCCGTTTCGCGGCGGGCGCACTAGCCATTGTGCCTTCGACGACAAACTACCGTAGCCCGAATGGGCTACGGAGTCACAGATCGTCCGAGAAAAATCTCAGACTCCGAGGTTGGGCGGGTTGGGCTCGAAGACCACGCCCATCCGCTCGCGCTCGGTGGTGTCCTTGCCGAGCTCTTCGTAGAAGCGATCGAAGGTCGCTTGATCCTTCGTGAAGAGCGCGTACAGGTGAGGGTGCCGCGGCTGCGGCTGCAAGATGGGCGAGCCGCCGCCCTCGCGGTCCGGGGCGTAGGACTTGATCCGCGCGCGGAGCAGGCAGACGCTCGCCGCGAACTCGGGCAGGTAGGTGTGAAACCAGGCCCGGTCCGTGGCCGCCGGGAGCAGGGCCAGCACCGTCGAGCCGCGCTGGGCCTCGATCGACGCTTTCTGAACCCACCGGCTCAGCGGGTACCACTCGAAGTTGGGCTCTTCCTCGGGCCGGCGCTCGCCGTGCGTCGGGTTGAGCAACACGCGAGGACCCCAGGCCAAGCGCATCCCGTCGTTCTCCGCGGTGTCGCCAAAGCAGACCCGGTCGGCCTTGAGGAACTGGTCCGGGTGACCGCACGGATCGTCGGTCGGCTGACCGCCGAGGATCCGATAGGCGCGCTCGCACTCTTCGGGCGGGAGTAGGTAGTCGTATTCGATGATCTTGGGGGGCTTGCTCATGGGCTTGCGTCCTCTTCCTGGGTGAAGCCGAGACACGCACTCACCGTGGTAAGCAGTAGCGGTGCCTCGACGATGGCGCGCCCGATCGTACATGCCTCGCGCATGAGACAATTCGGGCACAAGTGATTCTCGCTGCGCAGCGCTTCGAGTGCGCTCGCCGTGTCGGGAGTGTCGGTCTCGACCGGGGCCGCGGACTCCCACAGAGCATCGAGCGCCTTGGCCTGTGTGGGATCGGTGTAGTCCGTGAATGTCGCCATGTTATCGCGGTCTGCCGCGTGCATGCCAGCCATGGCATCCTCGGCAGTCTGCACGGCGAGTTGGGCGTTGTGAGCCTCGATCTCTCCTCGCTGCCCCTCGTCGCTCACCCACCGAACGATGGTGCCGTCAATCCACACTTGATATCGCATCTTTTTCCCAGTAATCGCGGTAGTAGACCCCGAGGCCGATCCCGATCGCCGCGGCCTCGTCGTCGGGCATCTCTCGGGCGTACCGAGATCCAATGATCTCAGTGTACTCGGTTTTGCTGGCGTTGCCAGCCCCGCAGACAAGCTTTTTCCACACACCGACATTCACCTCGATCAAGGGAACGTCGAGGTCTCCCATCACGAGTTCTGTGTGCGCGTGCATGCCTCCCCACACGTGCGCGGATGCGGTGCTAGTGTGGCGCTTCACGCCCTCGAAGGCGCACACGATCTCGCGCTTGGGATGCTTCTCGCGGGTCTCTGTGACGAGCTGGGTCAGGTAGCGCCGGAGCAGCCACCATCGCCCCCACGAGAGCTTGGCCCACGCGCCGGCTTTCAGCTTGAACACGCCCGAGTCCAGGCACTCGACACCATCGAGCACGGCAAAGCCGTAGCTGTTGCCGTAGTCGGCACCGATGATCAGCGGCCGGTTGTCAGCCACTGATCGACCCTCGCGGTCACGGCATCCGCGACGCTGTAGATGCTGCCGTCGCCGTCGACGAGCCCGAGCCGGTCTGGGTGTCGCTCGCACAACGTAACGTAGGCCTCGCGCGCGCTCGACATGCGCTCGAAGTTCTCGAAGCGGTCGGGCTGCGCGTCGTCGCGGCTCAACATGCGATTCAACGCGAGCCCCGGATCGAGATCGATGACCACGGTGAAGTCGGGCCGCGTGTTCTCCGGGGAGATGTGCGCGTGTGCTGGATTGTCGACGCCGTGGTAGGCGTAGGAGCTCCACACAGAGCGATCGGAGACAAAGACGAGCTCGCCCTCGCCCCCTTGCTTGTCGCGCGCGTCGGCTTGCCTCGCCATCATCATGCAGTGGATGATTCGGTCGGCCGCGAAAAGCACGTTGAGCTCGACCTCGCTGATCGTCGGCGCGATGAGCTGCTCACGGATGAGCTGCCCGATTGGTCCGTCCGTAGGCTCGCGGACCAATCGGGCGTCAAAGCCCGCGCGGGTGAGATGCTCGACCAGCAGCTGGGTTTGGGTCCCCTTGCCGCATCCGTCGATGCCCTCGACCGCGATGTGCGTGTAGGCCCTCACTTGGCCTTGAGCTCCGCGTCGATGGTCTCCTCAGGGGGAAGGGCCATGAACTCGGGGATCGTCATGGTCCCGAGGTACCGGTCGCCACGCGTGACCACGTAGCGACAAGCGGCGGCACGGTCGAGCTCCTCACGCTCGGCCAGACGACGCGCGGCGACGGGATCCCCCGCAGCGGCGCGCATTTCGATGGTAGTGGCGTCGGTGTACATCATGGCAAAACTCCCGGTGACTGGATCACCGGGAGTCTGGCACAGATGTCTTGATCCGGCTAGTCGCGGACCCAGATTTTTTCGCCGTAGTTGATCTTGCTGTCGTATCCGCCGCCCTCGACCCAGGGCTCGCACGCATGGTCGCCGACGAGGACCCAGATCACCTTGAAGCCCTTCGGCGGGAGCGCGGGGCCAGGTCCTCCGCCGTCGGTGAGGACCACGAGCAGGTTCACGTCGTCGAGCCTCTCGACCGCCTCGAAGATCGGGGTGAAGTAGGTCCCCCCGCCGCCCTTCAAGCTCTTGCCGAGCTCCGTCCAGCTGTGGACTTTCTTGGCGCCGCCGTGGACCTTGGCGTCGCAGCTCAGGAACTGGATGTCGTCGACCTCTTCGAGGATGCCCTTGCACTCCGCGAGCGCGAGCGCGAGATCGTCTTGTCCCATGCTCCCCGACGTGTCGACCGCGACCGCGACCTTGGGTTGCATGCCCACCATGGTGGGCAGGATGGGGTGCCCGGGGCCGTAGCCCAGGGCGCCCTGTTGACGCGAGGGGCGGTGCAGGGAGTAGTCCATCATCCCCGCGATGTGCTGCACCGCGCCGCGCAGGGTCTTGCGGAGCTCATCCTGCCAGCGGATCTTTGGCGGCTTGATCTTGTCCTCCGCCCAGACCGCCCAGCCCTTGGGGACCGAGCCGCGCCCGTTTTGCTTGGCGTAGCTCTGGACCTGCTCCGCGGTTTCCTTGCGGAGCTGCTCCAGCTCCGACTCGCTGCGCCCGCCCTCGGTCGGGTTGGCCCCGTTGCCGGCCCCGTCGTTGGCGATGCCCTCGCCGTCTCCGTCGCCGTTGCCGTTGCCGTCGCCGTTGCCGTCGCCCTGTCCTGGGTTCCCGCTGCCGTCGCTCGTGTAGTTCTCCTCGCCGGGGAGCGGGTTCCCAGCTCCGCCGCCGCACATGCCCGAGCCCGGGCGCGCGCCCGGGACGGCCTTGGGCGGATTGTCCATGGCGAGCAGCGCGTGATAGTAGACGACTTCCGGCAATCCGGTTTCCATGGGTTCCATGGTCTGCGGATGCGTGATCTTGTGGGGCAACATGTCCGACGGTAGCGGCTTCAACCCCGCGGCGATCAAGTCGTCATTGATCGCCGCGTCATAGGCCAGATTCGCAATCTGCGGATTCCACCCATTGGCGATCGTCATGGTGACGTGATCTCGAATGATGTGCATCGTCTCGTGCAGCAGCCCGAACTCGACATCCGCGAGTGACCACTTTTCGATGACATCGGGATCGTAGAGCAAGATCGCCGTGCGCGTGACCGCCATGCCGGCGCCCATCTTGGCCATCATGCCGGGCACGGCTCGGGGGATGAGACTGAGCAGCGCCGTGCCGAAGTAGGGGAGTCGACGACGCGCGATGAATCGCGCCGTCATGATTTTCTGATCGTGCGACAGGTGTTCGGCGTTGGCGTTGGTGAAGCGGCTTCGACGGCTCATACTTTACTGTAGGCCGAAAGCGCCTGTCGGTCACAGAATAGCATCGCAGTATCTTCGAGTCCTTGATTGAGCGCCGCGATCACGTGCGCGAGATGCTTTTCGGATTTGCGGTGTGCTAGGGTCGCTTTGGACCTACAGAGCACGCACGCTGTGTCGATTTTGGGTGGAGGCGGATCGTTGACGTGCGACTCGTCGCGTTGGTACACGCTTTTCGCCATGCGCTTGACGCCGTTGTGGTACAGCCGCCACCGCGGCATCGGGCCAGGGCAGAACACCGCAACTTGGTAGTTGTGGTCAACTTTGATGATCCACTTGGGCGGGTAGCGAATCCTCGGTGTCGTCGAGAGCATGGGCTGCACACCGGGCATGTCCTCGATCGTCACGGGCATACGCTGATCAGTCCCGTTGGTAAGCCGTCGCTGTATGAGCTCCTTAGCCCGCGCTTTGGTGAGCTGGAACTGACCCCACTGGACGCGCGCCGGTTGCTTGCGTTGCAGGCGCGAGCGTGCACGCCGAATATGTAGTGCCTGTTTGCGCAAGGCCAGGGCCACGTTCTGCAACATGCCCAATCCAGCGTTGTCTTCGAATACAGCCTTACCGGTGTATGCTGACACCTGGGCCAGCTCAGACACTGGGCCGTCTTCGATGATGTGTGCTTTGACTTTCTCGATTATTCCAAAGCACGATTCGTTGAATACCTCGGGCTCTGCGATCGCGCTGAGAGCCCCGATCGAGTCCCCCGAGAACCGATCATAGCATTCTGAGTACACACCGAGCAGCTGCATCCTCCCGGACACCGTGAAGCGCACGTCGTGCTCACCGTCAGGGTGATAGGGGCAAGGCACCCGCACCGTAACGGTGAGCTCCGTCTGATCTACTCGCCAACTCTGTTTGCGCTTGGCCATATGAGCCGACAGGGAATCGAACCCCGCACGCACGGAAGCCATCGCCCGTGGTCCCCAGGACTCAGCCCGAAAAGGTGCCGCCCCGGAGGGCGGCGAGCTCAGTAGAGGTTCATCAGGCCCGCGGCTTCGAGCATCGGCCGGAGGGCGCCGACCTGGGTGGCCCCGTGGACGCCGATCAGGCCGCGGTCGATCAGGACCTTGGCGGGATGCAGCGCCGCGTCGCCGGCCGTCTTCGAGACCTCGCCGATGAGGCGCCACAAGGCCTGCCCTCGCGCGTCGCGGTTGGGGCAGTCGTCGGAGCCCACGAGGGTCGCGCAGCTCCGCATCACCGCTTGGGTGATGTCGGGGCGATCCTTGCGGTGCTTCCAGGTGACCTTGCCGTCGAGCAGGTCGGTCGTCTTGGGCAAGTCGAGCCTGTTGCGGTAGGCGACGTACTCGCCGTGCACCTTCGAGCCCACGAAGCTGGCCATGAGCGCGTCGATCTGCGCGGGCGAACACCCGTTCGCGTAGCCGGCGGCCTGGGCCCGGATCGCCATCTCCCACGAGCGCGCCGAGGGCCACGCCCCCGCGGCGCTGGGGTCGGTCGCCTTGGGCATGCGGTTGAGCAGCTCGGTGCGGTTCTCGATGAACGCCGTCACGACGCCCGCCGACTGGGCGTAGGCCTCGGGCCACGCCTTGCGCATGCGGGTGGTCTCGGTGGCGTAGCGCTCGGCCATCTCCTCGGTCGACGGCTTGGGCTGCCCGGAGCTGCCGCCCGCGATCATGTAGGCCGACCACTGCCGCGCCGACGCCCCGGCGAAGTTGGTGTGTCCGAAGCGGTTGGCGAGGGCGGGCGTCAGATCGTAGCCGCCGCTCGCCATCTCGGGCGGGTTGGCGTCGAGCAGGAAGCGGACCCCCGGGGGGAGGTGGAACCCGCCGACGACACCTTCGTTCACGACGCGGAGCAGGGCGCCCTGGGTCGCGGGCGTGCAGGTCGTGACTTCGTTGATCAAGATGATCACGCCCATGCCCGCCTCGACGGCGCGCGCCGCCTCGACGGCCCAGTCGGGCACGGCGAAGCGCGTGATCATGACGTCTTGACCCATGAGCTTGGTACGCTCCGGGATCGGCAGACCCAGGAAGTCACTGGGCTGCATGAGCGCGGCGGACAGGGTGATCACGACCATTCCCAGGCTCTCGCCGATCTGGCGGAGGATCCCGGTCTTGCCGACGCCGGGGACGCCCATGGTGAGGATGGGCAGACCCTCGCGGTCGTTGAGCCCCTCGGCGAGTAGTGCGGTCTCGATGATTTTGTGACTGAACATGGCTTCTCGTTTTTCTCCGCCGGGTGATGTTGCGGCGGTGACCTACTGTAGGCCGTTCGGAAGTGCGACGCACAACTCGCACAACTTTTTTTCAAAAAGGGACTAGACACGCGCAACTGTCCGTGCAACATTTCGAGTCCACCAACCGAAACCGAGCGCAAGAGAATGGCACAACGGAAACGCCGACTCCCACCGCCTCGCATCGAAGAACGACGAGTCAACATGAGCACCGACACCACCCCCGAGACCCCCCAGGCCCAGGCCGCCCCCAAGACCAAGCGCACGCGTCAGCCCGCCCACATCGAGTACGCCGGTCGCATCGACAGCTTCGTCGATCGCGTCGGCGGGGCCGAGCGCAAGAAGACCCTGCTGTCCGACCTCGACACCTGGATCCTCCACGCCACCGACGACAAGGTCAAGGCCACGCTGACCGAGCTCCGCGAGCAGGCCGAGCAGATGAACAAGCTGGGCCAGGCGATGTCCCTGACCCTCGTGAACCTCCCCGACGGCTTCTACAAGAAGCCCTCCCGGAAGGCCCCCAAGAAGGCCGAGGTGACGCCCTTCACCGTCGGCTGCACGCTGCGGGTCAAGGACGAGTACCGCACCGCGAGCTCGCCCTACGAGCGACTCGGCATGCCCTACGACGGGCTGGTCTACCTCGGCGACCGGGCGAAGTTCGTCCGCGTCTCCTACACCGGCCCCGACGGCAAGGAAGAGCAGTCGATGTTGCCCCGCAACAACGTCGAGCTCATGCCCGCGGGCTGATCCTCGATCGAGCCCCGGGCGTGCCCGGGGCTCCCCCATGACCGCGTACGCCAACGGTAGAGCGCAGAACTAGCTAGTCTGGGTTGCGGGTTCGAATCCCGCCGCGGATCGATGTAAAGGCCGGATGATCTCCGGCCTTGTTTAGGCCCCACCTGCACAACTAACACAACTTCACAACGAACGACGAATCCATGACCACCGAATCCCCACTCTCGAAAGACGTGTTCGCGCTCAGCGAGCACAACAACTGCTCTGGCGCGCTCGTGTACTGGAGTCTCTCCAGCGGCACGAACGGCCCCGCCCTGATCGACGCCCTCGAAGGCCAAGGCCTGCGCGCCGCCGACGGGCCCAAGCTCCCCGCGCCCGCGCGGTGCCTGACCCGCGCGGCGAAGGCCATCGCCCAGGAGCAGCGCGGCTCGATCCACCGACACAACGGCGTGTTGTGGTGCGTCGACAGCGAGGCCCTCGAAGTCGACGGCGCCCCGGTCTACCGCGCCAGCTGGGGCGTCAAGCTGGGTGAGATCGGGATGCCCGAGTGGTACCCGGGCCACCGCGGCGAGGCATCGGACGCGACCCGCGAGAACCTGCGCGACCGCTACATGTCGCTACTCGACGGCGAGCTCTCCACGGGTGACGTGTCCTCGTGGCTGCTCGACACGACCGAGCGCATGTTCGGCCTCATGCTGCGCCGCACGGGCGGGATCTACTTCATCCCGCACTCGACCCTCGACGACTTCACGAAGCGCGTGCAGGCGCTGCACAGCGTGAGCGCCTGCAAGGTCTACATGATCCCGGCCATGCACGCGAGCATGGGCGTCGCGGCCCTCGTCGACGCGCTCGCGGCCGAGGTGGCCGAGCTCGCGGATCGGACCTTCGCGGAGCTCGACTCCGGCGACCTGGGAGCCCGCGCCATCGAGACCCGGACCCGCCGGGCTGAGGCCCTGCTCGGCAAGGTCGAGCACTTCGAGAAGCTGCTCGACACGTCCCTCGACGAGCTCACGGAGCGCGCCAAAAAGCTGGCCGCGGCCTCGACCGCGGCTCACATCGCGGCCATGTCCAAGGCCGACGCCGGGATCAGCCCGACCTGAAAACGGGCGAGAGGACGGGTTGACGCCCGTCCTTTCTTGCGGTACACCTGCACAACTACCACAACTTGCACATCTCCATCGACCAAAGATCACTCGCCATGTACACGCCCACCGCCAACGAAGTTCACGAAATCGCCGAAGCCGTCGCCAAGTATTGGCGCACCCGCGGGATCACTTTCTACCCGTACAACGATCTCTATCAGGACGCTTGCCTTGCGATCTTGGAGGCCGCGCGCAAGTTCGATGAGGACCACGGCGCGACGTTCAGGAACTACGCCTACACCGTCGCGTCGCGGGCGACCCGGGCGAGCTTCACCCGCGCCCGCGTGGCGGTGTCCGGGCGCTCGAACGGCGCAACGACGACCCTGGGCAAGGCGCACAACACCGCCGACATGGACAAGGCCGCGACCCGCGTCGTGAACAACACCGGATTCAACGGCCTCGATTTCGACGCGGTGCTCGCCGCGGTCGAGATCACCGACCAGGTATTCGAGCGCCTCGACTTGTTGTGCGAGAAAGACTCCAGCATCGCCTACGTGCGCCCGTGCCTGACCTACGAATGCGCGCCCGAGGATCTGCTCAACGAAGAAGAGGGCTGGACCAAAGACAGGATCCGCGTGGCCTGTCAGCGTGCGCGCCGACACCTTCGCCGCTCCCCGGAGCTGCGCCGCTACGCGGAGGAAGTCCGCGAGCTCTGTGACACAGGGCTCCGCCTCGCGGCGGCCGACATGACCACGACGCTTTGGGACTCCGCCACGGCCTGAGCTGGCACAAGTCGCACAAGTTCGGTATGCTCCCGCGGTGTCCAACACCGCGCCCGAAGTCCGAATGATTGATCTCGACCTTTTGGTCGAGATGGATAGCACAAACCCCAATGTCCTCGCCCCTGATCGGTTCGCCCTACTCGTCCGCGGGATCGAGGAGCATGGGTTTGTGCAAAACGTGCTCGTGTACCCGCGCGATGACAAGTTCGTCATCATCGACGGCGTGCACCGGTGCAAGGCCGCACGCGATGCGGGACTCAAAGAAGTGCTATGCATGATCGTCCCGCCCGACCGCGCGAGGGTTCTCCGCCTCGCGCTAAACAAGCTCCGCGGCGAGCTGAATCATGCCGTGGTCGCGGAGGATCTCCTACACCTGAGCAGCGTCGAGAGCTACGATCTCGAAGCGCTCACGCTCACCGGGTTCACCGACGCGGAGTGCACGGCCCTCCTCGACATGGCAGCCACCGACGACAGCGAGACCGAGTCTCTACTGGCCGGGGTCGCCCTAGACTCGGTCCCCGAAGAAGAGGTGAAGCCGAAAACCTACAGCTTCACCGTGAAGTTCGCCACCGAATCGATGCGCGCCAAGTTCAAAGAACGGCTCGCACTCGTGCCCGGCCTTGACGACGTCGAACGTCTGCTACACTTGATCGAGAATCAAAGCCCATGACACACTCCCGCACAACTCCCGATGATCTACGCGCCCAAGGCTGGGTGTATTGCTCCGAAGCGGCCCGCCTCACCGGTTTGGCCGTGCAGACCCTCTACCGCTGGATCGAGGCCGGCCTCGTTCCCGGCGAGCGCGTTGGCGGCTATCGGCTGTGCATCCACTGGGATAAGCTGCTCAAGCATATCGGCAAAGCCACGTGTAAGGCGCGGTTCATCACGCCCGAGCTCGACCCGGAGTCGTGGGCGAAGCAAGGCGAGGATCCCAAAGAGCGCGAGCGCATCGAGGCGGACTGATGCTGCTCAGCATCGGGAACACCCGCACCACTGTTGACGCTTTGCCGCGCCAGCTCGCGTGGCTCGGGGCCCTGCTCTCGTTCACTGATCAGAGCAAGGCTTTCCAGCAGCGCGGGGGCAGGGCCGTGCGCGTCGAGGTCCCGGCGGTCTCGCTGCTCGAAAAGGACAGGCTCACGGGGAAGCACACCTTTCCCGCGGGCCTGTCCGCACACGTCGTGAGCGAGGCCAAGAAAGCCGGGGTCTCGGTCGCCTTCGCGGACGCCCGCACGCGCCCCGTAGAGCCCGATCTCAGCGTCGAGACGGCATGGCTCCGGCCATACCAACGCGAGGCCGCAGAGACCGCCGTGGCGAAGACCAAGGGCATCATCAAGCTGCCCACGGGCACGGGGAAGACAGAGATCGCCGTGGCGATCTCGATGCTCCTACCCGGCGCCCGGGTCCTGATGATCACCCCCGAAAAGGACCTGCTCCACAACGCCGCGAGGCGCTTCGAGAAACGCACCGGGGACACGGCGGGGCGCATCGGTGACGGAATCTTCCGGCTGGGAGACTTCACCGCCGCGACCTTCCAGACCCTCGCCGCCGGCTTGCGCAAGGGAGATCCCAAGCTGCGCAAGTACATGCAAACCGTGCACGCGATGATCATCGACGAAGTGCACCAACTCCCCGCCGACAGCTTCTATTCGGCGGCGCAGGCGATTCCTGCCTACTGGCGAATTGGGATGAGCGGAACACCACTCGCCCGAGGTGACCGAAAGGGCCTGTTCTCGGTCGCGGCTTGCGGGTCGATCATCTATCAGCAAAGCCCTGATTACTTCATCGAGCGCGGATGGATGAGCCGACCCAAAATCAAGCTCGTCAAGTGCGTGCAGGGAGGCGATGCGGCGAACTGGCAAAAGAGCCATGCGCAGTTCATCGTGAAGTCGAATCAGCGAAACAAGCTGCTCACCCGCATGGTACGTGCATGCGCCAAACCGGCGCTGCTATTCGTGCGCCAAAAGAAGCACGGCCGCGAGATGCTCGATCGTCTGCGCGCGGCTGGGTTGCGTGCTGAGTTCGTCTGGGGCGAGTCCTCGATGGCTGAGCGCGACTTGGCGATCAAGAAACTGGAATGGGGCGACCTAGACGTCATTGTCTGCTCAAAGGTGTTCGTCACCGGGACAGACATTCCAGACCTGGCCGGCATGGTCAACGCCATGGGCGGCAAGTCGACGATCGAGACATTGCAGCGACTCGGCCGCGGTACTCGGGTGACCAAGACCAAAACCGAGTTCGAACTTTGGGACGTCCTAGACGTCGCAGAATCGCCGGTGAACACGTCGGGGAATCGGTGGTCCCACCGCCACAGCCTCGAACGAAAAAATGTCTACCTCGCGCAAGGCTACGAGGTTATCATTCACGACGACGTACTGTGATGATTCGGCACTGCTACGTCTGCGGGGCCGAGCACGAGGAAGATCGCGGGGCTCACCTGTTTTGGTCTGGACCCTACACATTCGCGCTCACAGTCTATCTGTGCTCCGCGGGATGCTGGGTCACGCTGCAATGGGACACGCCGAAAGATCTACGTGAAGAGCGATTGCGTCTAGCGCTCGCCCGCGCAGCTGCTAGCCCTAAATAAGAGAAGCCCCACACCCCCCTTGCTTGCCGGCTCAGGGGTGTGGGGCGCGTCCTAGAGGAGACGTGAGGTGAAAACATACCACACCCTGAGCCCCCGCGGCCAGCAACTACCCGCAAAAATCCGCACCCTGATTAGGGTGCTTTTGGCGCAAGGGTACGATCACGAGCTCGCCCTAAACATAGAGTATCTCGCTACAGCCCTAAAGGTGCACCGTGCTACCGCTTATCGCCAGCTGCATAAGGCCGAGCGATTGGGGGTAATCGAGATCGATAAGGGGTCCAGTCCTTTGGGTGGGGTCCGTCCCCACCCAAAGGTGATGTTGCCGTCCCGTCACAATTGGTCTATTCGCGTGAATCCGTGGTGCTACGAGCCTGTAGCGAAAAATCAGACTGGGGCAAATTCCAAAATGCGACAGCTTAATTATAATTCTCTTAATTCTACTCAAGAGAAAGAAGGAGATAAGGGAAAAGAGGAAAAAGAAAAAGATAAATGCGGTCGCATTTTTGCGGCTCCATGGCCACTCTCTACCCCACTACCGGCTAAGCAAGGTGCCGATATCGTAGATCCCGAATACACCCCTTCGGCATACGAGGAAGAGGAGTTCGAGTCTCGATTCGATGCACTCCTCTCCGGCTCGGCCCCAGGACAGCGAAAGCTTGCTGAGGCATCATGGGCCGGGCTCGGTATGCTCCCTGACTTCCCAGACCGGGGGTTCTGTCGATTCGCCAACACCCCCGCGCTTCCGCAGTTCACCGGCAACATGAAATGGGACATCTCTATCATACTCTGCGCCTATCGCTGCATCATCAAAAAGATGTACGGCAAGCGCGTTCGGCTTGACAACAAAGTGCGCTTTCGAATGAAGCCTGTTGTGCTGGCGCTAATCCAGCATGGCGTGAAAAGCCCATACCCTTGGGGAATGCAGCGCACACAGCAATACCGATTCGCTCACGGACCGGACAAAAAGCCTTCGATCGACGCGATCTTCTCCGGGCCGGCGGTCGCGGCTCAGGTTGCGAATTTCGAGGCTTACGCGGTATCCTACGGCCTTTCACGGCAAATCATGGCCCCCTCACACCGCGAGGCCGTCACTCGGTGGTATCAAGCAAAAGCAATTGCGCTGTGTCTCGCACCGCCGAACGGCCTACAGAGGGAGACCGCCATCGCGGCGCTCGTCGGTCCGGCTGAGCTCGCGCGGTTGCGGCGGCAAGCTGAGGCTGAGGTTGTGCGGATTGAGGCCGATCTACTTCGTCGCATGCAAGCCAACGATTGGATCTGGGGGGACGTGAGTGTCTGACGATCAAGTGATTGAGCCCTACGGGCTGCACGCCATGTTTGAGCGTGACTTGCTGTACACGCTCGCAAACGACACCGCGGCCTATGGTCGCGTAGGTGAGTACATCGAGCCAGAAGCGTTCTCTGATCCGCTGTCGCCAATCGTCTGCAAGGTCATTGCGCAGTGCATCGCATCGACCGGCCGACCCCCAGGGGGGATGTCCGCGTTCCTGCAAGAGCTGGAGAACCTCGCAGCATCCGGCGGGATCAGCTTCGATCAGCGCGCGGCCGTTGCAGCCAACATGGTCGCGGCAAGTCAGACGGGATTCGACCCCGAAACCGTCGTGGCTCAGTTCGGCGCGGTGATCAAGAGTCGTCGGAACCGCACGGCGATTGAGAGCGCCATCCTGGCGCACAGCAATCCCGACGCGCTCGTCGAGATCGGGCAACAGCTACAAAACAACGCGCAGATCGGCGTGGTCGACGTGAGCGTGGGCGATGACTTGTCCTCGCTGCAAGCTGACCTCGAAGAGACCGCCAACGTGCCGCGGCTGTCCTTTGGCTGCCCGGAGCTCGACGCGGCCACGGGCGGCGGACGGGCCCAAGGCGAGTTCGGTTTTGTGCTCGGTCCGCCGAAGACGGGCAAGTCCGCGTGGCTGGTCCAGGATGCGGTTACGGCCGTGCGCCAAGGTCTGAACACGGTTGTGATCACACTGGAGTTGCCAAGCGTGCGATGGCGTGCCCGATTCTTGGCGGGCATCACTGCTGTGCCCACTAACGCGATTATCAAACACCCGAAGACCACAATCGCGTGGAAGGTCTTCGACGATATGAAAGGGATGGCGCAAGACACTGGGCTACCCTTCGGCCGATTCCAGATCAAGAAAATGCCGGCCGGCTCTACCACGCTGCTCGATGTCCTCTCCTACGTTTCGCGTGTCGAGCAACATTGGGGCGAGCAAGCCGACGTCGTGGTCATCGATTACATGGACAAGATGCGCGGCCAAGACACGACGAAAGGCATGTACGAGCAAATGCTCGAAGTCTATGAGGGTGGTCGCCTCTGGGCCGAGCTGAATGGTCGATGGATGTCGACTGCGAGCCAGACAAAGGGGCACGTGAAAGAGGGTGATATGCCCAACTTGGCCGACTGCGCTGATTCGCAAAACAAGGTGCGCGTAACTGACTGGATGCTCGGCATCCAAAAGATGCTGGACCCCACGCTAATCGGGCAAGTCTCGCTCCGCCTGATCGCGGGTCGCAACTACGAAGAGACCAACGTGCTCGGCCCGTATAAGGGCGGTGCAGAGTTTGGCGTGTTCCTGCACGGGGTTGCCGGCAATAACGCACTCATCAACGTGATCCAGAAAGTATGAACCGCGACGAGATGGTGATTGAGGCCGTGCAGCACGGTCGTCGGAACGCGTCCGGGTGGGTGCGGGTCACGTGCCCGTTTTGCCCGACGCGTCGCAACTCGCCGGACCGCAAGCAATCATTCGCGTTCAACCCTTCGACGTCGGGCTTTGTCTGCAACCGCTGCCGGATCAAGGGGCGCCTGTTCTCCGCGTACACCGGGACGTTTAACGGTCCGCAACGCGAGGCGCTTTCCATCCATGCTGAGGCGGCCGGGTTCGCCTCGCTCTCTGACCTGTCCGTGATTCGTTCGCAGTCCGCCAAGCCGGCTTACACCTATCTCGCATCGCGTGGCTTCACGATGTCAGACATCGAGGCCGCGGATATGCGCGTCGCACTGTACGGCAAATACTCTGGCCGAATCATCATTCCCCACCGCGAGGCCGATGGGTCATGGTGGGGTTTCTCTGCGCGGATCTGGAAGCGCAAGATTGACCCGGGTTGCCGCAAAGTCCTCTACCCACCCGGCATGGATCGTCAGCGTCTCTACAACGCGCCCGCGTTGCTCGAAGAGACAGATCGTATGTTGCTTGTGGTAGAGGGTGTGCTAGATGCAACATGGTACCTGCCCGATGTCGTGGCCTCCCTAGGCCTCCCGATCATGTCGCATTTCGAGCGCTTGGTACGATTCGCCAAACGCCCTGTCTGCTTTGCCCTCGACGGCGACGCATGGGAGACCGGCCGCGCATGGATGCAGCTTGGTCGGTTCCGCGGGCGCAAAGACTTCTACGCCGTCCGGCTCCCCCCGGGCGAAGATCCAAACAGCATCGATCCTCAATGGCTATTCGATCAAGTCGAAGGCCTCACCACAATCAACGCAATCAAGCGAACCCCGAAAGCAGCGCTTCTCCCATGATCACCGATCTGCAAGCTCTTCTCACCACCATCGGTCCTGACAAATACAAGACCCTCGACATCAACGAACTCGTGCGCATGCAAGTCGAGCTGGCGCGCATCGACCTCGAAGGCGCCAAGCTCCAGCGCCTGAACGATCAAGACCTCGACGCGCAGCACCGGTCGGTCGCGTCTCCCGCTCCCGCTCCCGCTCCCGCGCCGACCCCCGCTCCCGAGCCTGTCGAGACTTTCGTGGCCGCGGCCGAGCCTGCGCCGGCCCCCGCCGCGCCCAAGATCACCATCGTGCCCGCTCCCGAGCTCGTCGACCGACCGCCGACCCCCGAGCCCGCGCCGCCGACCCCCGAGCCCGCTCCCGAGCCCGCGCCGCCGACCCCCGAGCCCGCGCCGGTGGTGCACGCGACCATGCCGGAGCCTGCGCCCGCACCCGCTCCCGAGCCCGCGCCGACCCCTGCACCCCCGGCGCCCTCGCCTGTCCCCGCTCCGGCGATCCAGGCCCGCGCCGCCGCCCTGCCCAAGCCCCTGACCCCGCCCGAGCCCGCGCCGACCCCTGCGCCTGCTGAGGCCCCCGAGCACGCCGTCGAGACGCTCAAGTGCGGTCACGAATGGTACGTCAACATGCCCGCCCGCGAGCACCCCACGGCGCTCTCTGGGGTCGCGCACCAAAAGGCGATCCAGTTGACCGAGTGGGGCGGCCGAAAAGTCGTGAATCGGACCGAGAATGAGCTCTACTATCGACTCGATCTCGACAACGGCGATTTCGTGCGCATCGAATTCGACGGGCACGACTGGTATGAGGCCGGTCGTGCGAACAACGACGGCGACATGCTGCCGATCTTCAAACACCCCAAGGGCGCGAGCGAACCGGTCGCGTCGCTCCGGGGCGAGACGGCCGCACGCGTCGCTATCAACGTGATCATGAGCGAGGGCGCCGGGGTCACGAGCTGGCGCCGACGGACGGGCATCCCCCAGGCTCCCAGCTTCCCCGAGGCCGTGCGCTTCGCCGAGCTCGATGCGAAGATGCGACACTACACGGGCGAGCCCTTCCTGCCCAAGTACACCGGCGATGACATGTTCATCATGGAGCTGTCGGCCTACCTCAATCGGCAAAACACCGAGCTTCTCATCGAGGACTGATCCATGCGTCGCTTGCCGCTGTACACCACACGGGCGCAACCCATCGACCGGATTGCTGGCCTCGATCGAAACCCGAAGTGTACAGCGTGCGACCGACATAAGTCCTCTCGCCTTGTCTGTATTCAAGCGCAAGCCGTGCCGCGCGGGCCCGTCCAGGGCGGCGCCCTGATCGTCGGTGATTGGCCAACGGTCGGGGAGGAAGGGGCCGGGGTCGTGTTCTCCTCGGAGGTGAACTCGCAACTGCGCGCGTTCATTGAGTACAACTATCAGGGCACCGTGGTCTACGCGTCCGCGGTGGGCTGCTCGGCTCGCGGCGAAGCGCCATCCGACAAGGAGATTGCCGCTTGTCGGCCCTACCTCAAAGCGATCATCGACGAAGCGAAACCTGAGCGCATCATCTGTCTTGGCAAGGTCGCTTATCGCTCGGTGCTCGGGACGAAAACGCCGGCGAAAGACAGCCGACGCGGATACAATCACCTCGAAGACGGTACACCCGTTTTCATGTTTCCGACTGCGCGCTCGCAGTATGTAAACGTGTTTCATCGGCGGTGCTTTCTTGGCGACATGGTGTGGGCACTGCAAGCAAGCCCCGAACCTGCGCCGTTCGATATGCAGGTCGAGATCATCGAGACCGCCGACGACGCAAAGCTGGCATGCGACGAGCTGCGCAAGGGTGGGCGGTTCTCATACGACACGGAGACCTCGGGCCTGATCGGCTCGGATTTCTTCCGCGTGCTGTGTCTCGCCGCCGCTACGGCGGACGCCGGTCGGGTGTTTCTGTGGGATTGGCAAGCGCTCCTCTCAGTCCGCGAGGATCTGGTCGAGCTCATGCGCGACGACACGGTCAAGAAGACCGGCCACAACCTCAAGTACGATCTCAAAGCGGCGGCGCATGGCATCGCCGGGTTGATCGATGACTTTGGGCGGTTGCTCGTCAAAGGCGTCGACACCGACACGCTGCTACTGACGAAAATGCTCGACTCCGAAGTGCTCTGTCGCCTGGAGTATCAGGCCGAGCGCGTCGGGATGGGCGGGCACAAGGAAGAGAACAAAGCCGCGCTTGACATGGCCGTCGCGTCCATCCGAGCGGCGCGAGCGAAGCCTCGGCAACGCATCTTCCCCGGACTGTTCGAACCCGCAATGGAGGCCGCGCTGCGGCACCCGCTCGTCGATGAAAAGTCGTTCGCGTTCGGGCTCATCCCGCCCACGATCTTGCACCGTTACTGTGCGCTCGACACCGTAGCCACTGCGCGGCTTCGGAATCTCATGCACCCGGACATCGAGCGCGCAGACCATCACCGGCTCGTGAACTCGACATTCGTCCGGCCGTCGACGGGGGCGCTCGCACAGATCGAGAGCTGGGGCATGAGCGCGAGTCCAGACGCGGCACGGCTCGCGGGGCTACACCTTCGCACCGAGCGGGACAAGGCGATGACCAAGATTCGCGCGCTCGGATGCGACATCAACATCGCGTCGCCCGCCCAGCTGTCAGAGTACTTGTTTGGTCGGCTCGGGTTGCCGGTCTACGGGCGCACGCCGACCGGCGGCGCCTCGACCAAGGCGGAGTTTTTGAAGCCGCTCGCGGAAAAGCACCCCGTCGTCGAGCCGCTGCTACTGCACTCGAAGCTCGACAAGCTGATCGGCACATACGCCGACGGCTTGATCCCACACATTCGCAACGGACGGATCTACACCAACATCAATCAGGACGGCACGCGTTCTGGCCGATGGTCTTCGAGCTCGCCCAACTTGCAGAACATCCCGTCGGGCGGACCTTGGGCTAAGTACATCAAATCGATTTTCACCGCGCCGCCTGGACACCTGCTAATCCAGCTCGACTATTCGCAGCTAGAGCTTCGAGTCGCCGCCATGCTCACCGGCGATCCGAAGATGATCCAGATCTACAAAGACGGGCAAGATTTCCACCGCCGAACCGCGGAGCTCATCGCCCCGGCGATGTGGAAAATCGACGCGAGCCAGGTGACCAAGGATCACCGTCGCTCGGCAAAGGCCTTCAACTTCGGCGTTTGGTACGGGCAGGGAGACGGCACCATCGCCAAGAATCTTGCTGTGTCGCGCAAGATCGCGGCGCAGCTTCGCCACGAAGTTCTCGGACAGTTCACCGAGGCGGGACCGTGGATCGACGGGCGGAAAACCTACGCGCAGATGCACGGAATCACGTGGACCTATTGGGATGGTCAGCACGCCCGCGTTCGGCAGCTCCCCGACATCGTCTCTTACGATGACAAGCTCAAGTCGACCGCCATGAACGGCAGTTTCAATACCGCAGTTCAGGGCACCGCCGCGCTGTTCATGGAGCGCACAATCGGCGAGGTCGTTCGTTGGATCTTGTCTTCTGGTCTGCCCGTCCGCGTCACCAACACAGTCCACGATTCCATCATCCTCGAAGTGCCGTTCCGTCTCGTGAATCTTGTGATTGACGTGGTGACGGACATCATGGAGAGTTGGCCTAGCGGCCCCGTGCCGCTCGTCGCTGACGCGGAGATTGGATCCACCTGGGCCAGCTTGCGTGACTACGCGTTGATCAAGAAAGTCGCCAACTTCACCGCTCGGAACATGTTCACCGACGAGGAGATCTGCAAGGTGCTCGGCATCCTCACCGACCCCCCGACCAAGGCCCCGGATTTGGTCGAGCTCGGCGAGCTCCGGCGCCTCGCAAAACTCGTCGGCCGGCTGTGACTCGCAGCCCCGTTCGGCCTACGGTATCCCATGACGAATCAGTCCTCCACGGCCCCCGCAAACGCGGCTGCGCCCTTCGAGCCTCTGACCCTCGACCCCGACAACCTCGACGCGGAGCTGGTCCGCATCGTGCCCGAGTTCTCCCGCGCGACCTTCGAGCTCGCCTCGGCCAACCTCGTCGTCGCTTCGGCCAAGGCCGCCCGCGACTCTCTCGAAGCCAAGTACACCGTCGACTTTCGCACGACGGCCGAGATCCAGGGAGGCCGCACGAGCCAAGCTCTGATCGAGGCCAAGGTGGCGGGACTCGCCGACGTCCAGCGCGTGCGCCATGAGTACATCCGCGCCGTCGCGGCCCGTGACGGGATCAAAGCGCACGTCGAGTCGCTGCGCATGAAGCAACAGGCCCTGGAGCTGCTCATGCGCTCGCGGGTCGCCGAGATGCGCATCTACGGGTACCAGCAGACCACCGCTTGATCTTCACCACTCTCACCACTTCACTACTCACCACACCAACGAAAGCAAACCGCTACACCATGTCCAACATCGCAAACACGTTTGGCTCCTTCGGAGCCGAGGGGGCCAAGACCACCGCACAGGCCATGAGCTCCGGGGACTGGATCAAGTTCGACAAGGGCGTGCCCAAGTTGATCCGCATCCTCCCGCCGCTCGCCGGAGAGTCGCTCCCCTGGGTGCTGATCTATCAGCACTTCATCAAGGTCGGTGACAAGCGTCTCACCGTCAACTGCCCGCGCAAGATGAACGTTGGCCCGTGCCCGATCTGCGAGGAGTACGATCGGCTCATGGCCACCGGCAACCCCACCGACGAGGCCGCGGCCAAGGAGAACTTCCGTCCCAGCTTCCGCGCCATCGCCCGCGCCATCGACCGCGAGCGCCCCGGCATGGTCCGCCCCGTCGGCCTGTCCGGGACCGTCGTCGGCCTGCTCAACACGATCGTCAAGGGCAAGCCCCCGGCGGTGCAGGGCGTCGACTTCACGCATCACGAGCACGGCTATGACCTGCTCATCGAGTACCTGGGCACATCGCCGTGGTACACGGCTCAAAAGGTCGATCAGCCCTCGCCCATCGCTTCGAGCGAGGCCGGCATCCTCGACATCGCGGCGAAGATGAAAGCCGTCAACCTGGCCGACAAGGCCAAGGTCTTCGACTACAACGTGCTGCAAGCCAAGCTCGCCGAGCTGCTCGGCGGCGGCGGCTCGGCGGCGCAGCCCGTCGGCGGCTTCGCGGCCATGCCCGGGGGCCAACCCCAGCCGGCCCTCGGCGCGACCCCGGGGTCGACGATCAACACCTCCAAGGCTCCGTTCTGAGCCACCCCCTGAGCAACGCGAGGGCGCCGTCAGCATTGGCGGCGCCCTCTCTTTTGGTGATGCCATGAGCGACGACAAGAAGAAAAAGAAGAACGACAAGACGATCGAAGAGCAGATCGCGGAGCGCTTCGGAGGGGCGTTCATCGCCCCAGGCCAAGCTGGTCCCGTCGAGCCCGTCGACGCGATCCCCACGGGCTCGATCGGCCTCGATCACATCCTCGGGATCGGCGGTCTCCCCCGTGGGCGCATCGTCGAGATCTACGGGCCCGAGGCCTCGGGAAAGACCACGCTCACCCTGCACTTGACAGCGCAGGCGCAAAAGATGGGTCTGGCCTGCGCGTTCATCGATGCCGAGCATGCGCTTGACCGCAACTACGCGGAAGCGCTCGGGGTGGACATGGGCAAGGTCGGGATTTCGCAACCCGACTGCGGCGAGGATGGGCTGGAGATCGCCGACATGCTCGCCCACTCCGGCAAGTACGGTCTGATCGTGATTGACTCGGTCGCCGCGCTCACGCCCAAGGCCGAAATCGAGGGCGACATGGGGGCCAAGCATGTCGGTCTACAGGCGCGGATGATGAGCCAAGCGCTGCGCAAGATGACCGCCGCAGCGCACAAGGGCAACACGCTGATCGTGTTCATCAATCAGCTGCGCTCAAAGATCGGCGTGATGTTCGGGAGTCCCGAGACCACGACCGGTGGCAACGCGCTGAAATACTACGCGTCGGTTCGTCTCGACATTCGCCGGATCGGGAAGATCAAGAAAGGCGAAAAAATCGTCGGCAACCGAACGCGGGTCAAGCTCGCCAAAAACAAGCTGGCGCCGCCGTTCCAAGAGGTCGAGTTTGACATTGAGTTCGGCAAGGGGATCTCGCGGTCAAAGGAGCTCATCGAGCTCGGCACCGAGTCAGGGGTCATCGACAAAGCTGGCGCGTGGTACAGTTTCGCCGGTGAGAGGATCGGGCAAGGCCGCGAGCGTGCCGCGGAGTGGCTCGAAGCGAATCCCGAGGTCTCGGAGCAAATCGAGGCCCTGATCCTGATGTCTCTCGAAAGCTAGCTGTGACCCACGGGCCCGATCGGCCTACAGTAGACCGTGCAAGCCATGCCAGAAAACACCGCCCCCGAGACCCTCCGCTCTGGGGTCATGCTGCCGACCGAGCACGGACCACTCCCGGCCTCGATCATCAGGATCAAGGCCAGCGAGATCATGTGCGGCGACTGTCTCATGTCGCCGCACTTCAAACCCGCTCGCGTCGGGTTCCGCGAGATCACGGACACGGGCTTTCGGTTCTGGGATGAACACGCCCACGGGCACGACTACACCCCCGACGAGATCGTGCAGGTTGTGCGTCTCGACGGGCTGCGCTTTCAGGCATGGCCGACCGACGCGACTTGCCGCGCGTGGCTCGACAGCGCCGCCGAGCACTTCGCCGCCCATCACAGCGCGGACCTGAACTAGCCGTGACCCTGATCGGCTACATCGCTGACGTTCACGTCGGCAACATGGCCAAGGGCAAGGGCGAGACCGTCGCGGGAGTCAACGCCCGGGCCCGCGACACGCTCGCCGCCCTCGCGCGCGCCGTCGAGGAAGCGACCGCTCGGGGCTGCACGGTCCTCGCTGTGGCCGGCGACCTCTTCCACTACGCCCGCGTCGAGCCTCAGATTGTCGCGGCCGTACAGCGGATTCTGACGCTTCCTGCGGTGGTCATCGTCGGCAATCACGACGTGGCTTCCCTCGCCCCCGGGGACCACGCCATCGCGCCGCTCGGGGACCACGTGACCCTCGTCGAGAGGGCCTCTGTGGTCCCCGTGGGCGACGTCGACATGCTCGCCGTACCCTTCGAGCCCGGACCCCCCATGGAGTGGCTCCCTGGGCGGCTGGAGTCCCTCCGACAGCTCCGCCGCCCGGGGGCCCGATCCCACCTCATGCTGCACATGGGGATCAGCGACCTCGACACGCCGTACTTTCTCGATCAGAGCGCCGGGCACATCGCGGTCGTGCGCCTGCGCGAGCTCATGGAGAAGCACTCGATCGACTGGGCGTTCGCGGGGGATTGGCATCGCCACCAAAGCTGGCCCCACGAGCGCGGCGGCATCGTGCAGATCGGGTGCCTCTCGCCGAACCGCTACCCGCCCGGCGAGCACGAGCACGGACACATCGGGCCGCTGATCATCTCCTCGCCGACGGGCTTCGAGATCGTCGACATCCCGGGCCCGCGGTTCGTCAAACTCAAGTACGGCGCCAGCGAGATCGAGTCCTACCCGCTGCCCCAAAACGCGGCGCCCCTGTACGTCAAACTGACGTGCAATGAGACGCAAGAGAAAGACGCCCGCGCGCTGCTCGAAGAGTTCCGCGCCCTCGGGCAGGTAGTCGACGCAGAGCTACACGTCGACCGCGTGCTACAGCGCGCCGCCCAACGCACGGCCTCCCACGAAGCTCGCACCGCGGGCTCAGTCGATGAGGCTTTGCGCGTGTACGTCGAGACGATGCCCGTCGCGGAGGGCGTTAGTCGTGATCAAGTTCTCCGCCTCGCAAGGAAGTACCTCGCATGAGGATTCGAAAAGTTGAGGGCGTGTCGTTCATGCGGTGGGGGAATGTCGAGGTAGCGCTACCCGCTACCGGCGTTGTGCTCTTGCAAGGCGCGAACGGACACGGCAAGTCCACGATCATCGAAGCCATTTCGCACGCGTTGTGGGGCAAGTCCGTCCGCGGCGCCCCAGGTTGGCGCAAGGATGAGGCCGGCGGGGTCCGGGTCGAGCTCGACGGGCTCACCGTGCATCGCAGCGTCTCGGCCAAGGGCTCCGCCAAGCTCCGGTGGTCCCGCGCCGACGGGAGCGACGGGGCGGCCAACTACGCGACGCGCACGGCCTCCCAGGCCAAGCTCGAAGAGCTCGTCGGCACCCACGACGTCTGGGCCCGCTCCTGCGTCTTCAGCTCCCACGAGGCGGGCAGCTTCACCACGCTCACGGACAAGGGCCGCAAGGAGCTGCTCGAACGCATGCTCGCGCTGGAGCCCTTCGCCGTGGCCTACAAGAGCGCGACCCGGGACCGGACCGTCGCCGCGCAGGCCCGCGACCGCGCGACGCATGAGCTCGCCCTGCACCGCGCCAGGGTCACCGGGAAGGGCCGCGAGCTCGCCCAGGTCGAGGAGGCGATCGAGGGCTTCCCTGATGAGGCCGAGCTCGCCGAGCTGCGCAGGCGGGCGATCGCCCTCGCCGAGCAGGTCGAGGCCTCAGAGCGCGAGCTCGCCGAGCTGCAAGGCAACGCGGAGCGCGACGCACAGGCCCTGCAAACTCGCAGCGCCACCGCGCGGGCGGAGCTGGAGAAGCGCCACCACGACGCGCAGCGCGAGCACGACAAGGCCCAGCACGCCGTTGCCCTCGCTCGGGAGAGCTGCGCCGTGGCCTCGGCCAGGGTCGCCGATCTCGAAGCGCGACAGGCCTCGAAGCGCGAGCTGGGCCCCACCTGCCCCACGTGCGAGCAGGGCATCCCCCACGACCACCGCGACGCGATCTTCGAGGCCCTCGACATCGCCGTCGAGGTAGCGGAGGGCAAGCGCACCGCGGCCGAGAACGAGGTCAGCCGCTTGGTCGATGAGCTCGCCGCCGCGCGCAAGTCGGTCACCGCGATCGTCGAGGAGGCCCAGGCCCTGGCCCACGCCCTCGAAGAGGAGCGCAGTGGCATCCTTGGGCGAGCGCGCGGCGTCGGGGAGGCGATCATCCTGGAGCGCGATGGCAAGCTGCGCGAGCGCGCGTCTCTCGTGGGCCAGGGCAAGGCCCTGCGCGCGCGTCTCGAACAGCGCGAGCCATGGCTCGCCAAGGGCGAGACCCTGCGCGCGGAGCTGGACAGGCTCGAAGCCGAGACGCAGGCCCTCGAAGTCCGCGAGCGCGACACGATCCGCGAGCACGCGGAGCTTGACGCGGTGTGCTCGGTGCTCGGGCTCCGCGGGGTCCGGGCGAGCATCCTCGCCCAGGCCCTGGAGACCGTCGAGAGCGTCGCCAACGACTGGCTCGCCCGGCTGGGGTACGCCCATCTACGCGTCAAGCTGAGCCCACAGAGCACGACCGCGGCCGGCAAGGTCCGCGACGTGATCGACTTCGCCGTCGAGGGAGCCGGGGGAGGCTACGGGTACAAGGCGAGCTCCGGGGGCGAGCGCCGCCGGATCGACATCGCAATTCTCCTCGCCCTCGCTGACGTCGCCGTCGGGCAGGTCGCCCCGGACTCGACCCTTTTCGTCGACGAGATTTTCGACGCCCTCGACAGCGAGGGTGTGGAGGCCACGGTCGCCGCTGTCGAGGAACTGGCCCGAGAGCGCTGCGTGGTCATCATTACGCACAATCCACAGCTTGTGGACCAACTCCCGAGCGCGCAGCGCTACCGCGTTCAGGGCGGGTCGGTCGAGCCCGTCTAGTTCGGTCAAGATCTTGTGTGACTCGCTTGCAGATTTGGCCTACGGTTAGGCGTGCAGCAAGTCAAGATCATCGCTGACGAGGAGACCATTCGCCGAGTCGAGCCCGTGCTCGAAGCCCTGGGTTTTCAAGTCATCGCCACGACTCCCAGCCCCCTCGCCGCCACCTCCAAGGCCCGCCGAAAGCTCGCGCGACTGCTCGGCAGCGGCAAGCTGACCGAGCGTCTCGCCGAGACGGTCGAGCTCTATGCGATCGACGGGTTGCCGACCGATGTCGTCGCCGAGCGCTTGCAGATCAGCCGCGCAACCGTCAAGTGGCACTTGACCGCCGCGCGTGCACGGATCGGAGGACTCCCTCAACGCGCGGGCTCGCTAGTCCGCTACATGTTCGATCTCCCGCCCTCCACCGAGAACACCCCATCATGAGCCTCAACGACGACAACTTCACCCCCCGCTACTTGCTGCGCATCGCCTTCACGGCCGTGTGCATCCTCGGCCTGATCGGCCTCACCACCGCAGCGTTCGGC